AAAATAGCTATTTTATAACAGAAGAGGTATGACTGGCCTCTTCTACGCGGCGGCTTCTTCTAATAGTTAGGAAAGAGGATTTTCAGTCCTAAAATAGCAGTTCGATTCTGCTAGTCGCTACTAATAAAGTAACTTCAGCAAATTTTGGTTAAAATAATTTCTTTGGATAAATTATGAATAAGTTCAAATCTTAAAAGTTACTTTCTATTTTCTCTCTAAGCATTAAAGTGATGCACGATCCTTTTAAGATCGGGAAGAAGGAGCGTTACCTTCAGGGAGAACAAGTATATAATTAAATCAATATGGCAAAAATTTATCTTACTGGAGATTATTCTGAGGATGGAGGAACATATGCACTTCAGATTATTGCAGACTTACTTATAAGTAAAGGTTACAAGGTAACTTTCCCTGCACAATATAGAGTATCTTGTACTCAAAAGGAAGAAGAATCTAATACAAGTTGGGCGTCAAAAGCGTTTATAAACAATTTGCATACAATTACAAACTCAAATTGTGTATTAGCTATTTATTCTGGACTTATTTCTAATTCTAATATAGGTTATGAATTAGGATATGCTGCAGCTAGTGGACTAATTTGTATCGTTGCTCATACTGACATTAATAATGTTGCAAGTATAATGCCTGTTACTGGTAGTCATTATAATATTAGATTTTCTGATATTGACAAAATTGATTTAAAAAATCTACTTGCAAATACTAGGCCATCTTATGCAAGTATAAATGCTTGGATGGTTGAACAAAAGTAGCACAACTAAGATTTGTAGTGAAATGTAAAACCCAGAGTGGGGTAGGGACTATCCTTCTCGACTGTCTATCGAGAGACTCCAGTTTGAATCTGGAATACACCGCATTTAAAATTATATGAAATACATTTTTATTTTGTTAACTTTATTATTTACAAGTTGCAATACATTAAAAATACAGGTACAAGTAGGACCTGTTGGCAAACCTTGTAAAACATACATTAATACTTCTAATAAGGTTACTCCAGCAAATTTTCAGCAATAATCTTTTAAATTATATAGCTAATGTAACCTATTTTTAACTAATCAAAGTATATTATGTTACAATTATTTGGACAAATTAATAAAAATGTTATTGATCCTACATATATTTCTAGTATCCGTATTTGTGCTAGGAAAAGTCTGTTTACTGATCAACTAACGTTTTATAGTGCAGTTGAATTTTCTAAAGATGGGGAAAAATTTAAAAAGGAATTCGACAATTGTAAAAATCTTTCAGATGCTTATGAACAAGTAAGAAAGTATGTTGAAAAGGTATGCAAGTAGAACATTTAAGTAATACTAGAAAGTGGCTTCTTGATTATCCCGTATTTCATATAGATTTAAAAGACACTCTAACTTTTGTTAAAGATGTAAGTAACAATATTGTTAATAATAATCCTTATACTGATATTATTTTAGTAGGGACAGGATTATCAGGAGCAATGTTATGTAGTAGTATTGCGACTTATATTTATACTTATCTTGATTTTAGATGGAATATAGGAGTTCAAATATTACGCAAACCTGAAGATAATAACAATCATTCAGTAGAAGCTATAGATTGTTATCATTTTCTAGAAAAAATATCTTCAAGGTATCGTCCTATTATTATAGTTATCGATGATTTTATTTCATCTGGAGCCACAATAAATAGAATAATATCTGAACTAACAACAAAATACAATATTAAAAAGATAGATTATTTATATATTTCAAATAGTTCCATAGATGTTTGTAAAAACGCACTAGGAGAAAATACAAAATATATAAATCATCTTTGTTTATATCGTTAGTAGTTATTTTTAAAATAATAAAAGCGAGTGTTGTTTAATACGACACTCGCTTATTTTTTTAATTTAAATTTTTATAAGATGTTTAACTGCAAACTTGATTCTTTATTTGAAAAGACTTCAACATCTAATGGATTTGTTAACGCTGCTTTACAAAAATCAGCAGAAACACTAACTCAAAATGGAGCTAAGACATATAGTACTACAGGAGATCCTTTTGTAGATCAATTTGGGTCTATTAGTAAGTATAGAGAATTACGTGATTTCAGTTTAATTTGTTCAGATTGTGAGAAGCTATGGGCAGTTGATAAACTTCAAACTGTAAAGTTTATCTTCTTCTTACGTATGATTACACGTAAAATTGATTATATACACGATGGAGAAGTAAACAAAACAGAACTCTCTCAAAAAGGAGCTGAAATGCGTTATGAGGGAATTATGCGTTTAATTTGGCTTCATATTAAATCTCCTGAAATATTCTGGAAAAACGCTTATCTTATTCCATTTATAGGCTCTTGGAAAGATATATTTCTCATGCTACGATATGACCTTATATACAATGGCTGGGACAAACGTGTACTTGATTGGAACAGGTTCGAAGAATTAATTCATCTTGGTTTATCTAAAGATTCTACTAGAGAATTAGTTAAGAAGTATTTACCTCAAGTAAAAGCTAGATCTAAATGTAAAACTATTGAAGCGCAAGCTAATTGTATAATTGCAAAGTGGTTAGCTACAGGTTTATTTGGAAGTACAAAAAATCTTAACTATGAAGATAAATATGATGTCTATCGTCGATATGCTAGATTAAAATCTTCTGGAACAGCTCACGAATGGCAGCAACTTATTTCTAAAGGTAAGTATGATCTAATTAGATTTGAAACTATACATAGCAAAGCGTTAACAGTACTTGCTAGATCTAAGTTTTTTGATAATCATAATCTTCGGGAAAAGTTTACAGAATGGATTACAGCTGATTCAACAGATAATGTAAAATCTACTGAATTTGTTCACGAACTATTTGCTCCTTATCCAAATACTACTTTTTTTAGACGTAATTTATCAGAAGTTCCTAAGGACCAACAAGCTTTAGTCAATAAGAAATTTTATACACTTGTTAATAAAGCAAAAGATCAAGAAATTAAAACAAAATTTATTGTTGTTCGTGATACTTCTAGCTCAATGATTGCACATGCTATAGGAACTAAAGTATCTTCTTACGATATTGGAAAAGCGCTAGCTTTGTATTTCTCAGAATTTTTAACTGGACCTTTTTCTAACTGTTTTATGGAATTTGCAAATGATTGTAGATTGTGTAAATGGTATGGTAACACTCCAATAGAAAAGTGGTTTAATGATCATTCTGAAGCGTATGGAAGTACTAATTTCCAGAGTGTTATTGATTTATTTATTAAAATTAAAAAACAGGGAGTTGCTGAATCTGATTTTCCTACAGGAATTATATGCATTAGTGACGGAGAGTTAGATCCAGTTAGTTTAAATGCATCTAATATTGAGGCAGCACGCAAGAAACTATTTTGGGCAGGATTTTCTGAAGAATTTGTGAATAATTTTGTAATAGTTATGTGGAATATTACAAATGATTATTATGATGAACATTCACGTGTTAACTTTGATACTTATGGGAATGTAAAAAATACTTTCTACTTTGGAGGATATTCTGCAAGTGTATTAACCTTTCTGTTTACAGGAGAATTGAAGACTACTACTGATTTGTATAAAGCTGCTATGAATCAGGAAATTTTAAATTTAGTTCAAATCTAAATTATAAAGAAGGAGATTCACTCCTTCTTTATTTTTTAATTTCTTAATTATGCCAAAACGGTTAAAAGATTACCAAATAGGTAGTGATCAAGTAGAGGAAATTAGAAACAAAAAGAAACCTCGTAAATTTAAAGATAACGAGGACTATAACAAGAATAAGAAAAGAAAAAAATGATCAAACAATTATTAAAGTATTGTTTGAATCTCCTATTTCCAAAGAAAAAAGAACTTTTATTAAATGAAATTACCGTAGATCCATTAAAAAAGATTAAAGACATACAAATATACGATGATGTTTATATTCAAATAGATAACCAAATTTATACCGCTTGAGTTATGCAAAAAAATATCAACTCAATTATTATAGGTTATACGATTGGAGAAGATTTTAAGGAATATACATTTAACATCAGAGGTATGTGAAATAAAACTCAAATTATTCAGGATAATAAAATGTTAATTCTTAACAAATAATGTTTATTGTTATCATTTTAATAGTAATGGAAATAATTGCGGTTTATACTGCAATTATATCTATAATTGTTTTTGCGAAAGAAGATTCTGGAATTCGACTTGATAGAGCAATTTTTGGAATTGTTTTGTCACTAGTGCCATTTGCTGGTATATTGTTGGTCATGATATTTCAAGTATGGATTTGCGATAAATATAATTATCATACAGACTATATAAGACTTTATTATCCAGGATATACATTACTTGAAGCAAAAACAACAAACAATGTTGTTCGCAGAATTATTAACTGGTATATAAATGCAGTTCCAGTTATCCATATTCAGAAGTTCAAAATTAATAAAAATTCAAATCAACAATAGTCTAAGTTTAATTATAGTCTCTCTTTTTGTTAGTAAACCTAGATTATTGTTAACATTAAAAATATGACTTTGAAGTTTGTCCAAGATACATCTATTCTAGATGCAGAACAAATGTATCGTATAAATATTGTAAATTGTCGAAATATTTTTGATAAAAAAGTGCGAAATAAATTTCCAATAGTTTATCAAGAATATCGTAAATTATTTTTGAATGCAGACTTAGAATTATGTGATTCTTATATGGGTAAAATCCATCCTATTTTTGTTGGAGGGGATAAAGGGTGGGTTATTAATGTTTTTGCAGAACAATTTCCATATTTAATTAAATTCTCAGCTTTTGAACAATGTTTAAATAAAGTTAAGAATTATATTCTTAAAGAGTCTCCAGTTTTATTTCACGAACTTGCGATTGAAGTAAATCCAATGCATAGAGAATTTTATAAACACATTTTTAAACGTATATTTGAAGATACTGATTTTGAAATATACATATACGATAAGTTTTTGGATGATTTTTCGAATTAGATATAATATATCTATGTAAGTCTTTTAATTTAAAAATATTTTTCGTATTTTTGTAGTTGTCTAGTAGATTAAAAATTCAATAATAAATCTAATTAATTGTTTATGAAGAAAGTTTTTATTGTAGCTATCATGTTCTTTAGTCTAATGATAGCTTGTAATACTACTGGTGTAAAAAATACAACTGTAGACTCAGTAGAAGTAGTAACAGATACAACTAAAACTGATTCTATTATTGTAGATTCAGTTGATAGTGTAGCTATTGACTCTGTTGTAACAGATAGTATTTAATTTTTATTTGCCTGTACCCTTGAATATGATTAGGTTCATAGAAACTCGGATAAGTTCAGCAGGTCTTTTATAGATAAAAGGGTAGGAAAGAATAAGGAGAGTAAACCTTGATGATGATAGGAACAACTTGCTAAGTTGTTTTGTACTTAGAAATAAGTATATAGTTCGATTCTATTGCTCTCCGCAAAAGCTCAGGTGGAGGAATTAGGCAGACTCGCTACACTTAGGATGTAGTTCTTTATGAATTGTGGGTTCGAGTCCCACCCTGAGTACTAAAATAATTAAATTATGAATAATATTGTTTTCTTAGATATCGATGGGGTATTGAATTATACAGAATGGTATATTTGTCCTCGTAATGAGTTAAAATCTGACTTAGATCCATTTTGTATAGAACGTATAAAAGTATTATGTAGAATAACTAATTCAAAAATAGTTATTTCTAGCGATTGGAGATATTCTACTGGTTATAAAAAATTATTGAAGGATAATGATTTTATAGAATTGATTATAGATGAAACTCCAGAACATATGTTTGATGTATCTCAAGAAGATAAATCTAGAGGTTCAGAGATTCAACATTGGTGGAATAATTTTGGAAAATTATATAAAGATTATATAATTATTGACGATAGAACTGATTTTTTGGAACATCAGAAAAGTAAGTTAATTCAAGTTAATCCACAAATTGGATTTACTGATTTAAATTTATTAGATGCGGTATATTTATTAAACTAGCTTTTTGTAAATGTAATTAAATATTATAGATAAAGTCTAATAACATTTAATTATTAATATAATAAAATAAGTATAAAAACATGACTCAACCTGAATATTCTACAATACTATGTTCTTGTAATTTTTCAGAACACTTATTAATTCTTCATTTTAATAAAGACGATAAAGAAATATATTTGGAATATCATTTATGTTCACTTCCATTTTGGAAACGTGTTGTGATAGGTATTAAATATATATTTGGCTATCGTAGTAAATACGGAGAATACGGAGAATTCATTATCTCAAAAGATAACTATAAACAATTTAAAGAAATTCTTACATTTTTTGAAGATGAAACTAAATAAAGCTGAAATTATTTCTGAAGCTAATGCTAGGCCGCAGCGTATTAGATATGGTCAAGCTATATTTAATGTTACATATAAGATGTATCCAAATGCGGTAAATAAATTAAGAGGAACAGATCTTGACTGTTTTTATCAAGATGAAAAAGTTGACAAATTTCTTAATGCTTTAGAAAATTTATTACTTAAGTAATGCTTTTTGGAACTATTGCTTGTATTATAATTACTTTAGCCTACTTACCACAATGTATTTTTATTTATAAAACAAAAGATACTTGCGGTTTATCATTTAATACATTTTTAGCTATTTGGATTGGAATGTTGTTCTGGATAGTACACTCTATTATTATAAATGATTTACCTTTATTAATTAGTAGCTTAGCTAGCTTTACTCAAAATAGTTATATATTGTATAATATTATTAAAAATAGATCTAATGGACTCATATAATGCGTTAATGACTTCTTTATATAATGCTAGATGGAATGACATGTGTGAACCTAAAACATTGGATGATATATTTGAAGCAATTAGGAAAGCTGCAAATAAAGGAAAGTTTGGAATTATCTATTTTGGAGATTATCATAAACCTGAATTTGTACCTGAATTAACTCAGCTTGGATTTAGAATTATATACAATGATATAAATGATATATATTATATATTATGGTAAATGCAAATATTATGAGAAAAGTTGCTGCCGATAACTCATTAAATAATACTAAAATAGTAGTTATTGATAGTATAGGTGAAATAGAAGATATTATTATCTCTGAAGCAACAAAAGGAAAGTTTGGAATCTTTATTAAAAATTCAAATTTAGATTTCCAACAAATAATCCCTGAATTAGAAGCTAACTCTTACTTAGTAGATAATTACGGAGATTATATAGGAATATATTGGTAATTGCAAGAATTAATAGCGCTGGTAGTTTACGTTGGCAGAACGCTGGTCTTTAAAATGGAGCTTTATAGTAGAAATACTATAAATGTACTTGATGATAACGTTGAATCCTTAACAGATAGTGCTGATGGTAACGACGTCGGAATAGAATAATTTCTAGCCGCGAGAGAGCAGATAATCAAGCATCTAAGTCAATTTTGATATGATGAAGACGTGCTCCAGACTACAAACAAGATGTACTTTTTGGTAGTGAAAACTATAGTAGTAAGCAAAACCAGAAGAAGGGGATCGTCACCTCTACAGCGCGCAAAATTTAATTAAACTTATATATTATGTTGTGAATTATATATTTTTTAACAATTATTATTACGTTTATTATAATATTATCAGTAGATTTATATGTTAATTGTAAAAATTATACTAAATTTGATTTATTTACTGAAATAACTTTTAGTATCATACCTATAACTAACTTAGTTATGATAATATATTATTTAGTTTATCTTAAACGAAATAATATTAAAATTAAAGAAGTAATAACACTTTTCTTTAAAACTTTATTGAATAAATAATATGAATTTACCTATCGGAATATTTGAAGAAGATATCAGACCTATTCAGAATCAGTATCCTAACATTGATTTAAAAGAAGCAATTGTTTTATTTCTTAGACGTGATAATTGAACATATGGTAATATACAAAAAAAGTTAGGTAATCCATCAAAAAAGTGAATTAGGGAAGTATTATTAAAATATGAACCAAGTTTAGTTAATATTCAGTCTTACTAATGAATAATTTCCTTAAAATAGGTAAGCAAAAAGAGAAAGAATTTGCTCAAATTTTAATCGATAATTTTGGAGGAACTATTACATATCCTTCTAAAGAAGTAGATATGTTTGATCACATTGATTTGTACTGAAATAATATAGGATTTGATGTAAAAGGGGTTAAAGGCGAAACAAGATCTGGACCATTAAATGATAGATTTCATTGAATTGAATATCAAAATAGAAATGGAGAAAAAGGATGACTAAATGGGAAAGCAAAATATTTTGCTTTTGAAACATTTAACAGTTGAATTATAGTTTCTAAAAATCGAATTAAATTTCTTTTATACGATAAAGTAGATTATTCTAAAATAGTTAGATTTAATCCAAAAGTATATCAAGTATATATGCGTCCTACAGCTAAAGACCTAATTATCAAAGTTCCTACGTCTGATTTAATGTTATTTGCTACTAAAATTATTTCAAAATAATGCAACTTTATTCTGTTACTTATTGTGCCAAAAATACAGATCCTGATACTAATTCAGAATCAGTAGTAATGAAAGTTTATGATAATATCAAACATCCAACAGAGGAATATTTCTTAAAAGAACTCTTTGGAAAATTAGATTATATGTATGAAATAGTTCAATTTCAAAAACTTAAAACCGAATAATATGTTGTATTTAATTCTTAATCACAAAACTCAAATTGCGAAGTTAAAAAGTAGTTTTCAATCTCAAAGTATTGCTTATATTGATAATTTTAAAATGGATACTGATGATCTAGGCACTACTATTTTTAACGATAATATAAGCATTTGGTGGCCAAACGATGGAATAGTCATACATCAATATAAATAAAATCAGATGTTCCTGTAATTCAAGGGATAGAATCTCTGACTTCTAATCAGAATATCTTAGTTCGAGTCTAAGCAGGAACACACGTTATATATAATTATGTGTGATGTTTAATTATCAAAATATAAAAAGATGCAATGCACAGGTTATACAAGTATTCTTTTTCAGAATACTGGAGAAGTTTCCTTTGAAACATTTGCTAAAAATTGTTTACGTGCTTTTATTAGTTGTGAGAAATGTAATGTTTTTGAAGAAGAGTTTTTAGAAACAATTCAAAGCAATGATTATAATCTTGTAATGATTAACAAAGATTGTAAAAGATTAATTGAAGTGGTTTCTGAAAATTTCACTATTGAAAGTTATCGCTCAGATTTGCGTGAAACAATTAAGTGTTGTAAAGAACAATTAATTAAACTAGAACGGTTCGAAGAAATTGTTCTAAAAATGACTATGAAAGTTACTAATTGGAATCCTAGTTCTGAAGATCTAATAGCTTTCAAACAATTTATGCTTGATCAATTAGAACAGACTTCTCAAAAAGGCACTATTAAATATTACAAGAACCAACTTTCAGAAGCTCAGACTCGATTAAAATTAGCAGATAAGGAATATAAACTTGCTAGAGAAAAACAAATTACTCAATTATTAAATAGCCTAGAAGATAATATATCTAAATTAAAACAACTACAAGCACAAAGATCAAAAGATAACTTGTGGTTAAAAGAAGTTTATAAAGCAATTAAGCAAAAATAAACTTTAACTTAAATTTTCTACTTATGTCTAGAAGTTATAAACGACCGATTGTAAAAGATGCGGGAGGGTATGGTACACACTATCGTACTATTAAACGTAGAGTCCGTCAATATCTTCGAGAATCTTTAAAACGTTTAGATGATCCTACTTTTAATTTTGTAATTCCCCAAGAGAAAGAAATAGTTAATGATTATGATGTATGTGATTGGGTATTTGATTATGAACATAGACCTTTACGTTACCCAAGATACCATAATCGATACAATTATTCAGTAGAGGATGCTAAAAGAGATAGAGAAGAAAACATTAAGAAATATAGTAGAAAATAGAAAACAAAGGTATAGTGACCGAGTGGTTAGGTTAAGGTCTGCAAAACCTTATACATAAGTTCGAATCTTATCTATACCTCTAAAATATTTATTTTATGGATAAATTTATATTAGATTATATTAAAACTTCTAGAAAATTTTCTAGAGAAGAGGAAATTAGATTATATGGCAAACCTCTTCCATATAAATTAAAGAATAAATATAAACGAAATAAAAAAGTTTATGTTAATAATGATTAATAATTATTGAAATACTATAAAAACTATTTTTAGATTATATTTTAAGTTTACACAATTAACCTTTTTAGAATTAAAAGAGGTAATTGAAGTAATATCTAAAAGTGAGGAAAATATTGAAGATTTCCATAAATTAATGTTAATATTATTAATAATTCAATTAATATTTACTTTCGGAATTTATCCACTACTTGTGTTATATGGATGAAATCTAATTATAGTAAGTTTATTTGGAGTTCCTGTTATAGGATATTTATGAGCTTTATTAATTTCCTTTTTAATAAATATTATATTACATAGATTATAATTTTAAAGACTAAGTTATGAAAAAATCTAGATTTTATCACACGGCTCCCAGAATGAAAGTAGAAGCTTTCGTAGATTTATCAAAAGATAAAATAAATTTTGGTAAAATCATTAAAAATTATCCAAGATATACTATTTGTGGATCATTAGATTATGATACAAATTTACTTTCTTTCGGAGTAGCTTGTTGTTCAGGAAAAGATGTTTATAATAAGAAAATCGGACGCAGAATATCTGAGGGGCGTGCTCTTAAGACTCCTATTGTAACAGTATCAGTTACTAAAGAAAACATTTCTGAAGTATTTATTACGACCGCTAAACAAATTGAAAAAGAACTTTATCAAAATGACTAACGATATTGTTATAAAAGGAAAATTTAGTACTTCTAAAGATCCAAATGATTTTATTGAAAAACTTCAAGAACTTTGTACAAAAGAAGAAATTATATTTAGTGGAAGAATCGATGTATTTGAATTTACTGAATATGAAGAAATAATAGATACAGTAGAATAATCTTAAATGAAAAAGTTAATAGTAAAAATCCCAATTTTTAATAGTATTGTAACTATTTTACAATCAGATAATATCCAAGAAGTAGATAATTATATATGTAGTGTACATAATTGTCCTAGTGATTTAACAAATTTTTATACTGATGATATTGATGGAAAAGTTTTTATAACTCCAGATAATGTATGTTATGTATGGATACAAAGTGATTCTGGGGTATTAACTTTAATTCATGAGATTGGGCATGCTGTGTATCATTTAATGCGGTGTTATGGTCTTGAAGGAGAAGAAATATTTTTGTATTTACAAGACTATATCCTTAAACAAGTAATATGTACGAAGCCTGAACTGATGGAAGTTTTAAGCCATCTATCAATTGTGGAGGATACTCAACAATAATTACTCAAAATCAGCAAATAATAAAAAAAATCTATCAAGGATTTAAAAATACTACAAATAATAGGATGGAACTTTATGGAGTATTAGAAACATTAAAACATTTTGATACTCCTACACAAATTACTATTTATTCTGATTCACAATATGTTGTTGGAAGTATTAATAATGGACATTTAGAAAAGTGAATTTCTTCAAACGATTTCTCTAAGAAAAATTTAGATTTATGGCGACAAATATATGAATATTTAAAGATTCACGATACCAGATTTATTTGAGTAAAAGGGCATAATGAAAATTCGTTTAACGAAATGGCAGATTTATATGCTTGCCATGCAGCAGAGTGTTTAAACTTACAAGAAGACAAGATAAATGAATAATATATTAGTAGTTAAAAAAGTAGGTAATCATTGGTATCCTTGTATTAAACATAATTGGACTGGAGATATTGTAATTCCTCGTAAGATTGAACTTATCTTTAATATCATTGCTATGGGAGAAGAGGTTTTACATCTAGAGTTTGAAGAATTACATTCTATTGTTGAAGGACTCAATATTATATGGTTTAATGATGCTGATATTACTCAGTATATGATTACTGATGATGAAGATGAATTTGATTTTGATATGCGTTTTACTATTAATGATAAAGAATTTTATATTTCGTCTTATCTATATACATTATTAGAAGATCAATTTCATTTTAATTTCCACGATACAATTTACAGACTATATATATGGTAATAGAAGAAGCTGATTTCAAGATGGAGTCTGATAATCGAGGTAGATTTGATTTGTTTTTTCGTAATAATACAAATACAAATTGGAAACTTTACGGTTATAGTATGACTCTAAAAAACTGTATCCAGGCAATTTCACACGAACGATTAAGTCAAAAACTAGATGTAATTGATTTGAAAACTTTTATTAAAGAATTAAAATCAATGCATAATGAAGTAGTTAATTTATTATCTATAATTAATGAATAATTATCGTTTAGAAATAGTTGAAGTTACCAAAAATACTTGTTGTTTAATTTATTCAAAATACTTTGAATCAGATCAAAATATTAAAGAAGATACTTATTGAAGAAACAATAAGTGTATAACTATTTCAAAATATAATCCTACATGCGACTTAAAACAAACACGCAAACGCAAGACCAAATTACAGACGCAAGAGTAGCTAAAACTGAAGTAAATGTAATGAAAAGACGTATCTGTACTTTATCAGATAAAATGGTAGAACTACTAGTACGTCAATTACAACACGAATTGTATAATCATAATCTTTATCGTACCTTTGCTAATTTTTATGGTACTCAAGGTCTAGCTGTACTTGAACAATATTATATAGACCGAGCAGAAGAAGAAAAACTTCATCACGATTGGATTTATGGTTATTTAAACGAAAATGATGCTATATTTATCTATCCTGAAATTCCAGGAATTGTAGAGAAATGGGATGATAACATTAAACCATTCGCTTTAACTGTAGATAAAGAAATTGAAACAACAGGTCTTATCTATGATATGGTAAATCAAGCAGTTTCAGATAATGATTGGGCGACTTTTAATTGGCTAAACGGAGATGATGAAAAAGTTGGACGTTTAGTTCAAGAACAGGTAAACTTCTTTTGCCTGGCTGCATAGTAATATGTAGTATAAAATAGATCAAAAACGGTGAAAGCTGAGATGCTAATACCGTGCTAAACGTATTAATAATATAATACGTCAGTGTAACGCGTAGGTTTTGAAACTTGAAAAAGAATAAAATAAACCCAAGAGTGATCTACTCCTAATAAATTAGGATGAAAATGTACGCTGAACTATAAGGAATTCAACTTATAGAAGTTAAGATAAAAAGCTTAACGATAACAAATTGAGAAGAAGAGTCTATTAGTAGAACTGCGCTTGATATTGCTGAAGAGGAAGGGTCTTGGTTGCGTAAAGAAAAATCTATTATGAATGCTTACAAAGGAGACACGGATTAAAATACCAGATGATATTGATAATCTTTATTTTTGCGGTGATATTCACGCAAATCTAGATTATATTAAATACTTTATAAAAACAGGAGTTGGATTTAAAAATAAAATATCTAACTCCTGTATTATTTTATGTGGAGATGTAGGATTGGGGTTTGCTCCAAAGTTAGAAGAACAGAAGTTAAGCGAGCTTAAAAAGATTTGCGAGAAGCCAAACTGTATAATAATGTGCTGTAGAGGCAACCATGACTCGTTTTTAGCTTTTCAGAACCCTAAATATAAATCAGGAAGAGTAATTACTCTATCTGATTATGATATTATAGAATTTAAAAATAAAAGAATTCTAACTATTGGCGGTGGAACCTCAATAGATCGACTTTATCGGAAACAAAATGGCTGGGGTTATTGGGAAGATGAAAAAATTGCCTATTTAGATGATTTTTCACAATTCCAAAATATACAGATAATTTGTAGTCATTGTGCTCCTACTTGTGCTTATCCTTATGGATTCGATAATCCTATAGTTAAGCAATTTTGTAAAGATGATCTAACTCTAATGGATGAATTGATCTATGAAAGAGATTATTTACAACGTCTTTATAACGAACTTTCTAAAACAAATACCATAGAAGATTGGTATTATGGTCACTATCATCAAAACATGTTCCAAACTATTAATAATACAAGATTTCATTTGTTAGGAATAAACAATATAGTTCAATATGTTAACTCTGAAATGTAAATTAGTTGCTGTACAAGATGGTACATATACTAATTATGTATTTGAAGATGTTGATAAAGAACTAAACAGCGAATTAAAGTATATTGCTTGTACTAAACCACCTAATTGAAACTATTCTACTGAACTTAAAATAGGAGATGTTGGATATTTAACATGTAAGTTTGTAGAGGCTGGAGTAACACAATGGTATAATCCAGAACAAAAAGATTTTTGTGTCTATAATTATACTAATTGTTACTTTATAAACTTTATTAAAGTACAAGAAAATATAAGTAATAAAGAATTTAATTTTTAAATATATGAGTACAGAATTTGGAAGTATATTGCAGCAAGCAATTGAAAATAAAAGTAACGATATTAATTCGTTTACGTGGCGTTTTCAAAATGGAAAAGATGTTAAATTAATGGATTGTACAAGAGAAGAACTAAAAAAGTTCTGAAAGCATAGTAATGAAATGCTATATAATACTAATCGGTATAATCCAGGGAAAATAACAATTAGAGAAAATATCAATCGAATTTATAATGATTGTAATGCAGAATTATTTGTACGTTATTTGCTAACTGAATGTGAGGTTGATGCACTTAAAACTCGCAAAGATATTCTCGATTATATAAATCAACGTAAATCAGCAGATAATCTGTCTTTATCTGATTCAATTGCAACAATATTTACAGGACTTCCAGCAATTTATGAAAAGATTACACTTGCAAAGTTAATGGATGCTTGTTTTGATAAATTAGAAATTATTAATAAAAAGATGATTTCTGATAAGTTTATTTTAGCACAAGGTATCTGATTGACTGATGCAGAAAAGGAAGAATTAACTGAGTATGATAGTAATGGTAAAATGCGTAATCGTATGGATGTAATTAAGGAACGTTTAATTATTAATCCTGAAATTAAATTAAGAATATGTCCTACTGGACTTTCTTATTCAGAATTTCGAGCATTGCGTCAAATGCCGAATTTACCTAAAATTGTTGATCTTCCTTCTGTTACATTGAAGACACTGCGAGATAAAATATTACTATTGTTAAATAACGATCTCGATTATCATATACATAAGTGGGAGACTATTAAAAACAATATTCAACGTGTAGCAGAATATAAAAATTGGAGTTTAGATATTAACTAATTTAATTTTATAAATTCCAAATCAATTTTAATTTTTTCTAATTTATTAGGTTTAATTATAAATAATTACTAATTTTGTTAAAATTAAATTTACCGCTACTAGAGGAATTATGTTTAATTAATAGTCCATCTGGTCTTGAATTCCCAATGACAACATATATTATAAACTATTGTTATCAAATTAAAGGAATTCAATATAAAATAGATAAAGTAGGAAATCTGTTTATTACAAAAAATACAACTTCTCCTAAGACGTATCCTTGTTTAATAGCACATATGGATGAAATACATAATCTTAATATACCTAGAAAAATTATGCTTAAAAATAATTTAATCTGAGCTGTTACAGAGGATACTAAACAACCTTGCGGATTAGGAGCAGACGATAAGTTTGGTATTTGTATTATTTTACAATTATTAAAAATATTACCTGACATCAAAGTGTGTTTTACTGTACAAGAAGAATCCTATGGTATAGGTGCTATAGAAGCACAATTAAATTCAGAATTTTTTAGCAATATTAGATTTATGATTGAGCCTGATAGACGAGGAAATTCTGATATAATTGTAGAAACAAATTGCTTAAAAATAGCCTCTGATGAGTTTCTTGAAGATATTTCAGATTTACTACAAAAATATAAATATAAGCCTGCAATTGGAACATTTACAGATATTGGCGTATTAAAAGAAACAGTTAATGTTTCTGCTATTAATTTATCTTGTGGATATTATAAAGAACATACTTCAAGAGAATATGGACGCTTAAATGAACTAGAAAAATGTTTAAATCTTATTTATGATATTATAAATAAAGCTATAAAAGTATATGTTCATGATTCTCCTGATAAAGCGTATTGTTCATGGTATTATGATACCTATGGAGATGATGGCATTAGTAATTTAGATAATTATTCAACTATTTCATACGCAGAAGCATCTTACATTTGTCATAACTGTAAAGAGCACGATTGTAGTAAATGTAAAATTTGGGAAATTGCTCGATAGAACAACTCGACAAAAAGAAAGCATTAAACGATGATTAGATAATAATGGTAAAGGGATATTAGAATGCACTACAGGTTATGGTAAGACATTTTTATCTATAATGTTAATTCAGTCAATGTTAAAATCTAATCCTGATGCTCAGGTTCTTATAAGTGTTCCTACAGAAATACTAAAAGAACAATGAGATAGACAGCTTATTAAATATCATTTATTTAGTAGTTGTAAGGTTGAAATTATTAATACAATTATTAAAAAAAGATATTTTGTAGATTTACTAATTATTGATGAAATCCATACTGCCTGTAGTCCAACTTTTATTCAGATATTTAGCGCTGTAAAATATAAATATATATTAGGTCTAACAGGAACTCTTGAACGATTAGACGGTAGACATAAACTATTAGAAAAATATTGTCCTGTTGTTGATAGAGTTACTGTAGAAGAAGCTATTGAAAATAATTGATTATCTGATTATCGAGAGTATAAAATATTACTCAAAGTTGATTTAAGTGAGTATTGAGAGTTAAATAAAAAGTTTAACTCGTATTTTTCTTTTTTTAACTATGAGTTTGATACCGCAATGGGATGTGTAACAAATATTATTAAACGCCGTGCATATGCTAAACATATGGGAGTTTCATACGATCAAATAACAGCAATAGCTATGGATTGGTTGAGGTGTTTAAAGAAACGGAAAGACTTTGTGATGAAACATCCAAAAAAATTAGAAATAGCACATAAAATATTAGAGCATAGACAGGACTGTAAATGTATTACTTTTTCTGCAACTATTGCTGAAGCTGAGAAAATAAAATATGGATATACATTACATAGCGGTAAAACAAAGAAGAAAAATAGATTAACTTTAGAAGAGTTTTCAAGTTTACCAGTTGGTGTATTAAATACTAATAAAGCAGCAGATTTAGGACTAGATGTTCCAAACTTAAGTGTAGCAATTATACTTAGTGGAACTAGCGCATCTATCCAAAAAAATCAACGTTTAGGCAGAATACTAAGAAAAGAAGGCGATAAAGTTTCAGAAGTATTTAGTCTAATTATAGCTGGAACAATGGAAGAAAATTGGTATTCAAACTCTTCAACTCATTCTTATATAACTATTACCGAAGATCAACTAGATGCAGTTTTAAATAGACAGCAAATTGAAACTAGACAAAGAGATACAATTAAAAGTATTGAATATAGATTTTAACAATTCCACAAACTAAACATCTAATAAACTAGAGCTAAAAGTTTGAAGTTAATTTTTGATTAACAAAATTAATTTTAGTGGAATTAAATACAATTATAAATATTCTAATTGAATATAATATTACTGCTGATGAGTTACTATTAATTTATTTAACTTTCTTAGCTCAAGATGAAGAAGGCCATCCAGAATATCTTTCTAAATGATTAAATAATGGAGGACAAAAATATCTGAAACCTTTATTTAATTCTTTAAAAGAAAAAGGAATTATAAAGAAAAACTATAATCCTGATAAATATATTCCTAATGATATAGAATTTAATCAGAATTTTATTAAAAGCTATATTAAACATTCTGGAGAATTAGGTAAAGAATTGTTTGATAACTATGAACCTTTTTGTACTGTAAATGGAAAAGTATATAGTTTAAGAAACATTTCTAAAAAGTTTTACTCTTTAGATGAATTTTATTTTTATTATTCTAAAACAATTGGACATTCAAAAGAAAAACATAAAGAAATTATGGATTTATTAGAATGAGCAAAATCTAATAAACTTATTAAAAGTGGAATATTAGAATTTGTTGCAAGTTGTAAATGGAATGATTTAAAATTAATGAAAGAAAAGGGAATTACTCCTGAAACAGTTTCTTCATTTGATGTATATGAAAGTATGTAATTCATGAGCGATATTGGAATTCTTTGAAAACTAATTGAGGACGGACGTAAGGGAAAAAACATTGGTACATCAACTGGCCTTTCAAAATTAGATAAACTAATAGGAGGAATTCAAGATAGTCGCTATTATTTAATATCTTCTCAAAGTAGTGGAGGTAAAAAGATTAATTTCATTTTGCCGTCTATAAAAGTGATTTTATAGATAACGATCGGGCAATATCGGCGAAGGCTAAACAGTTTATTAAAGATGTCTATAATATTGATCTTGATAAAATGCACGCTAACGCCGAGATAACTAAAGAAATTAAAGAGTCTTTAGTATCGTAACGCATAGAAGGTGAATCTGCTTAGAATATAATCCTTCCACGAGTGTCCGACATCTAAATCTAAATTTAGATGAAAACATATGCTGACCTTATAGGAAACTATAAGAAGTAAAGGATAAAAAACCTTTACGATAACAATGTGAAAACTTCACTCGTATTGTTTTTTATGTATCAAATGCTACGTAATAGTACAGATCCAGTATATTTTATTTATTATAGTCTTGAATTAGGTAGTGAAATCCTATTAGCTAAATTAATGGCTTTGTATTGTGCGGAAGAATTTGGTATTTATTTAACGACTAATAATGTTCTTTCGTTTGATTCAATATTAACTGATGAAAATTATGAATATTTACGAAAGGCAAAAGAGTGAATACAGAGTATTGAAGATAGATTAATTATATTTGATTCTGGTTTATCTGCAAGAATTCTGTATAAAACTACTATTCCTATACTTCAAAAGCTTGGAAAGATCGAGGAAATAGATGGAAGAGAAATCTATATTCCTAATAATCCCAATCAGAAAGTTATTGGAGTTATAGATCATGCTTTGCTAGAAATGGCACTTTAATTAGAAATAATTATTGAAAAATCAAACAATATCGGTAAAAGCTAAAATAAAAATTAAATAGTAATATTTGTATTTCTTATTTAATTAATGTAACTTTGATCAATAAAAATAGTTACAATAAAAAATTAAAATATGGGAAAACAAATTACTACTGAATTTTTGAACAAATTAATCCAAATGTATGAGAGTGGAATGTCAATTAGTGCAATTAATTCCACTTTTCATACAGATGCTTATTATCATTTTAAAAAACATGGAATTAAAATTCGATCTAGTGGTGAACAAAGACGGATAAGCAGAAAAAATTGTATTACAATTAATTGAGATTGTAAGAATGTTAATAATGGCATAGAAGCATATATTATTGGGTTATTAATGGCGGATGGGTCGTCTAGTGGTAAACAAATTGTTCTTTGTCTTAAAGATTCCGATTCTTATTTAGTAGAAAAAATAAAAAATTATTTTTCTCCTGAAATAACACTTCAAAAAAGAAGAAATAACGTCGGATTTGCTATTTCCTCTCAAATTATTTGTGAAAATTTATCTCAATATGGAATTAAAGTAGGAAAAACTTACTCTGAATTATCGATTCCTTCTAATCTTTCTATTGATTTAATTCCACATTTTATTAGAGGATACTTTGACGGAGACGGTTCGATTTTTGTATGTAAAGTTAAAGGAGTCCCAAAATATTTAAAAGGAAATATTTGTTCTCCAACTAGAAATATTTTAGAAGAAATACAAGAAAAATTAAAAATATTTGGGATTGATTCTACAATAAATCTAGAAAAAAGATCAGGAAAAACAATATGAATACCGTCTGGAACAAACGAAACTGTTGCATCTTGTGATATGTATCGGCTTTTTATACGCAAAAAAGAAAGTTTAAAAAAATTTTATAAGCTGATATATACAAATGCAGACTTTTTTCTTTTACGTAAGAAGAAAGTATTTGATGATTTTTATCATGCTAATACCGAGATAAGCTTAGAAACTAAAGAGTCTAAGCTATCGTAGAGCATAGAAACTGAACCTAAGAAATTAGAATAAAATGTTTCCAAGAGTGTTTGACATCTTACTTAAATGAAGATGAAAATGTATGCCGAACTTATAGGAAACTATAAGAACTGGAAGATAAAAAACTTCTAGGATAACAAAATTGATTAAAATTAGAAGAAGGTAGGAAAATAAAGGAAGAAATTGATTTAACATCTTCTTATATGGTAACGCTTAAGCGTAAATATCGAATATCTTGATTTATGATTATGCAGCAAAATAGAGAATCTTCTTCTATGGATAGAAGAAAAGCTGATTTATCTGAACCAGGTTTAAATGATATTATGGCTTCAAGTGCTCCTGTAAATGATAGCGATGTAACCTTACAAATATTTTATCCTGCTAGAGAAAAACTTTCTACTTGTAGAGGATATAAAATATTAAGTGAAAATGGAGGAGGATTAAGAGACACATATAGAGGGTTGATTATAAGTAAAAATCGATATGGAATTGCTAATCAAGTCTTGAATTGTGGATTTTATGGCTCCGTAGGTTGGTGAACGGAATTACCTTCGCCCGAACAAATTACTGATATAAAATTAATTAGAGAACCTTCTCTAAATATTCCGTGTAAAACAAAACGTATTATACAACAAGATTTATCAGAAAATGATATAGATAAAGAGATAATAAGAACTAATATTGAATATACGTTTTAATTATGGAATTGCCAAAATCTAAACTACCTGCAGAAACACAAGATCCGAGAAATTTAATTATATTCTCAAAAGTTAAACAAGGAAAAAGTTCAGCTCTTGCAGAACTTCCTAATAACTTGATGCTTGATACTGAAGGTGGATTAGCATATATTGAAGCACTTAAAGTTAGAGTAACGTCTGTAAAAGATATTAAAGAAGTTTGTCAAGAAGTAATTAAAGCTGGAAAACCTTACGATTTTATTACAATTGATACAGTTACAGCGTTAGAAGATATAGTTAAACCTTTAGCATTACACCTGTATAAACAAACTCCTGCTGGAGAGAAGTTTACTGGCACTGATGTCATTGACGCGGCAATGGGAGCTGGGTATAAATTTATGAGAGATGCTTTAGAGCAAGTTATTAATATGGTTGCTAAGTGTACTCGAAATGTAATACTTGTCTGTCATGCTAAAGATGCAGCTATTGCAAATAGTGATTTAACAGCGAAGCAAATTGACTTGTTAGGTAAAACAGGACGTATTTTAGCTTCTAAAAGCGATGCAATTGGGTATTTGTATCGCGATGATGAATCTAACACCATTTTAAGCTTCAATACTAATGATAAATTTGTTGAATGTGGAGCAAGACCTGCTCATCTTAGAAATAAAGATATTGTTTTAGGTAAATATCAAGAAGATGGAACAGTTGTTTATGATTGGACTCAAATTTATCCTTCGTTAAGAAATGCTTAAAATATCATTTGATTTTGATGAAACAACTAAAAAGGTATCAAATTTAACTGTTACTAATTCGACTTCTGTTACTGTTAAACGAGATACTACTGGAAAAGCTATTGTAGAAGTTACTGCAAATAAATTAATTATTTCAGATACGGCTTTAGCTTTCCTAGATGCTAATCCTGAAGATAGAATATCTATCAATTATTTTCAGGAATCAAAAGAAAAAACATTTCCTGTAATTGCTAAATCTGAATACTTTACAGATAAAAAAGCAGGAAATAAATTAACAAAATCTAATACTGTGTCTTTTAGAGGAAATCAAAGGACAATATTATTAGAATATGGAACTGTTTTTGAATTACAACCATTTAAAGAACATATATTTAAACTAGTTCCTTTGAACGATAGTGATTCAGAAATAGTTTCAGAAGAATTAAAAGATGAAGAAATTGAGTTAGAAGATATCGCAAACGAAATTATTACTAACTCTACAGTTTCTGATGAAGAAGATTCTCTTCCGTTTTAATTAATACAGAAAAATTAATAAATTATTATAAATTAATATAACTATGGGAAATATGTTTGATATGGGTGCAGTTGCGACTGCACGAGTAGTAGAAAATAATCGTCTTAAATGTGGAATTCATGATGTAATATTTAAAGGGATTGAACGTGGAGAGGACTTTGGTCCTAATGCAGTAGGTACTATTGATATTCATTTTGAAGCTGTAGACGGTTCTGGTATTTTCGATGATAAGATGTTTGAACCAACTTCGGCTGAACGTAAGACTACAACTGATCGTAATGGAGTTGAACGTGAACAGGCTTCTCCTGCTGAACAATTTATGGCTAAATGTAAACAACTTATTATGGCTCTAAATCCTGAAGCTGGTGAAAAAATTGAAAAAGGAGAGGCTCAGTTTAAAGCAAGTTCGTTTGATGGTATTGTAAAACTTTTGAAAAAGATTCTTGATTCAAAAGTTGGTACACAAACTCAAATTAAACTGCTTCCAAATAAAAATGGATATGCAAGCCTTCCTAGTTATGTAGCTAGTATTAATAGAGAGGGGATTGTTTATATTAGTTCTAAAGTAATTGGCAAGGATTTGACTCTTTCTTCATATGAAATGTCTCGAATTCAAGCTGCTGCGACTGCAACTCCAACAAATATGACAAAATCTGATAACGTACTAAGTGATATGAAATCAGATTTTGGAGCAGTAGATGCAAATGAAGATGACGACCTTCCCTTCTAGTATTTAAGTATATTTAGTGAATTATACATTAGAACCGACAGTTACCAAAGAATTGATTTTATCAAAAGTGCGAGAAGAAACTCTAATGGAGCATTATTTAGGTATTCCTGTCAAAAAAGGCTTATTTAAGTCTCCACTTAGAGTTGATTCTCGTCCAACTTGTGCTTTTTACAGAAATAAAAAAGGTACAATTATCTTTAAAGATTTTCGAGGAGATTTTTCTGGAGATTGTGTATCGGTAGTAATGTATAAATTTGGCTGCTCCTTTTACAAAGCATTACAAATAATTGCAAATGATTTTGGAATAATCTCTAGAAAAGATTTAACCATTAATCCATCGAAAATTAAGAAATATTCTGAAACGAAGTTTGAAGATAAAGGTAATGCTATTATTCAAGTAGAGTTAAAAGATTGAAATAGATTTGAATTAGATTGGTGACAATCGTTTGGAATCTCGCAGGAAACTTTGAAGAAATTTAGAGTTTACTCATGTAAAAATGTGTTTTTAAATGGAGAAATATTTCACTTATATAAAGAAAACCAGCTAGTATTTGGATATTTTGGAGGAATAAAAGATGATATAGAACAATGAAGAATCTACTATCCAGGTAATAGAAAATATAAGTTTATTTCTAATTGAAAACAAATTCAATTACAAGGTGCTAAACAACTTCCAAGAAATGGCGGAGAATATTTAGTTATTACAAAGTCTCTAAAAGATGTAATGACTATATATGAATGTAGCAATCTTCCAGCTATTGCTCCAATTTCTGAAAACTGTTTTATAACTGATTCTCAATATCAACGGTTAAAAGCTAAGTTTAAGAAAATTGTTTTATTCTATGATTCGGACATTGCTGGAATTTCTAGTATGAATAAGATTAGAAAAAAATATCCAGATTTATTTATTATATTTATTCCGAGAAAATATCATTGTAAAGATATTTCAGATTTTTATAAAAAGTACGGATTAGATAAAACAATTAATTTAATTAATATAGCAAAACAATATATTGATGAAGAAGACAGTATCAGAAGAAATAAAACCAAAGAGGAAACGATCTAAAGGATATTCTAGAGTCAAAGGACATTCGTATGAAGTTAGAATAGCTAAGGAGTTAAGAGAACTAGGATTTACTGGAATAGTAACTTCAAGATCTGAAAGTAAAAGAGCAGATGATAATAAACAGGATTTAATTGATACAGAACAAAAACTACCTTTAGGAATACAACTAAAATGTGTACAAAATACTCCTAGTTATTTTAAGATTAGAGAAGAATCATCTATTAATAACGAAGATTTCGTATTAATTTGAAATAAACAGGAAAAGAAGGAAATAAATATTTGTTCTGTTGGAGAAGCTGTTATTATGGATAAGAAACTATTTTATAAGCTTATTAAAAAATATTATTTGTAAACTAAATAGGAGATCTTTTGATCTCCTATTTTTATTTTATTAAAATATGAAAATTATTATTCAATCTTTTGGAGATATCATAACTAATTCTAGTACTGAAACCTTTTGTATAAGTAATGGTTCAACTAGTGATCTACAATTACTTATTGATACTATTTTAAAAGTTTATGGTATAAATAATTCATCGATTATTGTTAAAGAAATAGTTGATTATGATTCATTAAGTGATTTGTCTAGTGGCCAGATAGAAACTCTAGCTGAAATTGTCTATGAAAATTCTGGTATTGATTCTAATACTTTTCTAGAATATGCTAGTTTAGGCAAATGGAATCTACTTGAAAATACGCTCTCAAATGTAGGTAGTAGTCTTTTAGAAATGGCTAAAATATATAATGATACTGTACAGTACGGTTTAATTTTTACTCGTTATACAATTGAAACTACTATACCTAATACAGATGCATTAAAACAGCAAATTGAAAATTTGTCGGATTTATTTAGTTTCGGAGAATATGAATACTAAAATTTTATTTGAATTTAATATTCAATCTATAACTGATATTATTACAAATAGTTCTAGCGAATTATTTGTATTTAAAAATAGAGAGCTTGAAGATTTAGTATTAATTCTTTCTTTAATTCATCCTTGTTGGAACCTGGAATATAATGAACCAATACAGGTTAATAGAATGCGTGATGATGAATTAGTTACATATTTAGAATGGGTATATGGTGGGTCAGATTTTGATTATGAAATTAGAAATATTCCTATTACTAAGGAAAATACAAAACGTACAGGAGTTGCTAAACATTTTGGATTAAAACCAAAATTTGTTTATGAAGATTACGAAAATTGGGATCCTAATATAAATAAACTTAGTCTTAAATATCTGCCTGAAGGTTTAAGAACAATTCGAGCAATGATCCCTGATACTACCTTTGCAATGTATTCTAAAGACGATAATCCTACATGGGAATATCAAGAAAAATTTGAACGACTTGGTAAACGTTATCATCTAGGTTAAAATGAAAATAATTATTTTAAAAACTCAATCTTTCTCGGATATTATTACTAATAGTAGTAGTGAATTATTTGTAGTTAAAGGAGATAGATATAGCAGTGCATTTGAAGATTTTTTATATGTAGAAAATATAGGAGACCTTCAGTGGTATCTTGAACGAAAAGAAATACTCTTACCTGAAATAAGAAAATATCTTAAAAATCCACCTAAAACAATATGTGACGGGTTTGATATAGATGACTATCGAAACGCGCTACGAGAAGCAATTAAAAACAATGATTTAGATAAGTATAAAAATTGTTCTTTTGTAGTTTTAGGGGATCATATGGATTATGATACATGGCAATCTATAAAAGATTCTTTATATCCGAATATATATTATGAAAGTTGGCATTAATATTCAGTCTTATGTTGATGTAATTACTAATTCATCAACTACTGTGTTTTGCTCTATAGAAAGTGATTTTGAGACGATAATTCAAAATATTGAAGATTATTTAAATTCTTTTCTTCCATTTAAAGTTAAATATCATAGGTCGTGTATTATTAAAACATATTCAATTACATTTGAGGTGGAATATGGAGAAAATGAAGAACTTACTGAAAATATATGTGCACTAATTGAACAATTGCTTTCTGAGCATTTTCCGAATGGAGGATATTTTGTAACAAGTGGATATGAATATAATTAATATACAAAGTATTACTGATATAGTTACAAATAGCAGTACAGAGGTATTTATTCGTGTAAAGGAGACTGCTATTAACACAGTTAAAGAGCTTATTAATGATCTTCTTAAAATAAGTGGATCTACACTTCAAGCAGATGATTTATTTACAATTGAAATATTATACGATGATAGTTCAGATTTAATGGTTACTCCAAAACAAGATACAACAGAGTGTATTGAAGCGGCTGTAATTCTTTCTTCTTTAAGAAGTTTATTTAATTATGAAGTACATGAAGATCGATAAATTAATTCCAATTCAAAGCTATTCAGATATTATAACTAATAGTTCATCTGAATTATTTTGTACTATAACTTCTGAAAAACATCTTAAAGAAATATATCAGATATTAGATAGTATCGTTGGATATAGGCAAGAACCAGAAATAGATGTTTGTATTAATTACTGTTCTAAATCTAACATCGAAGAATCAGAACTAAAAAGTCAGTTTTATAAAGAATTGCCAGATAAATGGATTGAAGTAGATTATCCTTATTGTAAGAATTCCGTAAAAGAGTTTTATATTTCTGGTTTTGAAGGAATTTTAAATAAGAAAATAGGTAAAGCAAATTATAAAATTAGATATTATTTAGGAGATTAAATTATGAAAGATTGGACAAGTTGGGGAATTAAGAGAAGAGTATTTCCAGATAAAAATTATAATGCAATATGGTATAATCTCAAAACACTCCGATTAGGAACAGGACAAGCTAGTGAACTTGATTATCCTGAGTTTTATGATATTGGAATTAATACTAAGTGTAATCTTAATTGTCCAATGTGTTATGTTAGTGCTAAAAGTTCGGGAGTAAACTATACCAATATTTGTGAAAAGGCTAAATTCTTTTTTGGACAAATGACAGAAAATGAAAGGCCATTTCAAGTGGCAATTGGTGAATAATAATTTTAGTATTAATTTATAAGTATATTTGGTTGTAGTGTAAATACTGCCTATTTTTGTATTATAATAAAAATAAATATATTATGATACAATGTGGAATTTACAGGATCCTCAATACTATTAATAATAAGTTTTATATAGGATCGTCAGTAAACTTAAGAAAAAGGCTTTATGAACATCGAAGATTACTTCGTTTAGGTAAACATGAGAATTATCATCTACAAAACGCGTTTACTAAATACGGAGAAGAAAATTTCAAGTTTGAAATTATAGAAGTTTTAAAAGAAGTACCAAAAGATATTAGAGTATTAAGAGATTTAGAAACAGATTATATCCAAAAGTTTAAATCTTATGATCAGTCTATTGGATATAATGTAATTAAAGGAGGAATAGGTACAATTAATACTCCTTGTTCAGAAGAAAAACGACAAAAAATTTCAGAAAGTAATAAAGGTAAGTCTGCGTGAAACAAAAATGTTCCTATGACTGAAGAACAAAAACAATTACTGAAAAAAATTCAAACTAGCGCCCGAGGGAAATCTATTGACGTTTATACTTTAGAAGGAGAATTTATTGAAACTATTGGATCGATTAGAGAAGCTAACCGTAAATATTGTTGTGGACGAAATACAATCAAAAATTGCTGCGAAGGTTTAACATTACCTAAAAAACATATTTTTGTTTATCATGGAGATTCGTTAGATATTATAGCCAAAAATAGAGTTACAATATCAGATGAAGATAAACGATTAAATATTGAGAAAAGTAGAGAATGCCGTGGATATACAGTTGATGTATACAATATGTCTGGAGAATTGGTAGATGTTGTAAAGGGGCTTGAAGCTGCATCAGAAAAATACGGAATGATTTCGCATAATATTTCTAAACAGATGCGAGAAAAAATAAATGGGAAAGGTCCATATACGTTTAGGCATCATAATGATTTTTCAGTTTATGTATATTCTATATATAACAATAATGATTTACTTTATCGGTCTTTTTCTAAAAAATGTATTCGCGAATATTTAAGCAAAAATAAAATTCGTCTTGGACAAGCATTTAGTAGATTAATTTCTGAATCTTTAACTTCTATTTCAAAATATACTTATCAAATTAAATACGAAATCGCCCATACTGGAAGTAATTCTGGTATTGAATCGCGCCAATCCGAAGAAATAAATTCGGAGGTCTCTAATGAGGCTAACGGTGAAACCTAAGTCAGAAGTGATATGGTAACACCGTGCTAACTTTAAAGGTAATATGTTAAAGTAGTGTAACGAGTATGGATGAACCTTCTAACGAAGAATATAAAACTTTGAAGGGCGCGACATCCTTTATAGGATGAAAATGTACTCTGTGGTAATAGAAATATTACTGTCGCCAACGTCAACAGGCGAACCAAGTTTGCACGAAAGCTTCTGTGAATTTCTTGAAACGTTGTTTTACTTAGGAATTGTTCCAAACTATACAACGAACGGTATTACTATAGCAGAAGACTCTGATCTTAGTACTAAAATACTTGACTATACCTCTCGTTTTGTTGGAGGAGTTGCTGTTTCTGCTAATGAGTGGTCAGAACATATTAGTAAAGCATGGAGGAGAGCTATATATAAATTAGATACTTTTGGGAATACAAATATTAATATTCACTATATTATTAAAGATATTGAAAGTGTTAATAAATTCTTAGATATTTATAAAGAATTTAAATATGCAGTATTATATTTTGTGTTACTACCTCTTATGCCATCTGGTAGATCAAAAGAAAAATATAGTGAAGATGCATTTGAATATTTACTTCAACAAGATTTAGATTGGGGTAAAATTGCATTTGGTGCACATTTTTATAATTCATTACTCAATCAAAACAAAATTAAATGCTATTTATATCCTCCTGAGAGTCTATCTAAAAATCTTCTTTTAGATAATACCATTAAAGTAACGCCATCATCATTTAACTTAAATCCTATAAAAGAAATTAAATATGAATACATGTAAAGTTACATTTGAAAATTCAAATGGACAACAAGTTATTGTAATACTTTCTTTAAATAAAGAAAAGAACGAACTTGATATGAAACTTGGATTTTCTCCAAAAGTTGATCCTCATACTGATCTTGGATTAGCTGGACAATTTGCAGATATTTTCTGTAAAGCTCTTGGAGCTAACAACGAACCTACTCAATCTGAAAAACAGCAATAATATATTATACTTAAGTCCGCGTTAGATCTTTTTAACGCGGACTATTTATAATCTTTTAATATGAATAATCAATCTGTTCAAAAACCATTAAATTTTATTTCAGATACGCTTGCTTCTTATTTATCACAAATTACAGAATGATTTGATGATGAAATAGCTACTGAATTACTAACTATTAAAACATTTTCATCTATTTCGGAAATATGAGGTAAAGCAGAATTAGCTAGTAGGATTACCGATTACGCACGTTATCTAGATTTTGATCCTAATGCATTTATGTTAAGTTTTTTACCTAAAGGTAAAAATTTAGTTTATTCGAACGGCAATTTAACTAAAAAGAACTGAATATCTGGGAAAATATCTAGAGTTTTACATAAAATACTTATTAAGCAATATACAGATCATAGTTATGAGGTATTCAATAATCACTTAAAAGCAATTGTATTAGGTGCAGATTATAAATGAAATATTGTAACAGGAAAAAATATTGCATATTGGTATGATGAAACTCATTATAATAGATCAGGAGGAGGTACACTAAGTAACAGTTGTATGCGTCACATAGGTAGTCAAGATTGGTTTGAAATATATACTAGTAATCCATATTGTTCTATGTTGATTTTAACTAAATACAATCGATTAGTTGGAAGAGCTCTACTATGAACTATAGACAATAATGTTTATATGGATAGAGTTTATTATTCTGCAGATGAAATTTATTCTAAATTTATTCAATATGCCAAAAAGAATAAATGAAGAATAAGATATGATAATAGTTTACTTAGCGATGAAGAAGATTGTTTTTTTAAATATTTAGATGATGGGAAAACATGGCAATATGAGTATTCTGAATTGAAAATACCCGTAAAATCAGATTATGATTGATTTCCATACTTAGATTCTTTTCGTTATTTTTATCGTTTAGAAGGTCATTCTTATTTAAGTAATGTTTATAATGATAATTTAAAAGATTGTATTAGGTTTTTATCAGATTCTGATGGGAGTTATACTTCTTATAACACTTGTTGTTGCTGCGGAACTCATATATTATCTGATGAAGGTATGTGATCAGATTATTTAGATGATTATTTGTGTGAAAATTGTGCTATTTATAGTGAATATCAAGATTCTTATATTGCAATAGATACTGCAGTAAAAGTTTTTTATGATAGATCTTTTGACACATACGACTATGTTGATCAAGACTGTGTTGATGCAGCGTTTGATAGTTTTGCAAATATAGGTGACGATTGGTTTTTTATTGATAATGAAGAAATGATAAAAATTGATGATAATTGGTATTGGATAGACGAATGTGAATGTGATGAAAACGGAGAATATAAACCTATAGAATAACATGGATATTAGATACGATTTAGTTCCAACTCATGGTATTAAAGAAATTTCTAAAATACTTACTCATAAATTAAGTAAATATAATAAAAATCAATGGAAGTACGGAATGAGTTGGACAGAAGTATTATCTTCTCTTAAAAAGCATTTAAATGAGTTTGAATTAGGAAAGGATTATGTAGATATTAACGAAAAGTTACTACATATTGCAGAAGTTGCAACTAATGCGCTTATTCTTTGTGAATTTTATCATATTTATCCTCAGGGTGATGATAGAATAATTGCACCAGTAGTTAAACCATGTGTTGCCTTAGATCTAGATGATTGTGTATTCGATTTCTTAGGATCATATACTAAACGCTTTGGAGTTAATATTTCAGATTATTGGAATGGAGATTATAATATGTCAGAAAACTTAAAAACACTTAAGGAAGATAAGGATTTCTGGATTAATATGCCTATTATAAATCGTCCAACATTTGAAGTAGATTATTACGTAACTGCTCGATCAATTCCTATTGAATGGACTCAAGAAGCTATTCAACGTAATAATTTACCTAAAGCAAAAATATACACTTTACCTTGGAATGTATCTAAAATCGATACATTAAAAGAACTCAAAGTAGATATTATGATTGACGATAAAGCTGAAACATTTAAGGAATGTCTTAGTAATGGGATTTTTTGTTACTTAATGGATGCTCCTCATAATAGATACTATGATGTTGGACATCATAGAATATATGATTTAAATCTTACAATAAAATAATTGAAAAAGATATCTCTATCTTCTTTTAACATTAAACCTATTATATCTTCAGCATATCACCTCGATATATCAGACGAGGAGTATTTTGGACCTAATTATAGAAATTTCATAAGTAATTCTAAGCTTAAATTAATTAATCCTGATCAAGGAGGAACTCCTGAAAGTTATAAAAACGGACTAAAATCTGAAGATACTGCATCATTGCGTTTAGGAAGTGCTATTCATGAATTGTTTTTACAAAGTGAATCATTTAGATTATGTGAGAACCTACACAAGCCTACAGCAAAACTTGGCGAGGTAATTGACAGAATTCGACATCATAGATCTAATAATGAAACAGTTTGAGATTCAATTCATTTAGCTTGTAAGGATGTTAAATACTACGTAAATAGTCTAACTCTAAATAGAATTAGAAGTATTATTAAAAAAGGTTTAGAATATTATATAAACTCTAAATATATTCAGTCAAACGATGTAGTATTATCTGATAAGGATACTGAAGTTTGTAAAGCATGTTTATCTTCACTATACTCGAATAAAAAAGTAGTAGAAGTAGTTAAACCTAATAATGAATTCTATTTAGAAGTAGAAACATATAACGAAGATTCTATATTTTTAGATATTATTGTAACCTATAAAGATAAGGAGATCGTATTACGTTTAAAAATGAAAGCAGATAATTGAACATTTAATCATGATACAAAAACAATAGTTTTAAATGATTTAAAAACTACTTCTAAACCTTTTCCTTTCTTTATGAAAGAATACGGTAGTTTTGTTCATTATCACTATGCTAGACAAATTGCAATGTATTTATGAATGTTAAAACAATATTGTGTTAATACATATAATATTGATTCCAGTTATAAATTTCTATCTAATATTATTGTTGTTGAAACATTTGGAGAGTTTCGATCTCATTGTTATAATATCCCAAATCGGCTTGTAAAACAAGGATTTGAAGAATTAACAAAGTTATTAAAAATGGTTGCATATTACGAGATTTATGGTTACGAGGAAATTGTTGAATTTGTATAAAATCCAAATCAAAGAATAAAAATTAAATGTAATTTTTTTATTTTTCTATTTGTATTTTAATATTATCAATAGTATCTTTGTACCACTAACAAAAAGAGATAATAAGAATTAATGTTTAATATTTAAAATTTTTTAAAATTATGAAAAAGTTTACAGTAAACGCTTACAGTTTGGAAGAAGCAAAGAATTTAGCAGAAGAGAATGGTTTGAAAATTGTAAAAAATGTAACTCAATCTTGGAAGAATGCTAAGTGTCCTATTGAAGGAAAGAATTTGGAGGTATTTTGTACAGAAGCTCTAAGTAAGAATGGTCTTGCTGGTCTTGCTGGCGCTGGCCTCGTTATTGCAGTAGCTCCTGGTTCTAAAGATACTCGGGAACGTCCTTATAAGTTTGTTAATAATGTTGTTGAAGGAAAACGTAAGACACAACGAGTTATTAAGATTTGTCTGACTCGAAACGATGAAGTAGTAGGAACTGCTTCAAAGAAGTCTGATGCAGAGAAGCTTGCTAAAGAGTTGATGGTTAAGTATCGTGAAGATATGTATGCTCAGATCGTTTATGAGGTTAAGGACGGTAAGGATATTGCATTTGAGTTGAAGTATGCACCTTCGACTTCCGCAAAGAAAGGCACATATGTTGTATTTGGAACAGAAGCTTCTTCTTTCTAACATATAGTTAATAAATAACTGATTCAATACCTTTAAAAGGGAGATATACTAGTTGTATCTCCCTTTTCTTTTTATGGATATAAAATTATTTTCTACTGTTTTAAAGAAAAATAACTTCAATTATACAATTGATTATCAAATAAAACAGGTGAATGTAGATACAATATTCCAATTTAGAGAGAATTCCTTAAGAGATAGTACTGTTTATTTATACTTAGATTCATGAAATAAAGTTTCTCAACAGTTTTGTTGATGAACCTTAAAATATCAATTAGTTTATATAGGCAGTGGATTATTTACTTCTGATAAACCATCTCGACCTTGATGTAGTCGCCCAACAGGACATAAAAAAGATTTTATTAAAGCATTTACTGAAAAATATCCTGGAAGATTAATTATATGTACAGTTAATGATAATTTAACAGAAAATGAATCTAGAGTTTTAGAAGCTTACATGATAAATACAGCTCTAGATAAATATAATTATCAATTAACTAGTTTCAATGATTATTCGCTAGATTTAAAATCAAATCAATTAATCAATAAAAAGAGAGGTCTTAAGCAACCAGTATTAAGAGCTATTAACTTAATAAAACCAATGTATTTAAATGGAAATTACCCTTGAGAAACTACTAGAAGGTAAAGCTACTATTATTAAAAATAAAGAATATCTTCCAACTTCTGATTATGTTTCTCCGTTTTTGGATCAAATGTCTAAATTTACAGACAATTTTACTGTTCAAGTTAAACTTCCTACTCAGATTACAACAACTGCTGAATCGGACGATGTAACATATAATAGAGTATGAATTCAAGCAATATTACCAGAAAAATATTGTATTGAAAATCATGATGAAGTATATGGTTTAGTATACGGTTTAGATGTACGTACTCCTGTTTATAAAGTATATCGTGGAATGTTAAATCGCGCATGTACAAATTTGTGTGTTTTTGATCCATCTTGAATGGAAGTAAACGAAATTAAACCAGGAGAAAATTTTGTATATCATATTACTGCTTTAATGGAGAAAGTATCTCATTTTGAAGCAACAATTAAGAAAATGAAAAATACAGTTCTTTCTAGTGATGTAGAAGAACGACACAATAGATTAGGTAATTGAATTGAAAAATGTGTTTTAGAAGAATATACTGGAACTGGAGGAAAAGTTAAACTTTCCCCATCTACAGTTATAGATGCTTATAATGGAGTTTACTTCGATTCTTCTTCTAAATATTATGTTGGCAATGAAGATTCAACTGTATTCAATTTCTATAATGCATTTACAGAAATCATTAAGGACGATAAGAAAGATATAATCAATAAGTTTGAAAAAACATTGCTTATTAACTCTTTATTTGAATTATAATGTTTATTATTAAACGAAACGGTACTAAACAAGAGTTTGATTCTTCAAAAATCGATAAAGCTATCTTATCTGCACTAAAAGCTTCTGGATGTAATACTGAGATCAATCAACCCTCAAAATATATTACAGTTGATAATGGAGATACTGTTGAAGTTATTCAAGATCGAATTGAAAATTGATTGATGTCTATATGTCCTAGCGCAGCAAAAGCATTCATTTTATATAGAGAAAAACATAAAAATATTCGAGATTGAGTAAGTAAAAAAGAAAAATTCATTGAAAGATATAAACAATCTTCTAATACAGCTAATGCAACAATTGATGACAATTCTAACGTAAGTGGCAAAAATATAGGAATATTAAACGCTGAAATACATAAATCAGATAATATTCTTATTAGTCGAGCAATGATTGAAAAAAAGTTAAAGGAATTATATCCAGAATTTGATTGCAAAAACTATACTAAAGATCTATCTAATCATATTATATATAAGCATGATGAATCAGGATTTGCAGGAGCAATAGCACCATACTGTTGTAGTATAACTATGTATCCTTTTTTAAATGAAGGGATTAAAAAAATCGGTGGACTATCTGCATATCCAAAGAATCTTGATTCATTTTGTGGAATGTACATTAATTTAATTTTTGCTACTGCTGCTCAATTTGCTGGAGCTGTTGCAACTTCAGAATTTTTATTGTATTTTGATTATTTTGCCAAAAAAGAATGAGGTAAAAACTATTATACTATTCCAGATACCATTATTACCTGTAATAGTTTAAGAAATAAAACAATTAGAAATCAAATTCATCAGTATTTTCAGCAAGTAATATACTCAATCAATCAACCTGCCGCTGCAAGAGGAATGCAAGCAGCGTCAATATAAAATTTTATTGCTTTTCTTAATTTTCTTCTGGATGTTTTAAATATTTTACTTATCTTTGTATATAATTTTAAAATAAAGTTTATATGGCAAAGAAAAGAAAATTTAACAAATCAAAAGAATGACTTATAGAACAATATGTTATTTTTGATCGTCCACGAAAAGAAATAGCGGCGGAATGTGGTTTATCAGAAGCGGGATTAAAATCTCTTCTTGCTGAATTTAAAATACTTAAAAATAAATTTACAATAGATAAAAAAGAATTAGAAAATTTAGTAAATCAAAAATTATCTGTAGAAAAAATCGCTAAACAATTAAATTGTTCTGAGACAAGTGTTTATAGATACTTGAAAAAATATAATTTAAATATATTAGCTGATCCAAAAATTTATAAACAGTATGATTCATCTAACGATGAAGAAATCATTAAAATGTACAATTCTGGTAAATCTTCAACTGATATCGCAAGATATTTTGGAATTACTCATAATACTGTTTTGACTCACCTAGATCATTGCGGGATTAAGCGAAGAAATTATTCTGAATCTCAATGAATGTATAATCAAAAAGAATTTCCACAAGATCTTAGGAATAAAGATTTAGTTTATGATTTATATATTAATCAAAAGTTAAGTAAAAAAGATCTTGGAGAAAAATACAATTGTGATCCAGATGTAATTGATAGAATTCTTCACGAGTTTAAAATTCCAGTTAGAAATAATTCAGAATCTAAAATAGGATTACGAATTGGAGAAAATCATCCTAATTGACAAGGAGGAATTACTGGATTACATTACAGACTTAGAGAAGCTTTTTATGTACAACAAGTTCCAAAAGTATTGTATCGTGATAGATATAGGTGTCAGTTGTGTGGAAGTAAAAAAGATTTACACGTTCATCATATAAAACATTTTAGAGATATTTTTCATAGAATTTTAAATGAACATAAAGATTTAGATTTGATTAATGATCAAGATCAGTTATATAAAATAGCATTACAAGATAAAGAATTTACTAATTTAAATAATCTTATTACCTATTGTAAAGATTGTCATTTTTACAAAATACATGGTTATCAAAGAAAAGAAGAAAAGTTACAGGCGCTGCAAAAATCTCCTGAATTGCTGGAAACTCCAGAAATGGACAATCAGCAGCCGAGTATTATAAATACGGGTTCAACGACTATCTCAAATGAGAGTACATCTAAGCAGATGGAAGTAGGAGACACTTTAAATAGTGATGATATAGTCTAATCTATATAGTAATATATAGCAGTTCATAAGAGAACGCAAGATAATTAGCGACTATCTTGGAATTAAAATTGTTGTTAACTTTTCATACTTTGATAAACCGTTTTTTGAGGGAATGTTTGGAGATTTTTGTTTTCCTGATGGGACTAAACCAGAATGAAGTTCTTTAAGTTGATTACAACAAGAATTTATGACATGATTTAATGCAGAAAGATTAAAAACTATAATCACGTTCCCTGTTGAATCGTTTGCGCTTGTTTATAAAGATGACAAATTTATTGACCCAGAATCAGCGAAATTTGTAGCTGAAGAATATGCTAGAGGTCATTCGTTTTTTACTTATATTAGTGATAGTGTTGATAGTCTCTCATCTTGCTGTCGTTTGAAAAACATGGTTCAAACAAAAGAATTTAATTTTACTAATGGCAATATGGGAGTTCAAACTGGAAGTAAAAGTGTTATTACATTAAATCTTAATCGAATTGTACAAGATAAATGTAAAGAACACAATCCTAGTGAAAGAACTGTATGAAAAGAAGAAATGAAAGAATATTTGATTAATATTCTTAGTAGAGTTTATAAATATCATACAGCATATAATGCATTGTTACACGATATGTTCGATGCGAATCTATTGCCTGTCTATAAAGCAGGATTTATTAATTTGGATAAACAGTATTTAACAATTGGAATTAACGGTTTAAACCAAGCTGCTGAATTTTTAGGTATTTCTTGTAATGATAACTTAGATTATAAAGAGTTTTGTCAGTTTATATTTAGTATTATTAAAGAACAGAATATTTTACATAAAACTAAAACTGAAACATATAATACAGAATGCGTTCCTGCAGAAAGTTTAGCAATTAAAAACTACAATTGAGATAAAGAAGATGGATATTGAGTTCCAACCGACACTAATTTATATGCTAGTTATATTTTTAAACCGAATGATAAAAAACTTAGTGTATTAGAGAGAATAAAACTTCATGGAGCAGAATATATAGGAGAGTATCTAGATGGAGGTAGTGCAGCACATATAAATTTAGAGGAACATCTTTCAGCTAAACAATATGAAAAACTTTTGAAATATGCTGCTGAAGTAGGTTGTCAATATTTTACCTTTAATATACCTAACTCTGAATGTGAAGAGTGTGGTTTTATTTCAAGGATAGCGATTACAAAATGTCCAAAATGTGGATCAACAAATATATCTCTATGAGATAGAATTATTGGATACTTAACTAAAATAAAAAACTGATCTTCTGGAAGACAAATAGAACAAAAGACTAGAGTTTATTCTAAAAATATAGAAAATGGTTAAATATGTAGATACTCAGGTTGTTTTTAGAGAAATTCCTGATGAGATCGCACTAGCAATTAATATTTCAGGATGTCCAAATCATTGTGAAAATTGTCATAGCTCTTATCTTGCTAACGATATTGGAACTGAATTATCTTTCAATAATCTTTTTAAATTGATTACAAGTAATTCTGGAATTACATGTGTTGTGTTTATGGGAGGAGATCAAAATCCAAGTTATATTAATTTGTGTGCAGAAGTTATTAAACAGAGTGATCTTTCTTTGAAGACGGCTTGATATAGTGGAAAACAAGAACTTAATCCTGAAATCAATATAAACAATTTCAACTATATAAAACTCGGTCCGTATGTTCCTAATAAAGGGCCTTTAGATAATCCAAATACTAATCAAAAAATGTTTTTAGTTAAAGACAATAATCTAATTGATATTACATATAAATTTTGAGGAAAACAATAAATAATTTAGCTTATTTAAATTATAATTTGATAATTGTTTATATATGATATATGTCTGATTTAAAAATAAAACAGTTTACGTTAAGTATTCCAATTAAAGGATGTTTAACTATGACTTTAAATGCAAAAGATGCTCAAGCTGCTGTAGAATCTTTTTTAGAGCATCAAGATGAATTTTTAGATCATCCTTATTGTGGTAAATTAGAACCTATTTTATCAGCAGCTTATATATATGAAACTAACATCAAATATGGAGATTAAAATTAAAAAACTTGACAAAAACGCCGTTATACCTAAATATTCAAAATATGGAGATGCTGGAATGGATTTAGTAGCTACTTCTGTTGATTATAGTAATGAATACTATATTGAATATGGTACTGGATTAGCTATTGAAATCCCTGAAGGTTATGTTGGGTATGTATTTCCACGTTCTAGCAACTCTAAGTATGATTTACAGCTTTGTAACAGCGTTGGAATAATAGACTCTGGTTATAGAGGAGAAATTAAGCTACGTTATCGAAGAATTATCAATCCTCAGCCAGGAAGAAACTTTGTAGTTAGTGATAACAATATACCTCCAATTCAATGGATAAAAGCTGATTTTGCTTGTTATGAGATTGGAGATAAAGTAGGACAAATTATGATTCTTCCTTATCCTAAAGTCGAATTTAAAGAGGTGGAAGAACTTTCTCAAACTGAACGAGGAGAAGGTGGTTTTGGATCAACTGGAAAATAATGAATTTAGAAGAGTTAATAGAAACTTTACAAAACAAATATTTAGATTTTAAACTTGGAGAGGAACAAAAAGATGTTCTTCTTCAAGTTTTTTCTATTTTAATAAACAAAGAATGAATAACTCTATCTATTTCTGGTGCAGCGGGTTCGGGAAAAAGTTCAATATGTAAATTAATTACAAGATTCTTAGAAATAAATCAAATTCCATATGTTTTAGCTACACCTACGCATAAAGCTAAGGGAGTATTAGCTAATTATACAGAACGTGATGTTATAACAATACACCAGTTGCTACAATTACGTCCAAATGTAGATATAATGGAATTAGATTATAAAGATCTTAAATTTGTATCAAATACTATCGATAATAGTATTCCAACAAACGGAATATTAATTGTTGATGAATGTAGTATGATTAATGATACATTGTTTGATTATATAATAGAAAGAGCTAAAGATCGAAATTGTAAAGTTTTATGACAGGGAGATGAAAAACAATTATATCCTGTTAAATCAAATACTCTATCAAAATCTTTTCAGACTACAAACGATTTTCATCTAAATAAAGTTTATCGCCAACAAGAAGATAATCCATTATTAGAAATTATTACAGAATTAAGAGATAAGCCTAAAAATAGATTTTATAATATTACTTCAAATAATGGAACTCTTAAGTGCTATAATAATTGAAGAAAATTTATATCAGAATATATTCCTCTATTTAAAAAAGTAATAGAAACCCAAGATCCAACTTTAATCAAACTATTAGCTTTTACTAACCGACGAATAGAGGCTTTTAATAAAGTTATTAGAGATTCATTATTTAATGATAAGGAAGAATACCATATTGGAGAAATTTTAGTTGGATATGATAACTCAGAATATGGAAAAGCGAATTTTCTAAAAAATACTATTATTAACTCTTCTGAATATGTTATTAAACAGATTACTAAATGTCACCGCTATGTTGGATTAGACAATTATCCTGGATATTTATTAAATCTGTATTCATTAGATTTTAATGAATGTTTTGATATATTTATTTTATCGAGAGATCTTTCTGATGATAAGTTAAAAGGTCTATCGGTTATGATTGAAAGTATTCGCCTATCAGCAATTCAAACTAAATCAAAACTACAAGCTAACAAAATTTGAAGAGAGTATTTTAATTTAATGAGTTCGTTTTTAACTCCTGTTGACCTAACTTATCAAGGAAGAATAATTAGACGAAAAAGCTTAGATTATGCATATTGTATGTCTGTACACAAAAGTCAAGGCTCAAATCTAAATACTGTACTAGTTGATATGGATAATATTTTAACTTGTCATAATTATGAACTACTTCGTCAATTACAATATGTAGCTCTTTCAAGAACTCGTAAAGATATAGGTATGTTAATTAAATAAATATTATGCACGATATATTAATCACACGTGATAGTAGAGGTAAAATTAGAATTGTAGATATTAGTTGTGAGTGAGAAGATGCTCTACATGGATTTGCTTTAGTTAGAAAAACAAGTCAAATGGGAGGAAAAATTACAGAACAACCAATAATAAATATAGATCGTGGGAAAGCAGGAAGAACTGTTACTGAACAAGCTAAATTAACATATAATAGTCATATTAAGAAGTATCTTGATAAAGGGTATAAAAATCTAGCTGATTTTGGAGTTAACAGTTTAGAAAATTGTGATGTAGATAAACTATTGCCATTAGAAGTTACTGATACAAATGGAATACGTAAACCTATGTTAGCGAAATCAGCAGATGATTGCGCAATATCTGTTTTCGAACATGACTTTTTTGGATCTCGTAAATTAGATGGAGTTAGATGTCTTATGTATTATTCTGAAGGCGAAATACATACTGCGTCTAGAGGAGGAAATAATTATGATATTGCGGCTACTCATATTATTTCGGACCCAAAATTAATTGCGTATTTTAAGGAAAATCCTACAGTAATGTTAGATGGGGAATTATATATTCATGGCAGATCTCTACCTTATATTTCTGGATTATGTAGACTACAAACTCTTGATGAAAAACATTCCGAATTAAAGTATTGAATTTATGATTTAGCTATTCCAGAAGTAGTGTTTAAAGATCGATTAATAATGCTTGATGAATTAAAAATTGCTGTTGATGGATCTGATAAAATAGTAATTGTTGAACATATTCCTGTTAGCTCTTGAAGCAATATAAAGAAACTTCATGATAAATTTGTTAAGGAAGGTTTTGAAGGCTGTGTAATTAGAAATCCTGAAAAGGAATATGGCTTTAATAAAAGAGATAACCGTATGATTAAAGTGAAAGAATTTCAAGATGGTGAGTTTAAAATAGTCGGAATTACTGAAGGATTACGTCCTGAAGATATGTGTTTTTCTCTTGAGGCTTCAAATGGAAAGTTATTTGACGCTAAGCCAATTGGCGATCGACAATTAAAAGAATGATATCGTAATAATATCGATAAGATAATTGGTAAGTATGGGACTGTAAAATATTTTGGTTTAACACCATATGGTGTTCCAAATCTTCCAGTTTTTAAAGCTATTAGAGATATATTAGAATAATGACCTTTACCGAATTCAAAAATATTGTTGAAAATTTTCAGCAATATTTAAATAAATGTTCTAAACTACACCAAGAAGGAATAAATATATATAATTCTGATCTTTATAAACCTATAGTAAGTGCTTTCTACGATTTATTTGAATCAAAGTTCGATGAAGATAGAAGAAATACTTTACATTGGTATATAAATGATGCAAATCCTGAAGATTGTAATATAAGAGAACTTTACGCACTTATTGTACTAAATAAAGATATGTATAATGATCCTGTAAATGGGAGATATTTTGAGCTAAATTCTGAAGAAATTCAACAACTATATAATTCTTAACTATATCATCTGATAAAATTAGTGTGTAAATTTTAATTAAATAGTGAAAATAATATAGTTATATCATATAATATTTTAGTAAAAATTTACATGCTAATTTTAATAAATTTTTATGTATGCAAAAAATCACATTTAAAAAGGAGGATTTAGAGTGTCGCAAGGTATTTTTTACCAGCGACACTCATTAGCTATTTTAAACATGGAAATATAATCAAATACTGTAATCGTCCATTTGAATCATCTTCTGATATGAATAACGCTTTAGTATCAAATTGGAACAAAGTTGTTGCTCCTAATGATATTGTGTTTCATCTTGGAGATTTCTGTTTTGGTGATAGAAAAACTTGGAAAAGTTTTTGTAGCAAATTAAATGGAACTAAATATCTAATTCAGGGTAATCATGATCGAGAAAATGAAATTTATTATGAAGGTTTTGAATTAGTTTGTGATATAGCTCAAGTTGCAATTTATGATAATGAATTGGAGGATTATAGTACATTAATATTATGTCATTATTGTTTAACAACTTGACCAGGACAATGAAATGGAGCAGTACATTGTTTTGGACATAGTCATACAAGTCCTTATAGTCAAAATCAGGCTGATTACGATTATATTCAACATAGGGCTTTACCAAGTTATGATGTAGGAGTAGATAATAACAATTTTACACCTATATCTTATGATGAATTGAAAACAATTTTTACAAAACAATTATTATATGGACATCATTAAAAAAGCTTCAGCATTGACTGCAGAATATATGAATAATTATCAATCTCCAGATTGGTTAACTTCAAAAGGCATAAATTCTAAATACAAAGATATTTATGATATAGCCTACGAATATTATTATCGACAATTAACCCAAGTAGAAGGAGATATTATATTAGGACAACAAATATGGATGTAGGATTAATATTATCATCATATAATAATACATTTAAGTATTATATACAACAACTATTTAATATTTGGAAGGATAAAGGTAGTATAAGTATATTAGTTGATCTTGATTTAAAATCAAATGAAACTAAACATTCTATTAATGATGCTATAATGATTATTAAAAACGCTCAGGAATTAGGCGCTAAAATTATAGTAAATTCTAAAGAACCTAACAAATATACTTTATATAAAAATTATTTAGAAGTATTTGATAGCTTCTGCATAAGTTCTCCTGCAAAATATGATATTATATTAAGTAGTAATGCTGGACTAGAGCAAGCTATGTTAATACTTCAAGAAACAGCCAGATATTATAAATTATATAAAAATGAAACTAACAATAAGTAAAAATGCTAACATTAATTATTTAGCTCGAATTGTACAAGTTGATACATTTCATCCGCATCCTAATGCAGATAAACTAAAATTATGTACAGTAGAAGGATATATAATTTCTACAGGAATTGATAGCGTTGAAGGAATATATATATATATTTTCCCGTTGAATGTGTAATTAATCCAAAATTTTTAAAATATCATAATTTATATAGGAAGAAGGAATTGAACCAAAATCCTGAACAATCTGGATTTTTTGAAGAATCGGGAAGAGTTAAATGTATTAAACTCAGGGGGATTGCTTCTGAAGGTTTTATTATGCCTATAAATTCCTTAATTTCTTATATAAACGATAATGTTAGTTTTGATTATCCTATTGGAACAGAATTTGACACAATTAATGATGAACTATTTGTTTGGAAATATGTTATTAAAACTAATATTTCTAATTCAAAATTAGGTGTTAAACAACCTAAAAAGGTACTCAATATAGTTGAAAATCAATTTCGATTTCATGTGGATACTGTTCAATTGCAAAAAGCAATTACTAATATTAATCTAGAAGATATTATTCAAATATCCAATCTTTCCAGAAGAACATTACTACAAATTTTGTTCATCTCGTAAAGTTATTAAGGATTGCAAATTAAACCCTAATTTAACAAAAGGGTATTATGATTGTGATATATGGAATATTGCGTTTAATGTAATCGAAGAGTATTTACAAAAAGGATTAACCGTATATGCATAAATCGTTGGATATATGCCTAATGGACAAATGATTCAAAAAGACTACGATTATAAATGTGTATATAATCCTAAATCGTTTGATTATCAAAAAATGACCCCTAAACAAATGTATCATGCAAGATTGTTTGATATTATTGTTTATCGAATAACTTATACAAATGTTGATGGAAAAGTATTTGAATTTTCAACACAACAAGTTAAAGAATTTTGTAAAAAATACAGTTTGCATTCAGTTAAGGAACTCTATTATGGTAGAGCAGAAAACCTCTTTCCTAATTTAAATATTAATGAACATTGGCATGAGGAATTTTTAACTAATCTAAGAAACATGTATCTTGAACAAAGATCTGTATTATGTAATAATAATGTTCCTGAAGAAGGTATTGTACTTCGTCGAGAAGTAAATGGTATAGATGTATATAAACTTAAATCAATTAATTTCCTTGAAAAAGAATCTAAAATGTTAGATAGAGGGGAAATTGATATTGAATCAAATCAATAATTATATGGAAATAAAGGATAAAGTTGAACTTCCTATAATGGACGATCGTATTTGGAAGTTATTTAATATTTTAATTAATACTGAGCCTAAGTGCGTATGCTCTAATATTTTAGTATATAATATCAACGATATAGATATTAAATTAATTTGGGAATATGAGAAAGAAGAAGATAAATTTAAACCATACACTTTTGTAAACCCAATTAATGAATATTGCAATGATTCTAATTATGTTATTTCTGCTATAACCTGCAGTTATTCTCCAAGCTTAGTTACAACAGGAAAAATTAAGTTTTTTATTGATACTCCCTATAAAAAATATTGTGTCCGAAAACTTACTTTTGAAGAACAGTATGTTTATCAAAAGAAATTATACGGAATCTATTTTAATTATGATATAAACTATCTAAATCAATTTTTGCCTAAATCTGATTTATCTGGAATAGATTTGGATGCACCTGGGTATGAACAAGTATTAGGCTATGAACAAAAAATTATTGAAGATTCTGAAAGAGTCAAAAAGGATTAAATATATTTATAGAATAGCTAATTCTTTATATAAAGAAGGATATGAATATATAGTTATTGGCGATTTATCACAAGAAGACTTTCTAAAGTCATTTTCTATTCAATCAAACATTGTTCGATATTTTACAATAGATGATTGGTTTATTAGAATGCAATCAGGAAGTCTTCTTCCTTATGTATGTTCTATTCTTTCTAAAGCAAATAAAATTAAGGAATATTTAAATATATATTCTAAACCAGATCTTTTAGCGTTTCGAAAATTAGTTAAATCAGGAATACTTTCTGATAACGAATGTGTACAAGAATGCTTATGAGCAATTCAAATTATTAAAGAATATCGAGTAAATAGAGTTAATGTTACTAACCAGAATTATATAAAATCTGACATAATCAAAATGTTCTTAGAAGAAGTAAACCCAATATACAAATCAAGTTTAAATAAAACTATATAAATTAAGTATTACTTCATCTATTTGCATAATTTTAAATTATAGTAATGAAACAAAATAAATTAAATAATAGGAGGACCCTGTATGTCTAAGATATTAGTATTACAGGGTCCTCCATAAATCTAGCTTCTGGAAAATCTACCTGCGCTAGAGGACTCATTAAAAATAACAAAGAATGGGTTATAGTTTCTAGGGATTCTATTAGAGAATCTAGAGGAGATTATTGGGTTCCCGAACAGGAGGATTATATATCTTCTGTTGAAGAATTTCAAATTCGATCTGCTATTCAACATAATTTAAATGTAATTATAGATGCTACAAATCTTAATCCAAAAACTATTAAAAAATGGAACAATTTAGCAACAGAATTAAATTGTAGTATCGAATATAGAGAGTTTTATATTCCATTTGAAGAAGCGTTAGAAAGAGATCGAAATCGAGAAAGACCTGTTGGAGAGAAAGTACTTAAACGTTTTTATCAAAGATATTATAAAGAAAAATATTTAGAAGAAACTAAACGTACTGATAATAGAAAGATCCTACCTCCAAACTCTAATCTCCCAAATTGCATTATCTGTGATTTAGATGGAACACTTAGTATCATGAAAGATCGCAATCCTTACGATTTAACAAAAGTTAAAGAGGATCGTTGTGATCCAAGATTACAATATTTATTAAACTTAATTAACTCGTACTTTAAGAATAACATACATATATTCTTCTTTAGTGGAAGAGAGGGTACAGAGCAATGTTATACTGATACATTTGAATGGCTATCTAAATATATAGACTTTCCTATTACTTTATTTATGCGTAACGAAGGCGATTATCGTCCAGATGAAATTATTAAAATAGAGCTTTATAATAAAGTAATTAAAGATAAGTATAATGTTTTATGTGTTTTTGATGATCGAGATAAGGTAGTTAAAGCTTGGAGAGAATTAGGATTATTAACGTTACAAGTATATTATGGAAACTTCTAATAAAAACATTAAAATTGGAGTAACTAGCAATAATATTAACGCAACTTTTGAATTACCGTGGGATGCTAGTTATGAAGAAATAATAAGAGTATTTCGATTAATTTCACTAGGTTTAGAATATTTACCTAATACAATTGACAAATATTTAACAATTCCGAAAGATGACGAGTAATGAATTTAATGAGAAGTATAAAGATCATTTAGAAGAAGGTTTTGAAGGATTGGTTTTTCTAAACGAAGAAATTATAGACTATTGTGATAAAATATTTCAGATTCTCCTTATAACAAATCCTAATTTTACGTATAGCCAAATTAAACGTAAGTGAGGAACAAGTAGGGTGTACATAAATAATGTAGATATTCGGATATGTAAAATAATAGAAGATAATATTGATCGTATTATTCTTAAACTTCAAGGAAATGAAATCTAAATTTGTAATTGTAGAATGACCAGAAATACAATCTTATATAGATAAAGAAGGATTTGATAATAATTGTTGCCTTATTAATGATGATACTTGACTTGATCAATATGGGGCACTTAGTTACTTTGTCAATGAAGAGTGGAAACACAAAGTAGATGAAAAAATATATTCTTAAAGTTATCATAAACTATAGAAATCATGTCTACGCACTGTACACTTACAATTAAATTATCTAATAGAAATTACAAAGGGATATATTGTCATTTTGATGGAGATATTGCTTTAGAAACTTTAAATAAATTTTGAACAAAAGAAGAAGATGTTCAAAAACTAATAGATAAAGGGCATATAAGTAGTTTAGGTAAAAATATTAGTAGTACTGCATTTTATACAGACCGAGGACAAGATCTAAATTTTTATTCTGGAGATACTATTAAGTGAAGAGAACCTTATAATTATATTTATATACCTAACAAACAGCAATGATATTTATATAAAATGAATATAAGTGATATTAACGCTCCATACTTAGAAAAAACTATTTTCTTTAAATATATCTTATATACAACTATCAATAATATAGAATTCACAAGTGATATATTAAATGGGGTAGTTATTACTGATTCTTCGAGTTATTCTTCAATTATCTCGTCTTATATAACAGATATTCATCATGATTTAATGTTAGATTATGATGCATCTTTTGTAATACTTTCTACCGAATGCGATACAAAATATTAACTTCAGAAATAGATGCTACTTCAATGGACAAATATACATATCTTAAAGATATTGAGAAGGTACCTATCCAACATCTAGAAAATAAACGCATTAAAGGATTCTACTGTAATTGAAACGAGTATACGTTTTGAATAAGTGAAAATGATTTTAACAAAATATGTATAATAGAAAAATATGATAAAGAAATATAGAAAGAAACCTATTGAAATAGACGCTATTCAATATACAGGTAATAACGTTAGCGAAATTGAAAATTTTGTAGGAACTAATCTTTTACATTATAATACTCAAGAAGAAAATAATTATCAACTAGGAATTCCAACTTTAGAAGGTATAATGAAAGCTTCTATAGGAGATTACATTATTAGAGGAGCTAAAGGTGAATTCTATCCTTGTAAGCCTGATATATTTAAAATAACATACGATGAAGTACAATGTTAATTAGAAATAAAACAGTATATATATTTGATATAGAGGTGTTTCCAAATGTATTTCATTGTTCTGTTAAAAATACTGAAACAAAAGAAATAACGCATTTAGAAATTTCTTCTAAACGTAATGATTTGATGAAAATTGTAGATCTCTTTTGGCAAATTAAAACAGAAGACCAGAAGAGTATTTGAAACAAAAATTATACTACTGATCTACAATTTAATGTCGATAAAATAATGTGCGGATAAATTTGAAATTTTCTAAATGTCCCTGTTACTATGTAACAGAAAATCGGGTGAATTGCTGGAAACTCCCTCTGGGACAATCAGCAGCGAAGCTACAGAAGTACATAAAAGTATGTAGAACGTTCAACGACTAATTCTTGAGTAGTACAAACAATAATAGAAACACGAGCGCCCGACTTAATCTTTTATAGATTAAGATGATATAGTCTGAACTATATAGTAATATATAGAATTATTAGTTAAATGCTAATAAGTTAACAAATTGATAATATTTTGCATTATGATACCCCAATTATCAATTATATTATCGATTATCATCAAATCATGCAATATAAGACATATAGAGAAATCTGTCAATCAATTTATAACTTAAATCGTCTTATAATTACATCTACTGATGGAAATTTTACATCCTGAAGTAAATGAAAATATAAAGTTTATTTTGAGTCATTAGATCTATTAACAATGTTATATTCTCAAAAGCTAAGAGTAGGATTGAAAGAAATGCAGGTAACTATGCAGTATCATAATGTCCAAGAATATGATGGGGATTTTTGCTCTGATTTACCTGTTTCAGAAATTCCAAATATGGTTAGTTATTGTGATAATGATGTTAATAGTACTGAAGCACTACTTTATAGATGTAAAAAAGATATTGATTTAAGAATTGCTATTGAAGATGAATATGGAGTAAAGGTATTAAATAAAGATGGAGTAAACATTGGAATGAAAATTATTACTCAAAAGTACCTCGAAAAAACAGGACAAACTTGGAATCAAATTAAAGATTTAAGATCTCCTTGTGATCAAATTCCATTAAAAGATGTTATACTTCCTTTTGTGAAATTTAACACTCCAGTTCTTCAAAATTTATTATCTGAAATTAAAGAACTTACCGTTTCTCCAGGGCGTAAAGGTCTAGAAAAGAAATTTATCCTTGGAGGAGTTGAACACTTATTTTCAGTAGGCGGATTGCATTCTGTTAACAAACCAGAAGAGATAATTCCTAATGAAAATCAAATATTAGTCGATAAAGACGTAACGAGTCTTTATCCTAGTATGATTATAGAACATGAATTTTACCCTAAACACCTTGGTCGGGAATTCCTTGAAGTATATAAACAAATTAAAGATGAACGTGTTGCAGCAAAAAAAGCGGGTGATAAAATTAAAAATGAAACACTAAAATTAGCTCTTAACGGACTCTCAGGTTGAGTTTTATAATCAGCCCCTTCATTCAGGAATGGATGATGTGAATGAACCAAAATCGGTGAACATCTGAAACGATAACACCGAGGTAACAGTAGAATGTAACAATTCTTCTGCACCGTACAGCGTAGAAACTGAAACTTCTAATGAAGAATAAAATGTTTCCAAGAGTGGTTCTCTCCAGAACGGAGTAAAATGTACGCGGGACTGCATAGAACAGAAATATGCAGAAGTTAAGATAAAAAGCTTAACGATAACACAATCGAACCTTCAAAATGAGCATAATTTTTGTTATAGCCCCTTTACCGTTATGCAGATTAAATTTTAGTCTGGCTATATAGTAATATATAGATTAATTAACTCTTTTAATTGCTGAAAACTCTGACCGTGAAAGACGAAGACAATCAGCAGCCAAGTTATACTATATGATTTTAAAAAATAAGGAACTTAATCTTGAAAATGAATATTTTAAAGTAGTAGCATTTGATGAAGAACGCTACAAAGAATCAAATAGACGACGTTTATACTATTTGATACAATGTAAAAGATGTGGCAAAGTATTTTCTAGAAGAAAAGAAGCTATTATAAATGGATTTAATATAAAATGTCCAAATTGTATTAGAACAAGATTTGGTGCTACATTAAATACACTATTGTATAACGTATATATTCATTATAAAAATAATGCAGCACAACGTAATATAAATTTTAATTTATCAGAAAAAGACTTTAAAGTTTTAGTTAAACAGAATTGTTATTATTGTGGACAAGCGCCTACTAAAACTAAAACTGCTAGTTATAAAAATGAATATGAAGAAATAAACGGAATAGATCGAATCGATTCGTCAAAAGAGTATTCTTTAGATAATTGTGTTCCTTGTTGTGAAATGTGTAATAAAATGAAAAACACTTATACACAAGATGTGTTTTTTGAAAAAATTACTCAAATATATAATCATAGTATAAAAGGTTCAACGACTATCCTGCAAGGGAGTACATTACAAGCTAATGGTAATGGAAATAGAGAGTATCCAAAAATGGATAAAGATATAGTCTAATCTGTATAGAAATATACAGCAGTTCATAAAAGAACGTATATAGGATTTGCGACCTATATAGAATATAATGTAGAATTAACGGTCAACTATTGTTATTAATGTTAGCTGAAAGGCTAATAAGTGTTGGAGCACGCATTATAAACACAAATACGGATGGTATATTCTATTTAATTGATAAGAATCGGCTTAAAGATGACGAAAAAGTTTGTAAAGAGTGAGAAACTATAACTAAACTTAATCTAGAAGCTGATTATTTTGAAGCAATGTTTCAATTTGCAATTAATGATTATTTAGCTATTAAAGAAGGTTATTCAAAAACACATGATCCTAGTTTACTTAAAACAAAGGGATTATTTATAGATCAAGTAAAACTTGGTAAAGGGATGGCAGCTACTATTATACCTGAAGCTATAATTAAACGATTAGCTGATAATATTCCTGTTGAGGAGACAATTAGAAACTGTCAAGATATTCATAAGTTTCTAACTTATCAAAAAGTTAGTAAGGATTACTCAGTAGAATATGATGGAAAACTTATACAGCGAATAAATCGCTATTATGTATCGACCGATGGCCCTTGGCTTTATAAATGTAAAATTGATCATAACGGCAACCGTTATAAATATATTAAACTATTAACTGATTCAGGAGTAACTATTTTAAATAAGATTGAACCTAACATGCCTTTGCCAAAAAATATAAATTATCGTTATTATATTGCCGCTGCTCAGAAAATAGTTAACTGCTTTAAACAAAAACAACTAACACTATTTTAGATGATTAATAAGAACTTCATTCAATCTCTTCTTGAATCAGATAATTATTATTTCAGTGGAATTTAAACAACTACTGCTCTATCTACAGATAAAATTCAAGTTTCTTGATTTATAATTAAGTTAGCTCATAGAGGAACAGTTATCAAAGGGCAACATGTATTAATAAATAAGGTATATGGATCATGGACTCTTCAAGTTAGATTCTGTGATCCATATTCTGCTGATGAAATAGATTTATTTGAAGAACCGATATCTATATCCGAAGAAGATATTGAATTAATTAAACAACTTAAAGTAACTCAAAATAAACATGACTAAGCTAATTAAATTTGGTGCAGAATGATGTAACCCTTGTAAAGCACTAGCTCCTATCTTAAACGAAATTAAAAATCTAATTGAAATTGTAGAATACGATGTTGATGAAACTCCAATTGAAGTACTTCAGCAGTATAAAATTAGAAATATTCCTGTTTTAGTTATTGAAAAGGATGGAGTTGAAATATGGAGGCATGTTGGTACTATTTCTAAAGAAGATTTAGAAAGTAAAATAAAAGAATATATTTAATTATATTGACTAGATATGAGATTAATTAAACCATCTTTTGAAATAATTGAACAAGAACCAGGTTTAGAAGGAATATATAAGGCTATTGAACTTGCAGGGAGAAATTGCTACAAATCTGAATCTAATATAAAAGAAGGAAGCGCAAAAGAATTTGTAGATCGTATGGTTAAATCTAAACACCTTGCCATGTGTGAACATGGTACTGTATATTTAAAGAATGAAAATACTGATTCTAACGAATTATCTAAATATATAAATAACAAATATTCTATCTATAAAAATAAATATATAGGAAAGAAAATTTTTCAGAGTGATATAGATTATTACTCTGAGTACATTACTACAAACTATAGATGTTTAGTAGAAAATAATTGGCTTGACGATTTACAATATCTCTGTGATCCTACAGAATTTCATGAAAAAAGAATCATGGTACGTTTTATTTGCGATCGTGGCGTATCTCATGAGTTTGTACGTAATAGAGGGGCGTTTGGTAATGCTTTTGCCCAGGAAAGTACTCGTTATTGCAATTATTCTAAGAATAAATTTGGTAATGAACTTACTTTTATTATTCCCTGTTGGATGGATGTTAATAAATTTCCAAAACATACTATTATTAGTCATGATGACTATGGAGATTTAATTAGTGAATATTATTTTCATCTTAATGGAAAGGAAACTTCTTATTTTAAACCCTATAAAATTACTCCTGAAGCTAATTTTATAACTGCTTTACAAATATCAGAACAACTTTATTTAGAATTATTACTTCAAGGCCAAACTCCTCAACAAGCAAGAGCAATATTACCTAATGCCTTAAAGACGGAACTTATAATGACAGGATATATTTCCGATTGGAAACATTTCTTCAAACTAAGAGATTCCAAAGCAGCTCATCCTCAAGCTTATGAATTAGCTCATCTTTTACACGAAGAGTTTATTAAAAGAGGTTATCTAAACTAGATATAAAAATGTTAGAATTACTACTAAAAATAGCGCAAGAAAAAGTAGGTTGCGATTTTGATTATTATAAAGGTTATAATTTACTTAAAGATAGTTTAGAAGGACTTGATGAACAAACTATTAATAAATTATTAATTGGAGAATATTCGTTAAAATATACTGATAATAACAAAGGAGAAGTTGTAGATGTACCTCAAACAAATCCCTTGAATATTTTATCTTTAATAGAATGTAAGCTTAATAGTATTGCTGATGCTTATAAAGATATTCAATTTGGACAATTTGTTTACTGGAAGAAAAGCATTACTATTGATATTACAGATTATATTAAATTAACGGATTCATCTCAGAACTATATTACCACACTATTAGATGATCCGATTATATACGCTTATAATAGTCTAAAAGAAAGTTTAGATAAAGATCTATTTACATTTGCTAATATTAGTATAATTATTGAGAAATTATTTCCTAATAATACTGATATATCGGATCGAGTTTCTAAAGCTTCTAAACAACTACGAGAGATTATTTATAAGCTAAATCATCCAAGTAGTATTGCAACATTATATGATAAAGGAAAACTTGATCGATATATTACTACTCAACTAGAATTAGATAAATTAAGTGAAATACATCCGTCTTTACTTTGTTGTAATGCAGGATATTTTGCACCTGATGGAAAATATTATGGTTTAAATGGAACTAAAGCAAATTTTTTACATATAAAGATTGCAGATTTACTTCAACAACAAGAGATTATTCCAAAGGATTGTAATACTCCAGATAGGTGGTTAGAAGAACATGGATGGATTAAACAATCAGGTTCGATGTTGTTATATGGTGGGTATTTTTATAATATATCTATTACTAAAGAACAGATAACTTCTATAGAACGAATCCTTAGCCAAAGTTATAATTATATTGAACTTCAACATATTGAAAATTCAATTCCTGTAACAAGATTATCCGAGATAGAGAATATTCAATTACGAAAACATTTTAGTTAATGCAAAAAATAATCTCCGTTCAGGGGAACAAGTGAAGTGGTAAGGATACTGTAGCAAAAATGTTACAATATCTTCTTAGTACTCCTAAAATATTACATAAATATGATTTATACTGTAGATTAAAATGATTTAAAAAAGATTATAAAATCGTACGTTATGCTGATAAAATGAAAGAAATGTTAGCAATATTATTAAATACAAACGTACAAAATTTTGAAGATAGAGAGTTTAAAGAGCAATATTATGTAGATTTTAATACGTTGCAGTTAATTCACGTTGATGAATCTAATATTAATGCTTTTAAAGATAAAATATTGTCAGATACAAGATTTACAAAAGAAATCAAACGTGTAAATCCAAATTTGACAAAAAACTATTTTCTATCTATTAGACAAATATTACAATATTTTGGAACAGAAATTATGCGTTTTTATTTTGGAGATAGGTTATGAATTCTGTCTACTTTAAATAATAGAGGATCGAATATTATTATTTCTGACCAAAGATTTATTATTGAAAATATTACTACATATAATTTAGGTGCTGTTATTATTCATATAACTCGACCTGGCTGTGAAAAAAGTTCTCATTCTTCTGAAACAGAATTAGATAAACTTTATCAAGATAAAGCCTATTCTTATTTAATTGAAAATAACGGAACATTGAGAGATTTATTTAATAATTGTAAAAAATTAGTTCAAGATGGCTTGTTCGATTAAAAGATGTCCTATTTGTGAATCAAATAAAATTTCTCATGAATATCAAGATGCAGTTTATGGGAAATATATACGTGTATTTAATCAAGGCACTAAAGTTGAGAAATGTACAGTTTGTAATAATGGTACTCCAAAACGAAAATAATAACATATAAAATAAAAATACCCTACATGCTTCGGCGTGTAGGGTATTTTTTTTAAAATATAGATGTAGATGTACCTAAACCTCGAAGTGCTCCAAAATTTTCAGTTACTCCTACTCATAATTCTCTATCTCCTGTTAGTACTTCTCCAACATTATTAAACATGTTTTTAAATATACTATATGCGGGAGGATTTAGATCTCCAATCATTCCACTTATAATATTTTGTACAGGACCATCTTGAAAAGATCCATAAAGAGCACTTGCAGTTCAACGTTTTATTCACGGTTCCTCTTTGATATCATCTCAAGAAAATAGAGCTTTTACTAATAAACCTAATAATAACATAAGTAACATATCATGTAAGAAAAGGAATAGATTTGCTCTTTTTATATCGTCTTTTCATAGTTTATTAAACTCAGATGTATTAAGAGTAGATAATGCTTTTAAATACGAAAACATAGACCACATTATTCCTTCCTGAGGTCTACCTACTCATTCATAGAAATATTCTCATTTATCTCCTTCTTTAAGTTCATTCTCAAGTATAATATCTACTATAGGCTGTCCATTTTCATCAAACGTAATTCGTCTTACAAATTTATTTCCATTTTCATCGACTGCTATTTTATAACTCCCCTGATCATAGGTACCAGGCTTTAGTACTCATTGTTCTAGTTTTGCAGATATAAAAGTTCGGAATTGTAGAAAAAAAGATCCTAAAAACATGTGCTTTGCTAACATCTGAGTATTTTTATCGTAATGTCCAAAACACATATCTGCAAATGATTTAATACTAGCAGATTCTCTTGCTGTATAAGCTTTAGGCAAAGCGTCTCCATCTTTTAAGTTATATCCTTCTCTATTAAACTGTTCTAGCATCGTGATATATAAAGCATGTTGTTTACGGTATTCTTCGCTATTTACGTTAGGATTAGCAGAATGTAATAAGCTGAAACGTTTATCCTTTTTAAAATCATATACTAATTCTTCATTAACAACACTGTGCGCATCAAAACATCCATCATGCATCATCTTTGCAACTAATGTTGTCATTCGATGTAACATATCAGGAGCTCTTGAAAACATATATAACTGATTACTATCAAAGTTTAATATTCCCATTTTACTTAAACTCATCTCTCGATGTAATTGATCAGCATCAGAATTTGCCATACCGTATTGTCAATTCATATACTCTAACAGTGTAATTTTTCCAATAGACTTTGGAGCTTCCTTTAATACTGTCGTCATTGCTTTAGTAAAATCTTTCATAGTAAATTGATCCTTACCATAAATTCCAGCAGCAGTTCTAGATAATCCAATTCAAATGCCCTGTAATGTTTCTCTAGTACCTGATTTAAGGTTAAATCCAAGTGTAGTAGCTGTTGCTACTTGTTTTAGCATAGCCATAAACTTATATGCTGGTTGAAGTCCCTCGTCCATTATAGGTTCGTTATAGATATTTAATTGAGTATACTTTTTTATAAATTCAATCAGATTATCTACCTTTTGACCATAAAAGAATTCTTGACACAATAATCCAATTTTAAATCCTTGAATTAAAGGAAGAAATTTAGAACTTACCTCTTCTGTCACGTATACATGTAAATAACTTCTAATAAGATCTTCAAGATTAGTTTCCATACTCTCTACACCTTCATCATTAAGTATCTTGTTACGTGTAGATTGATCAATTCTGAATTTATTATATACTTCTAAACTATCTCGTTCATAATTAGTTTTTTCCTCCTCTTGAGCATTAAAAAGTTGTCTAAAATTAGTTGCTTCTTGATAACTAAATTTTAAAGCTTTTCATACTCCTCCTTGTTTAGCTTGAGATTGAAATGAACCAATCATTAATGGAACTTGATAATATTCTCCAGATGCTTTTGCCTCTTCAATCGCAGTCTCATTACCTCTAAATTTAATTTCATTAACTATTTCTAGAAATGTTGAAACTAATTCTTTGTCTGCTCCTGTTAATTCTTCAGGATGTTTTAAAGAAAATTCTTTTGCGATTTTTCCATTAGCATCTTTAACAAATAGATCATCATAAAATCTAATTTCCCCTCCAAATGCTTTTATTTGATGATGTGCCTTATAAAAACGTTGAAATACTCCTTGAATTTTTTTATTTCATTTTAATTCTTCTTTACGAATCTGTTCCTCATGTAATGCAATCAATCTACCCATTTCTTGGATATTTTTTGAATCAGCATTACTAATACTAGTTATATTGATTCCTAAACTTACTCCTCCTTTAAATCCAATTCAATTACTCGGGTCTTTTTCAATATAGTATCTGTATCCATTTAACTGATTTAATGCTTTTAATAATAAACTGTACGATACTCATATTGGATCATTAGGATTAGGCTTTTCGTTTACTAATTTGCGATATTTATTACGTAGTGCTTTAATTCTACTAAGCACTCATTCTTTTTTACTTTCTAAGGTATTTTCATCAGGACCTATAGTTCAATTCATTAATTTATTTCATTCTTCCTCTTGAATTAAGTCATTAACTGTAAATAATACAGATTCTAATGTATTTAGAAAGTTATTTGATGATAAATTGTTTTTAATGTTTGCAATTCTACAAAGTCTACTAAAATTATCTAGTAAAGTTTCATTATATTCTTCTACTCCTTGTGAAGTTCAAATATTTAAACTTTTAATTCGGCTAATTTTAGTTCCAGAAATTAAATTACTGTACTCATTTAAGTAAATCATTACTTTCATTAAATCAATATTACCATTAGTAGCAGGTAAAACAGTCTTAGGATCAATACCTTTATCTGTTAGAAAAGTACCTAATATAGATGTACCTTTAGCTAATTTAAGGGTTTGATTTAATTCATTATTAGTAATAGAAACAATCTCTGTAACTCCTTCTTTTTCAAAAATAAATATACCTAAATCGTTTAAAATACTATTTTTTCTAAATAGCCATTTTTGATCAATATACTGTTTAAAATGTTTTTCTAAAAATACATCTTTATTAACACTATCGTCTGGAGAAAGTTCGCTTGTTGTTATTTCCCCACGTATCGCAGCTTCAATTCGATCTGCTAATGTTGCTAGTTCTCCTGCTTTACGTTCATTAATTCTATTAATATATGATAACAGTTCTTTTTCTAATTCAGATTCATTTTTAGCATAATATACTTTGCGATTATATTTATCTCAAAATTTATATATACCCTTAGCAGATTCTTCTGTATTTTTTGGAATACGTTTTACAAAAGTTGGAGAGTTCCTATAATACTCGTATGTTGAATTAGTAGTTTGAACTTTTCTAGATAAGGTTACATCGGGGAATAGTGTATTAAATGGTTTGGCTATTTTATCAATTAAATCAATATTTGTATCTTCATTTGGACGAATTGGAACAATTTTCTTAACATTTTCGTAAATTTTTCCACCAGGCTCCGTGCCTCTAGGATTTCTTACAATTTTTGTAGAATCAAAAATAATTTCATTTAAATTCTCTACTGTTAAACCATTAGTATTGTAAGATAAATCTAATTGAATTGGAACTACATTTATATCTGCAGTTTTAATTCCATATTGTTCTAAAATCATCTTGTAGAAGGTCATTTGATATGATGCAGAAAGTTTTTTAGTACTATGTCAAGTATTATTTAACTTATTAATATCATTTCGCATCATATCTCAGTCTCCAACTCCTTTACGGGATACTTTGAAATCATATATATGCGCTATTCCATTCTCATCTATAACTAACATATCGATTCGTCCGTTAATAGAATTAATTGGACTGTTATCTTCAATAACTTTCCCATTATTATCTATTAAATAACGATTACCTTTACGATAATTTTCATTAAGTTCCCGAGATTTAACAGCTAATTCTGTAAATATTTTTGCTTCATTGCCGTATCTACGTTTTATATCAGCAATAAATTCTTTAAATTCACTAACAAATTCTTCCTGCTGTTCTATACTAAATAAGGAACTTTTAAAATTAGATTCTCTACCTTCAATAACAGCTTGTGCTAAATTATGAATTTCTGTTCCATAATTAGTAAGTTGTTTTCAAGAAGTTTCTTCCTGTAATACTAAATCTTTAGCTGTACTTTCAGATAAACCCGTAGCTAATCATTCTTTGATACGCTTTTCTCTTCAAGCTTTAATATTAAGTGGAGTAATAATATGTTTACTTAAGTCGGTAGGATCTCCAAATTCAGTAATGGCTCTAGTAACAGAAATAGAATTAGGAATTTTTAATATAACTTCACTATCTCCATCTTCGTTAATACGGATATTTTCTACAGCACTTTCTTTATATTCTAATTTAGCAAAATTCAAGTTATTTAAAGTTGCTGCCTGTGGAGTAGTTGAAAATGTTCTATCTAATTTAACAGTAACATTTTTATCCGCATATTGTGATTTAAGAAAGGAGTCCAACTCAAAATCAGAGTTGAACGTCCTTTCCTTTCCATCTATATTAATTGTAAATATACATTTACTCATAGCAATCCTCTTTTATTGTTTTATCTGAAATTAAACTATTTTTAATAGTAGCTAATTTTTGATTCAATTTTATATATTCTATATTAACTAGATCTGTAAATCCTCCCGATATAATTCCACTACTAAAAGTTTCTAATAAATTTTCTAATGAAGAATTCATTAAACTTTGTATATTAATATCTCCTGTATTAATATCCAATACCTGATTAATTACAGTTTTAGTAATATTGTCTGTATCAGTTAATAAATTATTCTCGGGTCATTCGTAAACCTTATTTTTAAAATATTCTCCCAATATTGTTGCAAATACTTCTTCGTCAAGATCAGATCCATGTTTATTTGCATACATCGGATTACTTGCGATCTCGTTGTATTTTGGATGTGTAACAATACTAGATAATATATTATAATAAACCTCTGGACTATTCTCTTTAATTCCTGCTAATACTAAATGTGTAAACTCGTGTAATGGAGCAGTTATACTAGCTTTATCTATGTTAATAAATACAATTCCATCTTGTATAAAAGCTTCAGAGTTTCGAATAGATATATCGTCACTAGTATTTATATCATTATCTGTAATAACTTGTATTTGTGATTCAGGATATATATTTCTTAGTCGACTTGTTATTGCATTTAGAATTTCTGCTGAATTTAACTCTTGATGATAATAAGAAGTTGTCCTAGGTTTAATTTCAACCAGTTTGTTCTTAGCTAAATTTGCATTGTTACCTTCTAGAAATGGCATATTTAAAGTAAAATATGAAGTATCTATATTATGCAAATTAACTTCTTGTCTATTTACAGATATTATTCCAGCGTCATTATCTCGTTCAATATTTAACTTTTTTGGATTATTAGTAACAATACCTAAACGATACTTAGCATCTCTAATATCATAATTAATAGATTTATTCATGGAATAATCTAAATTTGATAAATATGAATAAAATTGAGTTGCTAATAAATTACTTGAATTAATTTTTGTAATATCTTCAAATAACCTCGTAAATGATCTTTGTCCAAATGCATCTTTGTTCACAACTAAATTATATAAATAGAATAAATCGATAACGTTTCATCCATCAAACGTCTTTCCATTTAACAAGTTAAAATCGTGTAATATTGCTTCATACAATGTTTGATTTCTTAAAGACTTATCTATTTGCATCATATTTAGAGGTAACTTATAAAATACATTTGGTTTATCGGAGTATGGATTATTTATAGTTCCTCATGTTAATAATTTAATAAATAAATTATTTGCAAAATTTGGATCAGATTTTAAAGTTGGAATAATATATTCGTCCATTAAACGTTTAAATGTTGCTATATTTTCAATATTATTTAGATTAATTTCAAATCCTTCAATAGAGTTTGTTTTAACTATTCCAAATTTATTTGCAAAATATTTTTGTCCAATAGGAATGTGTATTGATCTATCTAGAGTTTGAATTCAATTATATATAAATACATCATTTATATATTTAGATAATTCTCTATATTCGATTGCATTTAATTTATTATCTGGAGAAACTAGTTCGTTAGCTATTTTAGTTTCAAAATAATTTTTTGCTGCTAAACTATCAATTGCAGTTCTATCTAGATATAATACCTGAAACATTTCTTTGAAATGTGGAACTGTAGTAATAGCTTCCAATATATTAAATGTTGATTTAACTTTTTCGTATCTATTTATATATTCTTGCTGTTTTATAGGATCATTTAAGAATAGCATTAAATCAAAGTTAGGATTCTGATCAAATCGCTTATTAACAAAGGCTTCAATTCTTTTAATATAATTATATTTATCAAAAGAATTAGTTCTGATACCTTGATTTATTCCTGCCATTGCTCCAAGAATAGATTGTTCCTCAGTTGCAGGTAATACCTTATTTACAATAAATCGCAGATTATCAATTTGTTCCTGTAAGTTAGGAGTATTATCTAGTTGAAGTTTTCTTGTTATAAAAGATTTAACTACTTTATATGCATTAATATAATCCTCTTTAGTTAATTTAATATTCAAATTAATATTTACTCCATCTTCAGACTCATCAAAGAATTCTTCAGAATAATCACTATATTCTGCGAATAGTTCTTCATCAACATCTTCACTTAGATAAGCAGATTTACGTTTAGGAATATTATTTAAGATATTATTTTCAAGTTCTTCTAACTTATTAGCATCGTTAATAACAGTTTCTCAAAAATATTTCCTATCTACAAACGGCTCAATTAGTTTAAAGAAAGACGTTTCACTTAAATAAGGTAATATATGTTCTCCTAAATAAAAATTAATTGCAGATTCGATAGAAAATTTATACGTACTTTTATCAAATATATCTCCATCCGTAACCTTTACCACATAATTAAATATAGGGGAAGTCATTATATCTGCAATTTGATCGAACGACATACCAGTTATCAACAAATGTGTATAAATATCTACGAACTTAGCACTTGCATTAATTTTTGCTAATATAAGCTCTTTAGCATTCAATGATGTTACAAATATACCGTTTCCGTATATTTTCTTATAGTTTCCTATAAGTTCAGACTATATCTTCACATAAATGTGTCTCGCACTTCAGATTCACTTGAATCTTACGTTAAAATAACTAGTCGTTGCTCTTTTTTCCAAATAATTGGAAACTTAGATCAGGATTGTCCAATCTTTAACCTTGTTACTATACATGAATAATTAATTCATCCACAATATTATTACTAACATTGTTTAGTAGTTAAAGCTCTAAGGAGTTTCCCTGAATTCACGAGATTTTACACGGACATTATAAAAAATCTTGTATATATTTTAATTTATAATACATTGAAGGTATCATAAAAGGAAAAATTAATTCTTCAAAATGTTTTCTAGATTTTTGAGAAATATGTAACACATAATTAGTTTTATTTTTCTGTAATGTACATATAACATTCCATTTATCGTTCATTCAACTAATTAATAGTTCGCATTCACTTAATGAAAATGAATTAGTAGCAATAGCTCCTTCTCTTGAGCCATCGTCCATAAATCAATATGCTAATGCAATTGGAGAGTGAATTTTATTTAAATATTCCTGAGTAACCGTTTTAACATTATTAATGTATAGAATATTTCGAATATTTGTAAACACTTTATGAGCTTTACTATTTCCTCTATATTGTGGATAACTTTTTCCAGTTCGTTTATCAATACTTTTATTTGTTAAACGGTATGTTCCCATAAATTCTCCTAAAATTTCTACTTTTTTCATAAACAATTCTTTCTGTTTTTCACATTGTACTAGTGCTAGTCTAGAATTTTTGGATCGATTTGTAAACGGTTTAGTTAAAGATAGATCTCCAAGTAACGATCCTAAAATGAATTGTTCTTGTTCATCAGATAATGTTTGCTCTGTCTGTGAAAAATAACGTATAACATTAAACTTACCTGCGTTTTTACCTTTTGTTCGATAAGTTTTTATTGTTACCTCACTTACTCCAAAATAATTAGCTATTTCTTTATCAGTTTTTCCTTCTTTTCAAAGTTTCTCAAAAGTTTCTTGAACTATTTTCTTAGAATAATTTTTCTTTTTGATATTATAAGTATTACGTAAGTGTTTTGATATAGTATTAGCTGAAACACCCATTTGTCTACTTATTTCTGCATATGAATATCCTCTTAAATACAGTTCGTACGCATTTTCAATAATTTCTTTTGTTACTTTTATTTGCATATTAAATATATTTAGATATTATTTTTATATACAAATATAAGTATAATTTTTAAGATATACAAGATATTTATTTGCAGCGTTAAAAATTTCTATCCGTTGCTGCTGAAAGAAGAGCACTTATAGATAAAGAAGCATCAGATACATTTGCAGTATCTCTAAGTTGCTCTATTTGTTGTTTAATATTAAATACAGTTCCATTACTTAATGTAATAGTTTCGATTTGATTATCTTTTAAGAATTTTATAATAGGATCTAGATTAATATTTGCTACAATTCCATGATTGTGTATTCGAGTAGTAAACATTAACCGATCAAGTAATTCTACGGCTTCATCATTCCTTCCTGTTTTTAATAGATCAATAAGTTCACGATATTTAGTATTGTAATAGTTAGAAAGTAAGAAATATACTTTAAGCGATACCGCAGTAATACCAATCACTTCTTTACCTACCATATTTTGTTCTTGCATAACAAACTTACTTGCGGGATTATCAGAAGTTCTTAATTTTTCTTCTTTTCCTAATGCTGATTTCTGAGCAGCCTTTTGAGGATCATCCATATTAATAGGAATGTGTAGATTAATTTGATTCTTTGGATTTAAAACTACATCTAAAATTCCATCAACAACTCTATTTTTTAAACCCTCGTTTATTTGCTCTGTAGTAAGTTCTGTTTGTGCATGTTTATTTAAGTCTTTCAAAAATATATAGCGACTGTTTGATTCTACCGATTCGTCAAATGCAATACTATTGTAGTCTCCTTCTAAAATCGATTTAAATATTTTTAAATTTCCATTTAACAGCACATCATCTACTTCCTCTTTCGTTACATAATATCCATTTTCATTATCAATAGTATAGTGTTTGTGATTTGGTAAAGGAAGTTGTCTAACTTCATTTAAATCATATGTATCTGCTAATCTTGAAGGATAATATAAAGTTCCATCGTTTTTAACAGAATATCCAAGTATATACTGTTTATCAATCATGGTGTTAGCTGTATATTTCTATACAGATCAGACTATATCTTATCTTAATATATTATTCATTAAGACCTCTCCATTTCCACTTTTTCAAGTGTACCTTCGACAGTATTTTCATCTGTCTCTTTTAATAACTTCATATATTTTTCACACTCTATTTTATCAGGAATTACCTTATACATCATATGGGGACACATATAAGGTTTAATTATTTCTATTAGCTTTCGTCCTTCTCTAGCGCAAAAACTAATTATATAAGATTGTTGTCGTTTATCAAAAACCTTTGTAGGATATAAATCTCACTCAGTATTAAAATATTTAATTATATCCTCAGCTTGTTCTAATTTGCAATAAGTAGATATAGTAATATAAAATCCTGCATAAACTCTATCTCCATTTTTATTAATTCTAGAACGTCTTGATAACGAACCGTCGTCCATAATTCAAATTGCTAAACCTTGAGGACCAAGTCTTTTCAATAATTTACTATTATATTTTGTTCTTCCGTTTTCATACTCAACTCTTCGAAGAACTTTACAAAAATCTGATACAGAAGTTTGAAATCCGTATCTAGTTACTACTTTACCTTTAGAATAACCATTTACTTGTTCTCATTCTCTAAAAATACCTACTTTAACTCCATTATCCTTAAGTAGTTTTCATTTTCAGTAACAGTATTCTTTTTGTGCTTTGCAATGATTTATATTTAAATAACCTTTTGTATGTATATGTCCATCCCCAATAGACATAGCAATTATTAAATTTCTTCCTGTTTTATTTAAGCGTGTTTTTAATTGTTTCATACTATTAAAGTCGAATTATTAAGTTATTAATATTAGTCGTTGAACCTTCCATTTTTATATGGCTTGGCTGCTGATTGTCTTCGCCATAACGCGGTCAGAGTTTCCAGCAATTAAAAGAGTTTTAATACGACATGATAAGTTTATCGTAATCGGAGCCTTCCATTCACGTAACTACTTTAGCTACATAAACATCATTTACTTCACTATCTGTAAACATTACAATCTCCATAGGAGCAAATGACTGCATTGATTGTGACGGTATGCGAGTACCTACATGAAGTAAAGACTTTTCAAATGCTTCATATTGATTAAACGCTAATTGTTTTATTCTTTGATTAAAGTTATATATTTCATTTTGGTTTAAACTTACGTAACTAATATCTGCTGTTGGATTGATTTTAGCTTCATGCAAGTTTCCTTCACTATCTCTGGTATGTAAAGTGATAGGAATATTATTTTCTATATTATAACGAAATTGATAAGGTAATAATTTTTTAGTATTTTCGCTAGTATAATTAAATTGATATGTATTAATTAATCCTGATTTTCTTAATTCACCTAATCGATCTATAGAATTTATAATAATTAAATCATGAATATTTCCATTTGTATCTGTATACTTATAAAATTGTTTCTCGTCATTTGTTGAAAATTCTTTTTCATTATAGTATACAATATTATCAATAATTTTAAAATCAGGATTTGGAGTAATACTACCTGTAAATACTTTTGGAACTTCTTCTGTTCTTAAAACTTTTACATAGAATTGTTTTCCTGTTCCATCAAATAATATAATATCATATGTTAATTTATCTGGATTTCCAATATTATAGTTACTTTGCATTCGATTATAAAAGAAATTTTCTTTTTCTTGTCTAATCTGAGCAATAGAGTCTCCTTTTTGCAATCCAAATTGTTGAGCTTGCCTTTTCCCCATTACAATTTGAGTTGGAGTAACATTAACATTAGATACTTTAACAACTCTAACATTTGGATTAGTAATACCAAAAGCAGTATTATTAATAATAGATTGATTGTCAGCTAAACTATTTAGTTGTAATTGTATCTTTTGTTGTAAATCAGATAATAGACTATCTATGTTTAACGGTATATTATCGATTGGATGTAAACCTAATGCAGATGATAGTAATGTTTTTTCATACTCTGTTAAATCCTCCCAGTTCTTTAATTGTTTTCTACGAGAACTTAAATAATAAGATGCTCTTACTGCATCTAAGTCATATATACTAAAACGTTTATTTATTTCATTTCCAAATCCATCTAAGCCTACAACTACATCAAAAAATGTATTTGACTGTTTTAGATTTTTAGGTTTAATTGTTCAGTTATAATATTGTTGTCCTAAAGTTGCTTGGTGCTTATATAAATAGTATTTCTCTAAGGAATCAATTTTAATAACAGTAGGATTATCTTCTTCATTAAATATTACAATTGTATCTTCGAAATCAATATCATTTGGCTCAATTGGAATTATAAAAGGATTTATTTCTCCATCAATAATAGGTTCTGTTAAAGCACGTTCAACTTTACTTTTTATAATATTTCCGTTTTCATCGTATAAATGATCAATACCTTTTGTATTTACTAAATTATATAATTCTTCATACTGATAATTAAGTCCATCAATATTATAGTATTGAATCATATTATGAGAAGGAACTAGTACAGATGCTATACCAGAATATTTACGTCTAATTCCACTTTTAACTAAGTTAGATGTTGTAGTAGCAATAAAAGCTCCATTAATTGTTGCTGCGCTAAATGGTAATTTATAATCTAAATTTGCATTTTTAAAACTTTCATTAGCTAAATAAACAAATGATTGTGCTAACCCTAAAGTATCTTTGTCATCATTCATAAAAGCTTTAATTAATGATCTACCTAATATAGTATACAGTTGATCTTTATCTTTAGCTTTAATTGTTTCTGACAAATCATTCATGGATTCTTTAACAATCTGACCAATTTCTTTATAAATCTGAGTTACTAACTCATGTGTAAATCCATTTTGCTCCAAAGCACTAATCGTTTGCGTCATTTCAGTAACCTCTGACATGTCTAAATGGTGGTCAGCGTTCATTTGAACTCCTCCAAACTTAGTAGACATTTCAATAGTAGTAAATGCATCAGAGTTACTTCATTTACTTGAATCATTTATATTTCCTGCTCCAACTTTGATTGCAGATTTATTAACTAAATAAGCAATAAACTTATCTTTTAATTGCTCTTTGTTAACAATATTTTCAAGTATATCAATATTAGATTCAGAATATTCTAAACGATTTATGTCTTCATTAAATTTCATTGCTCAAGATCCACCAAATACTTGATCAATATCGTATAATGTATTTATTATATGAGTTGTCTGAATAGTATTGTTTGTTTCTAATCCATTAGATTCAACTTCAGTTAGATCTCTAACAACTTCAATTAATCCATTCGGATCTAAAATCGTTTTGATTGAATTTATTTTATAATATTTATTAGTTCGAATATCTTTAAAATATATAGGATCAAATATATTATAATAATTTTCTAAAATAATAGATTTGTTAATTGGAATACTATGCATTTTTTTAAAGATATTTTCTAATGAAATATCTGAACCATAAGAAATGCGTCTTCTTTCATTACTTATATCAAAAACAGCCCATTTTAATAAAGTTGGTCTACTATACCGAGAATCGATATCATGCATAATAGTTTTTTTATCGCGCCCAACTCTTGCATCTAAGAGTGAATTATTTTCTGCTCTAGATTCAAGTGGACTTGATAAACCAGATCCATCCATAGTATCTAATCCAGTATTTTCATCTCCTAACATATTTCAGGCTGTTCCCGCTTCATCGTTAATTACAGCAATTTTAATATTTGAAGCAACTCCATTTTCTAAATTTTGAGCAAATGGATGATAAGTAGCTCCAAATATTACCATACGTTTATATTGAGCAATTAGTCGATTAGCTTCACTAAATTCAAAATATTCTTTGCTATCTAACTTTCCGTCTTTGTTTTTATTCGGATGTGCATAAACACCTCCTATCATCATATTATTATACTCATTTGATAATAGAGTATCAGTAATAAAATATGATTCTAAAATGGGATTTAGTTTAACTTTTCATTTTGGATTAAGTAAAGCATCAAAATCAACTATTTTATTGAGATTAATTCTTTTACCTTTTTCATCAGTTACTTCAGCTAATGTAATTTCTCCATTTCTTTTATTAACTAATGATTTAAATTCAGGTTTATTAAATGTTTGAGAAATAAAACTATCCTGATTAATATTTAAATTAAAGTTATTTACAAGTAAGTCCTTTAGGAATTTTCTTTTTTCTCTATCTAAACGTTCTAACGTTTTATTTTGATCATTATAGACTTTAAAAAAGTTTTTAATAGTTTCGTTAGTTCGAGGGTATTTACTTAAGGCAGTTTTATATGCATGTATATCTAAAAAGAAATCAACTCCCTTAGCATTAAATGCAGATTGAATACTTTTTAAACTGTGATTATATTTCGCAATGAATTCATCAATCTGTTCTAATGATGTAAATTCTGTATCAAAAGCAAGACTATAGTCAAACAATATATTCTGAACTAATGCATTTATTTGGTTTTTTCTAGTTTCTCCTAAAAGATGATATAAAGGATCTAAAGTTCCATCTCCTTTTAAATAGTTATTTAAAATTTCTTTAATGTTTACTTCTCCTAGAGAAGTATTGATGGTTTTACCTATATTATATGTTATTAGAAAATGTTTATTTTTATCAGAAAAAGTAGTCGGTTGTAAATAAATTAATCCCTCTAAATTATCTACTAGATTTTGATAAAAATCGTGCATGATAGATAATCTTGCAACTTCACTAACTTTTAAATTAGCAGGTTTTTTAATTTTTCCATTAATGTTTATATCCGATCGAATTCTAGGAGATAATAAAAAACCGCTTTCAATATTTTGTACTATTAAATTATGTGCAGCTACATTATTTGGATGTTCAATTGTTTCTGTAGGTGGATTAATTAGTCTATCAAATATTTCGTTATGATTATATACCAAACTAATAATTTGATATAATGGCAAGTTATTTCCCTCTGCATTTTTAATAATATTAATAGTATCCGAACCATTTGTTACACTTAATACATTAGCTACTTTTCATATATCTTCTGTAAATGGAACTAAATTAACAAGATCGTGTTCTTTAGTTAAAATATCACTATTGTTTCCATCTAATAACGTCGTAGCTAACAATGGAACAAATAGTTCTGTTTTTGTATATTTTTCAACAGGATATACCTGAGGAATAATTTCAGCTATATTTTCTGGAATTATAAAAGACATAAAGTTATATATCAGATCGTTCAAAGATTGATCATTAATTTCTCCAAACGATCTATATATCATTTTGCCATTTTGATTTAATTCATAAGTAATAGTAAATGTAATAGGTATATTATCTATAATAGATTCAATAACAATTCTATCATTACCTATAGTAATTCCGTACTGATTTAATTTTTCTTTAAATAAATCAGGATTAGATCTTCAATAAAAACCTGATGCCTGAATTAAACTTCTAATATCGTATGCTTGCTGCGATACTGGTCGTTCTTTTAAATCTCTGCTAGCAATTGTCTTTTTTTGTGGATCAAAGCCATATGCTGTATATTGCGATGGCACTGTTTTAAAAGCCATTTGAGTAAACATAGCTTTTATTTCAGAAGACATTTGAGGCGAGTATATAAATTTCTTAATACCTCGTAATTTATCTAATAAATATGTTCTATAATTTTTAGATATAATTCGGTTTGAAAGTATATTATTTATATATGCGTCTATTAACACAGACATATCTGCTTTAACTCCTTTGTTTAATTCTGAACGATATTCTATTAAATTTTCATTTTCTTGAATAGTCTTAATAAGTTTTGTCATTACAGAATTAAATCCTGTTAAAGTAATACTAGTATTATCTATTTCTAAACCAACTGCATTTACTTCAGGAAAGTAGTCTAACAATATTTTTGATAAATCACTAGCATGGTCTTCCGCGTTTGTATCTTCATTAGTACTAAAGCCAGTATAGTGTATTACATTAGGACCTCTGTATATATAACGATCTACATAAGACGAATTTGTCTTTGTATATTTTGGATTAATAGTAATAAACGGAATCTCACTCTGCAATAACTTATCAAACTGAGTTAAAATTACATATGCGTCATATGCATTATTAAAAGCACTATTACGATCAATTAATTCTGAATTAAATACAGTTTCAAAATTAGTTAATATTTCTGAAACTCTATTATCAAAATTTGCAAGATTCTCTAAATTTAATGTTATAGATTCAGAATTACCTAAATATTTTGAAATATTAGAAGCTAATGTTTTTTTATAATTTAAAATAGAATCATTTAAAAAAGTGATATCAAATTCTTGTTTCTTTTCATTAGCATTAATAAACTCTCCAGAATATCTATTAAATATAGAACTTTCGATTAATTTAGCTCGAAATTGTCTTAACATATTTGAATACTGTCCATTATTTCCGATGTAAAAATCAGGAGTAGAATCAGTTTCTGTATTTAATTTTAATCCTAGTTTATTATCTACTTGATCTATGTTATTAATAGTTAACGGAGAGGTGCTAATAACAGCACCTTCCGTAAACATATTATATAACCTATCTGAGTCATTAAAGAATTCATCTAGAAACTCTTTAAATGATTCAGGTTTAGTTGTTTGCATCCGTTTTACTAACGGCAAAAATTTTGCAGAGTAATTACATTTAGCACTCATTATTCTTTAATCTTTCTAATAAATAATTTTGAACATATTCATCTAATATAAGCAAGTTTTCACCTAATAGTTCAGGTTGTTTAAATATTTGATAATACATATTAGCTGTTTCAGCAGATATTTCTTTATTAGAAAATAGATCACTTAAATAGTTTGTTATAGACTTTCTTATATTAGAAGGTATTATATCTTTAATACTAATAAAGTATTCATACATTTGTTTATAACTGTTAAATGAATCAAATCTAAGTAATTCTCACTTATTATTGATCTTTGTTATTGTATACCCACTAGTTTCATTTTGCAAAGATATATAAAATGGAATAAAATTCAAAGTATATGTTGGATTATCCTGAATCCGAACAAAATTATTTGAAGGTAAATTTGCGTTTTCTAATTTATTTTTAATTAGATTATCCATATCCTTTACAGTAATAAGCCTATATTCACCTGTTATAGAATCTATTTCTATTTGAGAATATGTGATATCGTTAGTTAAACGTTTTAATCTATCATTAATTTTTTCAATATTTTGATTAATATCTAAACTAGTCTCAGGAGATAGATTATTTTCTTTTAAAAACGTATTAAATCTATTTAATTGTTCAACTTGTTCTTTTTGTTGATTAATTTCTTCTTGTTGAATAGATGTTTTAATAATTTGTGTTTTATCAATTGCATATATAGGTCCATGAAATTTAGATATATCTACTTTATAGTCTTTACGAGGATCTGTTAGGCCAAATATGTATCGAGTAATTGGTTCTTTAGTCTTGTGATCCTGTGCATAAATGCCATTTTTAAATAGACTAGAAGTAGACATAATACTATTCAGAATATCTAAATTTTCAACTCCTGTAGATAAAGTATCTAATATTTCATTTGCTGTATGTTGTCATACAGAATTAACAGGAACTCATTTATATGTTCCATTAGATTTTATATATTTTTGATAATTGTGTTGAGCTAAATAAGTTTGTAAAGTTTTGGGATCAATATGTTCTTTAAAATCTAATCCGTACATATTTCCTATTTTCTCAACTAATAAATAAATATTATCAATCGAATTACTTGAAACAGAAGTTATTTTCTCATCAATACTTTTAACTTTTTTATTGTCGAGACTATATAATACAAATTGATCATACTCTTGTTTTACTAAGAATGATTTTATTTCATTTTGTCCAGTATCCTTATTTAAATAATTTAATGTAAACATAATTCCAGGAACTCTCCTATAACTATTTTCCTTGGGAGTTCTATTAGACGAAGTATCTCGTTCTTTAGTTATGTGTAATCTTAGGTTATTAAATAAGATTTTTCTTATTTCTGAATTAGATTTTGCTAAGTTTAATATTTCTGTTGTAATTTGCCCTGCTCTAGTAGCGTAGACAACTTGATAATCTTGTCGAGCATGTTCGTTATAAATAGGGTTAGTTGATATACCCATTTCCTTAGCTTTTTCTATCTCTATACTTCTTTTTGCTATTTTAGCTCTAGACTCGATAATAATTTCAGATAATTGTTTTACTTGTTGAACTCCAAATAATACAAAACGCGCGTCAGACTGGACTAAATATGTAACATTGTTTTCAGAATCTAAAGTTGGATGCATATCCTTCTTAAATTCCATACTATTAAGCATAAGATCACTACTAATTAAACCCATTGCCTTACCAGTAATTGCTTTTGCAACGGTGCGAGTGCGTTCATCTTTAATAGAATCTAACTCTTCATCTTTAACTACAAAGGTAATATAATAGGGAAGTATTGTAAAATAATTATTAGCATTTAAATTATAAACGTCTCGATTTACTATACCATCAGAATCGTACGTTATATCTTGAATCATTTTAATGTCGCCATTATAATCTCCAAAACTATTAATAGTTAAAAGAATTGGAATACGTACATTTCGAACTCCTTTATTATCGTTAATTGATATATCAGCTACTAATAAGCCTTGCTTACCTCTATTATATGGAACGATCTTTAACTTAGCGTCTTGTAACGAATTAACAATAGCTTTGTTTTTATCTCTATTACTAGGTGCTAATAGATTTAATGAAATTTCTAGACGATTTTTTGTTTGATTATGTGTTTTATGATGCCCATGTAAAAAATAATTTGATAAACGATAAACATACTGTATATACTTTGATTTAGGAATAGATTTTCTAAATTCAAATTGTTTATAAATAGAATTATCATTCTCATTTACATCATAGTCTCATAAATTATTTGTAAATCAATCTAAGGTTAAATCAGATTCTATTGTTATATCTGTATTACTTGGTCTTAATAATGGAGCACTTTTTACAATAGAAGTAGTCTCATCAGTTTTAGAATAAACTTTTGGTTTAGATTCTAAATTTGTTTCAGAAACAGTATCTTCAATTGCATTCTCTAGTGGAACTTCTCCTGACGGAACTGTATTTTGAGATGATAATTGGGTTTCGTTTAGATTACGTTCACCAATATCACTATTAGCAATAGTTGGTTCTGATTTTTGAGATTTATCAATAGGAGTATTTACTACTGTAGGTTGATTCTCCTTTTGATCTTTATCAATTGTTGTTTGAGCAATAGGAGTTTCAGGCGTAGAAAACTCTGGTTCATAAGTTAAGTTAGAATATATTGGATTACTTTCAATATTTAAAAGCGATCGTAGTCTTCAATTTTTAAACGCATCAATATCATTTTGTTTAATTTCAATGTTATTATTAACCGTTTCATCAAACTGTGTAGTTATATTTAAAGTATTTCTAAGATATTTATCGCTATCTAATATAACTGATCCTAGTGTTGAACGTTGTGTTAAAGTATATAGATTACGTAATGTACCTCACTCTTGAGCTTTATTTCTTCATTCTTTATCAATAACAACATAGTCAAATTCAGATCCTTGAACTGCATCTAAATTAATAACTTTAGCATTTTGTGGCAATCCTGTATATTTTTTAGGATTATCTGTTATGATTGCTATATCATTTGATAAATGTGATAATTTGTTAATATAGTCTAAAAGTTGATCATTTGTATCTACAATTTTCTCTCCAACAAAAGTATTATTGTTTTCGTAATATTCTAATTTAATTCCGCTATTTCAATAAGATTTTGTATGATTCGACAACTGGATTGAATCAATATCGGGATTATCTTCATAGTATTTAATTCCTTTTTCTAATATTGCATTTAATGTTATATAATTATCATTTTTTGCAATATTATTTGGACGTAAAGTAGCGGTTAGATTTGGAGATTTAATTAGATATGTATCTTCAATCCCTCCAACTACAGTTTTTGAATTAATTGTAATTATAGAACTATCTTGTTTTTTATCTCCAAATGCATATACCATTACATTATTTGTAATAGCTCAATTAGATATTAATTCTAATTCAGGGCGAGTAAAATGACTTATCTCATCAATAAATAAAATTTTATTTGGAGTATTATCAAATAAACTAGTTACCTTTGGAATTATAAAGTCTTTTAATGTGATATAATCATTATGTAATTCATAATCGTCGGTAGTTAACTCTCTTCCAAGGATAGCTTTAATAAAATCAGCTTTATTAAATATTTTACTATTATCTGCTTTAATTGAAGTTGCTAACTTACTAGCTTGCTCAGAAGTTGGGGCTAATGAAATAAAGGAACTTGTTTCATTAAACAGTGTTTTTAATAAATAACCTACAGCAGTAGTTTTACCTGTTCCTGCTCCTCCAAATGTGCAATAAAAATTATATAGCTTTAATTTATTTTTAATATAGTCGCTTAAATTTGGATCACTTGGAACTAAACCATTAATAATTTTATTAAATAGTTCCTTGTTGTAATTCATTGCGTATCCGATTCTTACAGCATGTTCCTGTGAAAAAATTGGAATTTTATCAAACTCATCACTAGATATAATTGGTTTTAGAGCTGCATAAAAATTTTGGCTCGGAGTAATTATAATAGATGCTAAATACATTAATACATCATAATCAGTTATAATATTATCATTATTAGTATTTAGATCAGTAGATTTTTGTTTATACAACTCTTTATCGTCAAATAATGCAATTAATTTATTCGCTAAATCATCATTAGTAAGTTTCTGTTCATAAATTGTTTCAAATACCTCTGTCTCAAATTTAATTGCCGAATCCTCAAAAGTATTAAAATTTTCTTCAGTAACTTCTTCTGTAGGTTTATACTTATTTCAAATTTCATTTAAATTAATATGAAACATATCAAATACTCTTTGTTTAATAAGACTATTCTTATTTGTTAAAGAATTAACAAATAATTGTTTCATATTAATTGTAATATCTTTTTGAACACGAGCTTTTTGTTCTTGATTTTTCTGCGATACTTCGAGTAAAATATTTAGTTTATTTTCTAATAATTCAATATCGTTTGATAGATTATAAAATGTTTCAAAATCAATTTCAGGTAAAGATAAATTTCCTAGGTATTTATTAATAGAATTATTTATACCTTCTCCATCAAAGTCTACACTAGCATTTAATATAGATTTTATTCCCTTAAGAAATAATAATAATTGTTCTAATTGAGTTTTAGCGTTTTTATCCTGAATAATATAATCTTTAATATTTTTACTTGCTATAAATTTGTTATGTTCATTTGCAATAATGTTTAATAATTGACTAGGTTGCCCACCTAAACTAATTGCAAATACATTCAATAATTCATATATAGGAGACGCCTTAACTTGAGATCTAATGTTATAATATTCATTTAAATATTCATCTAAACGATAAGTTCCAATTCTTGGAAATACATAATTAAAGAAATCTTCAATTTGATTTTCATCTAAATCAGTTTGTTCTAATTGATTCCTTATTTCAGCAAATTTAGATAACACTTGTTCAGGATCCTCATCTAAAGATGCTTGTAATTCATCTAACAAATTATTGAAGTTTTCATATCCAGTTATACTATAGTCAAATGAAACTGGATTTCCCATTAACTCTAAGTCGGGATTATTTTTATATAAATTTTGAAGTCAGGTAATATAACGTTGTTTATAAGACAAACTATTTTCGTCTTGCTGTTTTTTAACAGAGCGTAATAAAGTTAATACGTCTAAATCTCCAAAATCTGCTGATAAATTATTATTTTTTAGATAACTATAAAAATTTAATATTGACTGAGCATAACTATCTATATCAGTTGTTGTAGATGATATTGGACGATGTAATATATCTTGTCCTTCAGTAGATATTGGATTAGTAATAAGTAATGCTGTATTTTCAGTATATTGTTTTTGAATATTCTGGAGTATTTCTTTTTCCGAAATTAGTCTATTTATTTCCTCAGAATTTTTTTCCTCATTACTTTTAAGTTTCTCTATTTTAGCATTAATAGCATCTAAGTTATTTGCAATTCTACCTAATGTAGAATAACGTAAACCGTATATATTATCTGCAACTTTTGTTTCGTCATTTATTTTTAGTAGAGAGTCTTTTAACTGTTGACTTAAATTTAAAAATAAATCGTATGCTTTATAAACTTTAGCTTTTTCATCTAATTGCGTATATGCACTAAAGTTTTCTTTAGCCGTTTTTTGTAAATCTTCATTTAGTAAATCTAAGTCTTTTCCATACATGGTTTTTACATAATCGTGCAGACCCATATTTACAAATGCCTGATTTATAGCACTATTAGTTGCAAAAATAGCTTGTCCAAAATAATATCCAGTACGTTCTCCATTTAATATAGCGTCTCTACGTGCACGTAAATTATTGATTTCTTGATTTAATTTTTGTATTTCTAAATTTTGTGCATTTTGTTCTGCAATTGCTTTTTGCGTTTCGTTAGTAATAGGCGTATTTGGAGTAGGTTGATTTAATTTAGATAATTCTGCAGATTTACGAACAATTTGTTCTGTAATATTATTAAAATCACTAAATATTTGTGTAGTAACTCCTGATGCTAGTACAGCTTCAGCTACTTTGTCATAAGGTCTCCCTTCTTGATCATATACTTGAAGTTTTTTTAATGTTTCATCAGATACTTTTAAACCTTCTGATGACATTAACTTATCTACTCTATCAATGTAATCAAGTAATTGATCATATACAACATCGTTTTGACTTTCTCCCTCCTCTGCGTTATGAAACTTAATTTGAGTTTCATCTCCAGTGTTTACTAACTCATATGTTTTTCCTGATAAGTTTACATCGCCTAATTTGCCCTTTTTATGTAAACGAGCTAATTCATTTCTTATATCATCAGTACGTCCTTGACGTATTAAATAAACAATTTCTTGAGCAGTTTGATTATCAGATGTAGTAGCTAAATTACTACTAATTCCGTGTAATCTATTTTGTCATTTTCCATGTAGTTGAAATACGGGTCCTCCAATTGCACCTCCAAAGAAAGACATAGCATAACGTTGAGCAGCATCGCTAGCTGATCAACCAAAATCTAAACGTCTTTCACTTTCAGTCATATCAATGCCTAAAGCATCTCCTGCAGCAAACAAAGCTTTGGTTAAATCAGAAGTTACTTCTTCCATTACCTCTTCTGTTGCTTCATTTAATGCAGAATCAACCAATTCATTACTACTATACTTTGCAAATTGATTTTGAAAAAATTGCTTTCCTCTAACGATAAAATTGGCAGCTTGTTTAGGAGTTGTAACAGATCATTTTGTTAAGTTTTCTTTTACCTCTTGCGCTAAATCTTTAACTGCTTTTTTAGCTGGATTTTGGTCTAAATACGTTCCTTTGAATAAGAAATTTCTAAAGTAATCCATATTCATCAATCCATACATTCCTCCCATAACACTTAACATACCTAAACCTGCAACAGCATCAGTTGCCCCAGCATTTTTAAATTCTGAATAAGCTTGTTGAGAAGATGTACCTGCCATATAAGCAAGTGCTAGATTTCTACCTAATTTTTGTACTCGAACTGATTCTGGAGCTCCAGTTAAAATTCTTGGTATTTGTCCAATAACTCTTTGTTGGAAAAGTTGTAAAGATGTATCTTCAATCATCTTTCCAAGATTTTCTCAACTAAACATATTTTGTTGAGAATAATCAGAAACGTTAGAATCAAACCTAGCTGCATAACCTTCTATTTGATTTAATTTTTTAATAAAATCTGAATCATTATCTCCTCCAATAATTCCGTTAATACTTTTCATTAAAGTAGGAATTAATTGCGCTAATTCAGTTCCTGCAGATAAAGCTCCATACACTGATCCAACATATGGTATTAACATAGGACCTACCTTAAATACTAGTTTTGATATAGTTCCTCCTAAACTTTTATCTAAACCATCAGAATCAAAAAAATCATATTTGTTTCACGCAGATCCGTCTACTGTTAAAGTATCTTCAATACCTAAAACTTGCTTACCATATATTTCTCGATTACCTAATGTTTCATAATAAGTATCCCCATCTTCATTAAATTTGAGATCTCCTTTTTTATGCTGTAACGTTCGTCCATCAACTACATGTGTTCCATCTTCATCTCATGTAGCTAATACTAATGTAGGTCTATTTAAAGCTTTTCAAATTCCACCTTTTTCATTTGGAGTTCAATCTTCAAACTTCTGAGTTTCTCAATTAAATACTTTATTCTGTTGAGCTATTTCTCTAAAACTCATTGTTTGATTACCTCTACCAAATACATATTCTAATCCAGCAGAACGTCTTTCAGGATTTGCAACCTTTTGTATTGAAGGCAAATTATCTTTTACTTTACTTCCTGCAGGAGCAAAATAATCGAATGGATCATATTCATAAGTTTCTAAGAGTTTATTTTCAAACTTATTATTTGCATAATCATTATAGACAGTTAAGGCACTCTGATAGAAACGATTAAATTTATTTTCATCAAATTGTCCATTCTCATTTTTAAAAGCATCAATTACTTCAGGAATATTTTTATAATATTCTCTAGTATTTATACTTGTATTATCTGGAGTAATATCATTATTAGCAAAATCCTGTAGAGTCATATTAGGTTGGAATAGCAGTGTTGCAAACCAATCATTCTTCTTATTCTCCATATTATTGCTTAAATTAAAAATTTGTTTTTATTGCATTTTGATTACGTTTAGCAATTGCTTGATTTAATATATCTCTATAGTTAGATGTTGGAACTAATTCATTATTTGATTGATATGTCGCTATTTTTGTATCTACGATAGGCATAAATATAGAAGATTTATACATACTTCACCTACTAGACTTAGCTTCATTTGCTGGTTTTTTAGATTTAGTGGAGAAACTCTCTCCATAATTGATTTGCGTATCATAATAATCGGTAATTTCTTTACCTTGTTCTGTAGGTAAATGGCTAATTCATTTCGAATCTTCATCTAAAGGCATTACTCTACTACTTGCATACCCAGTCATTATAATAAATGGTTTAACTGCGTTTGTATTAAATACAAAATTTCCTGTTTGTGAATCATAAGTTACATCTAAACCTAGAGTTTTCGCCTTTTCAAATTTTTCAACATTGGTAATATCAGGGAAATCATTTAAAAATTTTTGAAATTCTTCAAATCGTTCTTGAGATTCAAAATCAGGTTTATATGATCCATCTTGCTCAATAGTATATGGAAGTAGTACTCTATTAACCTGACTCGTACCGTCTCACAATACTTTATTAATATCTATATCTCTCACTTTTTGATCTCCAAAATATATAGATGATTTATCTACAATTTTCCCGATATCTGCTTTATCAAGTAATTGTTGTAAATTGGTTTGAGGTACTATATTGCCATTTTTATCTACAGGAGCACCATATGATTGAGCATAAGCACTAATTGCTATTTTTGAATCTGCTGGACTTAGTAACATTTGACGACCTTCAATAATTCTTCCATTTGCAAGAGCTTCCAATTGACTAAGCTCTGTTTCATCTGGTTTTTTAGAACTACCACTACCACTACTTAAACTATCGGTCATTTCTTTTTGGAATGCTAATTCTCTAGAATGTGTAGTATGTTCAGTTAACGCTAATCCAAGTAAATTTAATACTTCTGTTTTTGAATTTGGATTTCCGCCTTCTGCCGCAGTTTTAACTCTTAAAGCATGTAACATGTTACTAGGAAGTGTAGTATATAGATACTCTAATGCTCTTTCTGTACCTTGATCTTTATTTGTTATTTTATAATATCCATCAGGTCCTCCCATTAATAAACTTCTAAAACCATCTTCGATTTGTTCCTTGTTTTTTAAGGTATATCCTTCAATCGTTTTAGTTCCAAAATCTTTTATAACACCTTTCAGATAATTAACAATACTTTCCATTCCAACTGAATTAGAAAGATTATTTAATATATCTTGTCGATATGCTAATTCAGGTTGATGTTCTCTTAAACTTAAGAGCTGTGAATTAGTTAAAGCTTGGTATTTATCTTTATTAGAATAATATTCTGAAGGATCTACTGTTGAAATTCCATCATTTTCAGAATATACATACATTCTACCTTTATCATCAACAGCTGCTTCTGCTCATGATCTTTCTTTGGATAGCTGTTCTGTAGCAGCATCATATAATTGTTTATTAAATTTAGTTCTATTTGCTAATGAACGTAGTTTAATAATATCTGAAACATTATAACTTTGATTAGTCGCCCCAAATAAGTTAGCAGAAAAATTTTTACTTTTATCTAATACAGCATTTGCTTGACGCAAAAATGTATCTACATCTGTTGGAATTCCATTTTCTGATATAATTTCTAATGCCTCTTTTGTAAATGTATCATCATTTGACAAGGTATTATTTGAAGTAGCAGTAGATATATTTCCTTGAACATTCTCATATGCATTATTAGGAATAAAGGGGGTATAGTATATACCCCCTGCATTATATTTTCTTATTTTCATGAGATGTTGCTTTTATAAATAATCTAACTATATTATTATTAAGTGATTTAACTGCTTCATTAGCAGCCTTATTCTGTTGTATTCATATTTCTTCGTGTGCAGGTCTGTGATAACGATTATATGAACTTACTTTTCCTCCTTTTCTTTGAGATAAAACGTTAGTATATGTTTCCGCATTAAATTGTGGACGCTTAAACAATGAATTATAGTAAGGAATTAATGATTTAACCTTTAAATTATAAAGTTGATTTTGGATACTATTATATTCTTCAGGTTTATATTCACTTAATCAGCTTTCAAAGGAATAATTATCTCGTATGTCTTTGTTAGCATCATCTTTGTATCAGGTATCAAACTGGTCTCTATAAGGCTTCATCAAATCTCTCATTTGTCCGCTTAACTCATGTTCTAATTTTCCTTGTAATAAAGTTGAATTAATAGCATTACGTTTTTCTTCATTTAATGCATTTTTAGCTCTTTTTTCCATTAATCAATTATTAAAGGATGTAAAATCATTAGCTAATTTGGAAGCTTTATTTTGTGCTAACAGCATATTAACATTAGCAATTATTTGTCTATTTTGATTAGCAACATCTGCTCTTACTTGAGCATAACGTCTTTTTAAATCATTATTTCTGTTTAAATAATCGCTAAATAATTCAGAAGTTTTTAATCTTCCTTCCAATCGAGTTTGATTTGCTTGAGATTGACCTTGTTGTTCTAAAGCATTTGCTAATACAGCATCAGAAGTGACAGGTTTATAGTTTTCTTCTCTAACTGCTTTATTTTCATAAGCAATAGGTACTCCATAAGTATTAAAACTATCGTAAATTTCTTGAGGTGCACTTAATGTAGCATTGTATCCAGATCTAATTCCCTTTTCTATTTCATCATGGAATTTACGATTATAAACTCTTGATCCTATTAATCCTGTTAAACTATATAAACTATCCTGATCAATTTTTGGAAGTTTTGCATTTATTGTTTGAGTTCCTCGTCCTAATTTTGAAACAAAATCAAATAATCCTCCAGGAGCAAATTTCTGGATTTTACCTCCACTTTTATGTGAACGTAAATATTGTATTAATTCCTTCATATCATCAGTTTCGTATTCTATACCGCGAGGTGTATTTACAAAATATCTATAAGTTAAATTGCCTTCACTGTCTAGACCATCCTGTATTTTAGTTGGAACTATTTGATTTTTTATAGCTTTTTCTGTTGCTTTTTTTGATAAACCAATAGGTGTAAAGGATTGTTCTCTTCCAGCATAAGGTGAATGAAACAATAAAAATCCATTATTTAATGTTGTATTATTTCGCACCTGTCCATATACAGGAACTTGTTCTCCAGTCCATCCACTTTCTTTAGATCCAATAACAAATCTTGTTCCGAACTTGTCGGGGTTATCTATTTGATAACGAGCAATTGCTCTATTTCGCATAGTTTGCATCATACGTGGTCAAAAGCCTTTCGCAGTATATTGTGCTTCTCTAATCTCTCTTGGAGCTGCTTTGAAACGGTTAATAAACTTTTTACCTCTTTGTTTAGCAGAATCTGTTATTTTACTTACATTTAGTTTTGCTAATTCTGATTTACTAATTAATTCTTTACTTGCTTTATCATAATCAACTTTTCCATTCTCTCCAACATATTTTTCAGCTAATGCGGCATCATTTTTTAGTTTTTCATCAACTAAAGCTTGTTTTCTTGTTTCTATATTATTAACTGGCGTTACCTTATTTTCTTTTGGAAGTTTTTTAGTTGCTAAACGTTTATCAAATGCTAAACGTTTTAATCCTATCACAGATTGTAAACCAGTTGCAACATTTCTAAGATCATTTATAGTTCATTCTTTTCCATCTTCTGTTAAATTAGATAATGATTGTGCAGCATTTACAAGTCCTGCCGCCGCAAAAGTGCTTCCGATTAATTTAGCAGAATTTTTAAGGACTTTAATAGTTTTAGCTGTTTTGCCAGCAATTCCTACGCCTGGAATTAAAGTAATTGCATCTAATCCTAAGCTACCCAATGCTCTTCCAGCATCACCTCAATCAAGACCATCACGCTTTACGTCGCTAACAAACTGTGAAATTGTTGAACCAAATCCTAATCCTGCAGCAACTGGATTTCCTCCTGTTGGAATTGAAGCAATCAAAGCACTTAAATCTCCAGCAATAGCTCCTAATTGTCATTTATCTGCAGGTGTTAGTTCTCCTTCTTTAAAGATATTTTTAACAGATGCTCCTTGTGTAATATCTGATAGATTATTAATAACAGTTTGCTTAGGTTCAGAGTTTACGCCTTTAGTTGTAATTTCTTTAAATACATTTCCAAATTGATATTTTGGAATTTTACCTCCAGTTTTATATTGTTGTTGAACGTAATTTGTATTAGCCTGTTGTAAGGCAGTACGTCCTTTATATTCATTAGAACTCCCTTTTGGACCTTCAAATAACATATTTATATTAGCTCTAGTAGCTGGAACTCTTCTATCCTTTATAGCACTAAATAAATCTAAGTTTTTAACTTGTTTATAATCATTCCCAACTTGTATATAAATAGCTCCGTCATCACCCCTATAAATTCCATAATTAATCTTATCGTTTTGATCTATAAGTTCTCCGTAACGAGCTACTTTTAAATTATTAGAAACTTTTTGTCAATCAAAACGATTAAACTTTGCAGGATTTCCTTGATTAATTGCAGAACGCAATTTATACGGAATTTGTGATGCATCAGTATATTCAAAGTAATGTGATCCATCGGTATTTTCTCTATTAGGATCATAAGCAATATAATGAATTTTTTGAGGGATACCTGATAAATGTCTAGGATCATTAGGATTTATATATGCCTGTAAACTTGCTCCGTTTGGTAAATCATATGCGTTACTTAATGTTGTTGCATATAAAGATTGCCCTGGATTTAGTTTAACATTTCGAGTAGCAGTTCACAGTGTAGGATGATAATGTTGTTCTCTATTAAATTCACTTCATGTAACATTATTTGGTCAGTATTGTACTCCTGCTGAATTAATTGCATCAAAATCAAACTTATTTCAGGCATTTCTAAATGGCTGAAAAATAGTTCCGATGTTATCTACATTTCGTTCTACTTCTTCTGGAGAATATAAAAATCCATTGTATCCAAATCAATTTTGATATTTAGTTCCAGCTAATGGAGACGATTCTGTAAATACTGCCTTATCATACCCATTAAACAAGTCTTGTCAATTATCTATTCTTATTCTTCCGTTAATATTTGAAAATTTTGCATCTTTTCAAGTATCCTTCTTTAATCCTAGAGCCTGTCGAATTTTCTGAGACTCAATTTCTTCTTGTTGTGAAGAAGTAAGTATTTGTTCATTTGATTGATTCTGAAGAATACGAAGATCATTTAATACTTTTCAGTCATTTTCAGTTAATGTTCCAGATTGAATTCTATCTCTAATTGCAGCTAATTCTCCACTATATTTATTATAATAATCTCTAACCGCATTAGTATTAATTCCAGATACATTATAAGATTCGTCTCCTTTATCTCCTAATTCAAAATAATTAATAAGATTATTAATATCACTAATTATAGCTGTATTAGATGGACGATTAGAATATATCTTTTTTCCATTTTTGTCAGTAATATAGTCTATATATCTATCTGTAAAATTAATATTTGTTTTTTCTAAAGGTTGTGCTTTAGGTGCTTCTGGAGCAATATACCGAAAGTTTCGCAATGAATCTAAAGCTCTAGCAGCGTTATCTACTTTTGAACCAAATATAGAATCAAATCACATTCCAGCTTTAGAACGATCGCGATTCATTCGACGTTCCTGTCTGTTATTTAAACCTTGTAATTGAACATTTGGACTAACCTCATTATTTAATGAACTGAATGTAACGTCTTCACCTCGATTTAAAGCATCAATAATTCCTTTAAAATATGGCTGTTGAGAAGAATTTAAGTTAGATTTGCCAAAATTTAATAATTGATCTATAAATCCTTCGTTATTTGCATCATACGAAGTTCCATCAATTATCAAGTGACCTCTCTTAGGGGGCATTTGATTACTTGCTACTGCCATTGGCCCCCCATTGTCAAATTTTCTTATTACTTGTGACATAATTATTGTAGCTATATATTAAAAATGGAAGACTAGAACAGATCCAATCTTCCATTTTATCTGTTGTATTACTTCTTACAACCACCTTTACGTTTCATTTTACCACCTTTTTTAAATACAGGTTCTCCTTGTGGTGCGCCAACTTCTCCTGCTCCATTTTGAGCTTGTTGTACAATCATTATAAACCCTTGGCAAACTCCCATTGCAGCTTGGCAATCTTGAGTTTGTAAAGCTTGTACTGCAAGTTGATATAGTTCCATTAAAGGATCTTGTACAGTTTGTTCTGGTGCTGGTTGTACTTGTCCAGCAGGCATTTGGCCACCTGATTGAAATTTTTTTATAAGCATACTTAAAATTTTTAATTTATATTGTTATTTACTAAATATCTCTAACCATTTGTCAATTGCATCTATTCTGATATTTGATTTTCAAAATTAGTAATATTTTCAGTAAATACAAAGTAAAAATAGTTTAATTCTCGATTTTTGAAAGTTAACTATTTTTTATTATATTTGCACTATAACCTAAAAATAATAATCAGAATGTATTTCATTCTCTACGGAGATGCTACATTAATAATATAAAACAAATAGGTTAGTCTAAAAGCCGAGTATTTTTACTCGGCTTTTTTCATTTCTACATAACTAGGATCGTTATTATCTTGTATTTTTAAATATTTAAAGACTTGTTTCCCAAGACGCTTGTAGTCTGAATCTTTTTTAGATTTATATGCTCGCCGAGCGCCTTTAACTAATATTCTAGTATTTGGCCTACTAAAAATACGTTCTCCTCCGAGTAATTCAAATTGAGAAGTTCCATCAGATCCAATTACATGCATTGTAGACAGACTTTCTTCTCAGTCTTCATCATCAAAGTCAACATCATCTCCAGGTTTTATCCCTGAGTTTTGATTTACTTCTAAAACGTATTTAACATTATCTTCACTTATAAATTCTTTTGCAAACGGAATCCCCTGTTTAACAGATATTACTTCTTCATCTTCATCGATAAAAACAATATCTAAAGGTATTTCTGTATCTTTCATCCAAAAATCTACATGCTGCGGATTATCATATACAAATAACATTCCTTCATTATCATCCATTTCAATAACATCTTGTAAACCTTTTACTTTCTCTTCTTCGGTTTCAGCCACTAGAACTTCATATTCTTTGTCTTCTATTTCGATTGTTATTTGTTTCATATTTTCTATATAATTAAATTCTCCACCTGCTTTATGTATAGGAATAGAGTTATACTTATTGTAAAAATACCGCGCTGCCTTTTTTCTTATCCTAGCTTTTATATTATCTAACGGTCTTTCAAATGTATTTGTAAAGATTGATGCTGCTTCTTCTGGAGTTTTGTTATTTCAATTTATATTATTAAATTTTTCATAAGAATAATCTAACCATTTTGGGTTAAATTGTTTTATACTTTTTTCATACTCATCAGCTTTGTATGTTCCTCCATTTTTATCTATATATAAACGTATTTCGACTTCTTTACCAGTTTTATCCTTTTCTTTTTTAATAATAATTGGAAGTTTTAATACTTCTCTAGTTCTATTATATTCTTTTGTTCATTCGTCGTTATTAAAATCAGATAAATATTCTAAAACAAATGTAATTTGATTTTCTCCTGTATCTGGTAACCGTTTTTGTTTTAATCAAGATTTATATGCATCTAATTTATCATTCGTTAATTGAGCAATACCTTCTGCTCCAGATTTATTTACGCTTTTATGATTTAATCGTGACTCTTGATACAATGTTCCTAAAATACCAGCAGTTAGATTAGAATTTTGTGTTATTTTATAAATATGATTTCATAATTTTTTTTCTTCTTGTTCACTAACATCGGGTATAATATCAACATTTAATTCTTTTTTTCAATCAATGTTTTTATAATTTTCAGTAAATCATTTAGCGGTTTCTTCATCTGGCATTCTAACATAATTTTCATTATCTAATGCAGATTCCATACCTGCATTAAATTTATAAGGAGGTTTAGTAAAGTCAACTAATTCATTATCTATTTCTTGTATTTCTGGGTATACAAAAAATCCTATATTATCATTTCCATATGCCATTTTATGTGTAGAAAATGTTTTTCCATTATCTTCTCAATTAGGAATCCCGTGTTTCTTATCTAACTTATCTAGACGATACGTAAATGGCGCATCAGAATTAAATATTAATGAAATCAAATCTTTTGGATCTGGCATTCTATTTAATATTTTTTGTTATTCCACTTTTATCTTCAGTATCTTTTATTAAAGCTATGGATAATAACTTACCAGCTTTAATCATTGCTTCTTCAGTTCCCTCTTTATATAATTGTTCGAGTTGTTCTGTTAGCTCTTTATTTAGTATTAATTCACCGCCTTCTATTTCTGCGTGTTGTATAATATTACCATCAGAATATGAAATGACAGGAATACCTTTTTTAGTAATACATCCTTTTAAATTTGAGTTAGTATTTTCTAAATTATTTTTTCGTGCATGTAACGAACCTTCAACAATTATGTTTAGTTTACCTCCAGTTTTATATATTGGTAAATTCGTTGTTAAATTTAATAGTATTTCTCTAGCTTTTTCTAACACTGGTATCTTCATTCCTGTTTTTCCTACTAGCATCCTATTTGGATTTAAACCTTGAAAACGTATATAGTTTTGACTAGCTAAATCACTTCCATAAGTGTTTTGTTTTCTTAATTTATTTTCAGTAGATATATCAGTAATTAATTCATTATATCTATTAGCTTGATCAATAAACCTGTTTGCTTTCCTTTTTCCAAATAAGAAACGCTTATTTCCTAAATTTTGAGCAGCATCGATATCTCCAGTAGATCCACCATATGCTCCTCGCATATCATCTATCTCCCCAGACTTATACGATTTATGTGTTTTACCTGCCATAAATCCACCGAGTGATCCAACAACAGGAATTGACATAATAGTATTGTTTAACCCTGCACTACTAACTCCTGCTCTAGATGCTGCAACATTATCCATTTTATCTAATTGTAATCCTGCAATAGAACCTATCATATTTAAACCACTATCTGCGAAATTAATAGCAGTTCCAATAGGTCCAGCTAGAGATATTAGTGATTTCATAGATGATTTCATTGCTTTTTGACTAGCATCTAGATTATCAGGAACCACACTATCTAAAACTGCAGTAGTAGCAGTTAAGCCAGTTTGTAATCCATTAGATATTTTATAATCTTTGCTAGCTTTTCTTGTAATAGATAATCCTCCAATATTTCCTAAATTATTCCATTTAGAAGAATTTTCAGGAATAATTAAATTAGAAACTCCTGAAGTAATTGAAGGTAATGATTTTATAGAAGGAGTAACGGAATTAAATTTTAAACTTGGAAGTTGCCCTCCTATTAAAGAAGCAATTGTATTCAATTGTTGTGCGTCATCCATTTTATGAATAACTTAAAGTCATTAAAGTTTTTAATCCTGTAATAATAGCTAACTGTTTTCCTGAATATTTAACTCTTATTTTTAAAAACTTATCTCTAATTCTAGTTGATTGTATTGTATTGTTATAAATGATGTTATTTTTATCTAACTTTCCGTTAATATATTTTGCAATACTTTCTTTATATAAAATAGGTTTGATTACAAGATGCCAAGAATCCTCTCTATATTGAATGTTACCTTTAATCCTTCCGTATTTAATTATATTTTTAGCTTCCTGTGGAATGATTAAACTATATTGATTTAATACTGGATCTCAATCAACTTTAATATCTCATTTAGAATTTTTATGTAACTTAAAATCTTGAGAACGCTTAAATTTTGATCCTTCTTCTACATATTCTCCAACAGGACGCTGAGGATTATCGTTCCCTCAAATATAGCTTTTCTTTTCAGATTCATTATTTGCAAAGGTCTCAGCTTTATATATACCTGCTTTATTAAAACTATAACTATCTCCAATTATTTCAAATTCAAAGGATTCAGGCTCTGCATTATTTGAAATAATCACAAGATTATTAAATATTTTATGTAAACCTGTTAAATTATTTACTACAAATTCAAATTCAAACGGATGCTGTTTATCATATCATTTTGTAGGTAATATCTGATTAGTGATATCACTATCAAAATAGTTTATATCGTCAAATATACCTGCTCGACCGTGAACAAAAAATGCATTATTTAATAATTCATTATATTTTTCTTTATCTAACGCTTTTAAATTATCGGAATCAATAGCAACTGCAATATTTTGTGTAACGGTACTACCTCAAATATCAACTTTATTATCTTGATTTAGAGTTACTCCTGGAAACACTGTAATATTTAACAATAAATCATAATATTTAAATTCATAATCATCAAATTGTGTTCCTTGTTCTTCTTGCTTAATCTTAGTAGTAATTATTTTAGGATCTATTTCAATATAAGAAGTATTAGTCTCTGATATTAAAGGTAATACATATCCCGAATAATCTGATACATATTCTAATCCAACTATTCCACTATCTTCAACGGGCAGACTGTCATCTCATAATAATACTGGACAATTTTGAGAATCATTCGTTGAAAATGTAGAAATTGAGTTGATCCTAAATTTATACGTATTAAATAAGTTAGAATTGTATACTATTGCGGCTTTAAAATTATTAATATTATAATGTTTTGCTATCTCTTGTTCACCGCTTATAATAGGTTCTAAAGAAACATCTCATAAGTATTTTGGACTACTGAAATCATCGATTTTTAATAAATGTATTCCTATATCAGATTTACTTGCAAATACAGCACCTAAACGTTTTGCTCTTTCTCGATCTAATGAATAAAAAATATTATTAATATTTGCAGAATATAACGGGGTTCAAGTATATTCAGTTATCCATTTATCTAGACGCTCATTATAACACAAATTCCAAGTTAAGTTACCGTTATAGAAAGTAAACATAACATCTCCTTTATACATGTTAAAATGAGTTTTAACATTTCTAGATCCTATAACAGGGTATTTTTCTAATTCTTTTAGGTTAATATTATCATTTAAAAAACGTTGAACCTTAAAATCGGAAAGTAACTCAAGACCTTTATTTTCACTAAAGCGCCATATTTTCTTAGCGTACGTATCTACTCCATAAATTCCTAATGGAGTTCTAACAATTGATTCTTTTCATATACTTCCAAAATCAGGAGAAATTAAAGTAATTTGATTTTGTAAGACTCCTGCTCCATACATGTGTATAGACTGTCCAGTATTTGTTGATATTAAAGCCTTTTCATTAATTGGAATTATTCCTAATCCATGCTCAAATACACAGAAGAGATTAACACCTCAAGGTAACAATTTTACAATTGCACCATACTGTCTATCCAAATCTTTATAAGATAAACCCTGAAATATTCTATATGCATTTTGAAAACTATCTTCTACTTGTACATTACTAAACATTACTCTAGTATCAAAAAGTTCTTTAACATAAGGAACATCTGGAACAATTTGATAACGTTTAGCACTTAAAGAAGTAGAATAACCTTCATTTAGGATAAAACTTTCAGGTACTTTACTTGTTGAAAAAACATCATCTCCTTTTAAAGGATAAAACGATCTATTATTTCCCATTAAGGCTGCTTCTTCAGTATGTGTAGTATCCTCTGATCTTAATCCTAAATTATAATTAGATAATACTTTAAACGTAATTCAAGAACCAATTGGAACTGTATTAACATCAGCTCTATTAATATTACTTCAGGAATCCTTATTCATACTAGTTAATCCTGAATAATTATCTAATCATGTATTTGGATTTACAATTATTTCTGTTACAGGAGCGTCAGAATCAATAAAATTTCTTTGTAATCGTAACGTTATAGTATTAGTAAAACAATCTCCTCTATAACCATCAATAACACTATCTGCTATAAAAGTATTTATATCGTATCTATCTGTAATTGCATAATAAGCAGATTGATCATTTGCTCTAATTGTAAAATATTGCTTTAAAAATAATGTTGAATAATTAGAAATTCTAATATTATAAATACAGTTATCATCTAATTGCACATTTGTGGCAACAAATGGAACATAATTACCTCTCGCTAATTTATAATTGTTTCGGTTATAACTTTTTTCAGATACAAATACAAATTGAGATACATCTTCTGCAGAACCCGCTCTAGTAGTAAATTCCTTCTGATCTATAAATTTCAAGGGAGTATCATCAGGAACAAATAATAGTTTAGATTTAAAAATTCCACTATCTAAAGTAGCTTCTTTAAATGTTCATTTATATCTCCTAGTAACTTGATTTACCTTTCCTGAAATAAATTTGGATAAAGTATATTCAGCTCCATTAAAAGTAGATTGTAGTGAAGGATTTACACAAGCATCTAAACATAATAATGCAGAAGAACCTTTATTATTTATTTTTATAATTCTATCATTATATGATGTTGTAAGAACTGCTGAAGTTTGGCTTATGAAACTTTCTGTTTCATAACGGCTAGTATTATCATTATATATAATCGGAACATAACTAGTAGTGTCAATTCCAATACTTAAACCTTGTGCTAATATAGTTGGGATTCTTTTCTGTCTAACAAAGAAAAATCCTTTAACTTTATTTACTTTTAATTCAGAAACAATATCTTTACTTAATGTAAATTTAAAATATAAAGGTTTGGTTTCACCTTCAGAAAAAATACTAATATTAGGTAATTTAAAAACTCCTTTTGTATTTGATAGATTTTTTTCTCCAATAAATATATCTGCAGGTAAATAATTTAATTTTTCACTATCTTTTATATATAGATTATTATATTTACTGTCTGAAGGTATATTCGTAGCTTCAAGTTTTGTAAATTGGCATCCTCTTAGATTATATACAGGAGATAAAGAATCATCCTGCATAATATAAACAATGCCTAATCTGTACATCTCATCAGGTCAATATCCTAAATAGAAGTATGTATTTAAAGGATTATAGTATTCTGTTTGTTCAACACTATCGTTTTGTTGAATTTTATAATCACTGTCTAAATATCCAATCGTTTCATTTTTTTGTGTACAACGTACATCAATATAATACGATATTGTTTGTAAATCTCTATGATTTAATAAAATTCCTTGAGTATTTCCAAAAAATAACATATTTTGGACTTGAGCTTGAGTCTTAACTGCTGTAACTAAATTATATTTAATATTTAATTGCTCCTCATCAATTTCTTTTACTTCCTCAAATCCATTTAAAGAAATTGTTATGGTGTTTTCAAGTATATCATAAGGTTTTATAACTTCATAACTTTTAGAATATTTAATTCCATTTAAATCACTTGAAGTTCTAGTATAATACAAATATACTCTAGAAAAAGTTGTATCAATATTACTTAATTTTAATTCAATTGATTTATCTGTTAACTCTTCTAACAAAGCACCATATATTGTCGTAACATCACTAATTGTACCATGATATATAGATACTGTTCCAGATTCAGCTACAATATCTGTTTTATTGTAATCATTATCTGCTAATTTAATATAAAAAGTATAATTTCCTCCTTTTAATTGTCCATAATTACTAACCTCTACTAACTGAATAACTGGTATACTATTTACATTTCTAAATAAACGTGTATCGCGATCAACGTTATTTTTATCGTATAAATTAGTTTGAGTAACTTGATTACGACTTATTATTTTATATTTATTGTCTTCTGTAACACTGAAACGAGAATTAATAATTCTTGGAGGATTCTTATCATCATTTATTATTAAATTTACTGTTCCGTCATAGGAAGGTTGGCATTCTATATCAACAGGATTATTTAAATCTATACCTAATTCTGTACTTGGTACTTCAAAATCTTTAATCTGATCAGAATAACTTATATCACTTTCTTGATATTTTACAGTTTCATCAGTACGATCGATAATATTATGTAATGGTTGATACTCATGTGCTAAATCTCCTTCTTGATTAAATTTAATACACTGTATACCTATTTTTGTCATATTATTTTTTAATTAGTTTAGGAATAATTGGACACGTACTAGTATTTGAATATACTCTTCAACAATTTCTGGTTCCATTATTGTAAAATCAAGTTTCAGCTAATTCTCCATTATAATCACAATATATAACATCATTATTTTTATCTCATTTTAGCATACTGACTAATCTATTTATAGAACTATTATTTACATTTACATAATCATCTCCAATTCACTTAATAGTATTTCAATTTTCAGAAGATGCATTTTTTAAAATATCAGAATAGTCATTTTCATGATTTTTTATATATTCGCTTATAGTGTTTTCGTTATCCGATATTCACTCGTTATATTTTGTTTGTATTTTTGAATCAATATTCCAATCTAATGTAATAGTATCTGGAACTTTCACAGTATATAAACTTTCAATGTTAATTATAGATTCATTTAATTTTCTTAAATTATTTGATTCAACTCCAAATTTACTTAATAAATCGCTTAAATTACTCGTATCGTTAATTAAATCATACGAACTATCTCCAAATTTATATAAGATTTTATTATATTTATGTGATACATTTAGAGACTTTCAAACAAATTGCCAATCGCCAGGTTCTACTAAATCACTTTTAACATTTACGTTTGCATAAGTTGTAGTCCCACCTTCTTTAATTAAGATTAGATATTTTCCTAATAACTGTACTACTTTATTAATTTCAGTTAATTGTTCTTCTACAGTTCCATTAATATTAAAATTTCAATCATATTGCTTATCAGCTATTTCACACGGAATAAATACAAAGGTATTTTGATTACCTTGTTTAGTTCTAACAAGAATAGCGTACCCTCCAGTATATGGTATATTATTATATATTGGATTATATCGCATATTAAACTTCATAAGATAAGCAGCTTCTATATAAACTACAAATATACAATACTTTTTTCCAATTGTATCACTATTTATTAACATATCTCAATTTTCCGATGCTTTAGTTCACGTCTCAGCTATGTTTTCTACACTTTCTTTAGTTTCACCAGAACTTACATTTCATCCAGGAGGATTGATTCATGTTTTATCACTATTATATTTCTTTATTCTATTTAATGAACAACCAATTTTGTCTCCTGTTCCATGAAGTTTTATTCCTAAATCAGAACTAGCTAATTTTTGATCACTACTATTTTCAAATACATAATTTCCTGACATATAATGTATTAATGGAACTTCTATTTTTTGTATTATTGGTTCTGATTGATTAATAGCTTCAAAGGTGCACGTTTGAATTTGCGTTCTACTAAATATTGTTTTATAGGTAAGATTTTCATCAATATTAAAAGTTCTTGATGGATCAGGATAATTTGCAGTTTTATTGTTTACAACAAGATCTGTTATTGCTCCAGAACTTTCATTATATTTATATGATAATGTTCTAGAAACTTCAATATTCTTAAATAATCTGCCTCTATTATAATTTGGCAAAAACTTTTCAAAATTATCAAGAGTAGCAGTATAGTCACAACTTAATGTTATAGAAGCTGTAAAGTTTTTAATATATGAACTAGAGATATAAGTTGAATATTCTGGAGCAAGAGTATTTGGAAATTTTGTAGAATCTAGCTGTGTTATCGGATCAAGTTGAAGATTGGTAATCTCAGTCTTAGAAACATTATAACCTGATCCATATGTAGCTAAATTTGAAATTCATTCATTTAAATAAATTTCATTAAAATCATCTCTTGTTAAGTAGAACGTATTTAATAACCTTGAAGTTATTAATAGTTTTGATTCAGAAATAATTTCTTCACTTGTGTCTTTATTATATAAATATATTGTGAAAGTATATATGTCATTTTCAACGAACTTACTATTCCATTCTATACTAAGCGTATTTTGTCCATATAGATTTATATCAATAATTTCTTGTTTTTCTTCAAAAACTGAAACTAACTCGCCATTATCGCTAAGTTTTTTAATATCATATTTAGCTATAATGTTACTATTAGAATTAAAAGGTCCAGAAATAAAATAATTTAAAGTAATTCCGTTATCATTAATTAAATATTTATATATGCTTAATAATGATATTGTATCTTTATTAAAGATATCTTCAGAAGATATATCTATCTTAGTTGTAAATTGATCATAAATAATCTCTTTAAGTTCTATTTCTTCGTTGACATCTTTATATGGTATATTTGTAACTACAGGAGTTACATATAGAGAAGTTTTTATAATCTCCGCATTTTGTTTAGTTTGTACATTTTTTGTAACAGTTAAATCTAATTTAATAGTTTTAACTTTTGTTTGAATTTCTGGATATTCTAGTGTTGAGTGAGTAACATCCTCACTTAAAAGTGTACCGTATGTTTTTTCAGGATCTTCTTGAGTATTATCTTTATATGTAATATTTTCTGAACCGTATGATATAACTTGACCTGTTGTTTTATAGGCAACCTCATCACCATCATAGAGAATTCTGAAATTTATATTCTTTAAAAGGTCTGTAGTATATAAATAGTCATCAGTTCAAACTTCTAAAGTTAATGTACATGTTAATGTTTTTCCTCCAAATCGATTATATTTTAAATTTGTTATATAAAAGCTCAATTTAGAGATATTTAATACTCTAGATTTGCAACAAATTCATCCAGGAGTAGTTCAATTAACAACGTTTCATAATTTTGTATCTGTTGTTGAAATTTTACCTGTTGTAATATCGCTTAAGGATATAGTAATTGGTATAAGCTTAGATTCTTCAGTAAAAACGTAATGAGATAATTCATATCAATTATTATTCCCAATTAATTGTGCAATATTTTCATTATATAAATGAAATAAATCACCTGAGTATAATTTATAATTGTCATCATTACTATATATCCAGGTTTTTAAAGATTTTTCAAATTCTGTATATAATTTATAATTGTATTCAAATGTTGGAAGTATCTCAATATTAGTTTCTTTTCCATCAGAATCATTTTCAGATATAAATATACGTTGAGGAGACGGATATGATCCGATTTGACATAAATCTTTGATAGGATTATAGGAAATAATATATATTATATTTCCATATTCTCTTATTCCAACAGGAATAAAATCAGATCCTAAACTAGCTAATGGGAGTTTATAATTGCCCATATCGTTTTGAAGAACAAACTCGTTTCCATTATATGTGATTAAAGTTCCATTAATACAATCAGTTAATACTGTATTTGGAGTAGTTAATGGATTCATATCTTTAATCATTCCATCATTAAAAGTATTTGTAGCTTCTTGTCTAGACATAATCTATTCTATTATATTTGTTCAAAACCATCTTTTGTTCTTCTATAAATATATTTAATATTTCTAGTTTCATAATTTTTTTGATATAAGGTTCATCCTACATCTGTAGGAAAGTATAGCACAAAGAAGTGTTTTCTTCCTCTATCTAACATACACTCTTCTAAGATTTTGTAGGCATATATATAATCGAACTTAACTCTTTGTCTTCTTCTTCCGCGAGACTTAAACTGAGCTTTATAATTCTCAAATTCTTTATCAGTTAGTCCGAAATAGTATTCTCCATTAAATATTTTTTTAGCTCTTTTATACTTAATACGTAGCTTAATTTTATTCTTAATTCTTCAATAATGATAAAATATTAAATTATCTCTAAAGAATTTACCACAGTAAAGAGTAAAATAGGGGGATTTGAGTAACACATCTCCCCCATATACGTTATGTGTATAAAAAGATCTTAATCCAAATTTTAAAATATATTCGATTTCCTTTCTAGTTAATGAAGGGAATTTTTCTCATACTTTATCTACATAATCATCAACATATTTGATTTCCATTAGTAATACTGTTTACCTTTATTAATATTATCAATAAATATTTTCTTTAAGGCAGAATTTATATAAATTGGTTTTTCTCTATATCCGCCTTTATATTGATATCGATAATAAATTTGATATCCTTTAAAATTAGACATCAAATAATCAATATCATTAAATTTCCCCATATTGTACATATGTCTAAACGTTTCTCCCGTAAATTGCTTTACATGTATCATTGCTTCTTTATGTACAGTTGGTAATACAAATGTAATATTATTATTAATAATATCCAAAATAATCAAATAGAAACAGTATGTTAAAACCTTAGCAACTAAGTCTAGTTTGCTATCACCTTTACAATCTTTACCTCAAAATTTCTTTTTAGTAGTTAATCTAGAAATATTAAAATTATCAAATAAATCTTTTGAAGTAAAGCAGTATCCTGTTTTGTAAAACATTGATTATAATATTGGTTTGAAAGACTTCATATAACTTTTTCGATCTCATCTAGTTTTAACATCTAATATAGCATCCATATCGTTTTGCGTAAATTTAATAGGGATTCTTGCTGCACTACATGCTCGAAGTCATTCTCTTCTCGTTAATTCAGATAATTCAATTAAATTTTTATCTCTTAATGCAATACCTTGTTTATATAAATCACAATATCCAATATATGCAGCTAACGCAGTTACTTCTTTATCGTTTAGTAATGGTAGTCCTTCGTCATCCACTATTATACCATGATATATAATTATAACTCCTTTATAATCTCTATCAAATCTTAAAGAATTATCTTCTTGATGGTATTTAACTAATTTTCCAGGATGATAATAAGGATTATTTAAGCATTTTCAAGCTTCAACATAATTTTCAATAAATAATGTTGTGATTTGATTAAATACTGTTTGATTAGTTGTCATTTGTGCATCTAACAATGGTAGATGAACTGATTCAATTATATCGCAATTACAAGGTAATTCTATTTTTTTATCAATAGCATCTGCTTTATAACGGTATAAACGAGTGTGTTTATTTCCAATTTTTTCTCAACCATTTAAAGCTATATCTTCAAAAGCAGTTGGAGTTAAATTTGTTCCATATAAAGTTTGAGCTAAAGAATAAACTGAATTAAAATTATGTAGTTTCATTATTTAGGTTCTTGAGTATTTGGAGTTACAGGAGTTAAGAAAGCTTTATAATATCTTAATTTCTTTTCAGTAAGACGTTTTTTAACTTCATTAGAAATAGAAGATAGATTTAAATAATGTTCGGAATTACAACAACTGTATTGTTCAAGTTGTCTAGGGTCTTTAAATATACCTATAACAGAAATGTATTTGACAAAAGGTACATTAAAAATGAATCCATCATACATTCCATTTTCATTAGGAGTTGTTTCTATATAAACATAAGGCTCATCTGCTCCACGTTTCTTATATTTATGAAACTGATAAGATGTATCGGTATATATTACATATTGCTTTTGTCTATCGATACTTCCTACAAATTCAAGAGCTTTTGTTCCTAAATCATTAACTATTTGAGGAATTTCAAAGTGTAATGCTTTTTCTCCTGCTGAAAAATTACAACATCTGGCTAAATCTTTACAGTCTACCTCAATACAGTTAATTGCTAGCATCATATCTTTTAAAGAAATTAAGTTTCTTAGATATAATTCTTTAATTACAACTAAACGCTCTTCAATTACTTCATCTTCTAATTGTTCAATAGACATTGTTGGAGTTGAAGTAATTCCTCTTAAACCTGAAACTACATCATTATATATTGCACTAGCAATTTCATTTATTGTCATATTACGATGATATTAAAAAATAAAGGCAAGACAGGAAAGAATCCCGTCCTGCCTTTAAAATAAGTGCATTTATTGTGAAACTTATTTTCCTGTAAGAGTAATAGTTTTGGTTGCTTCTGTAAACCCAGTTGCAGTAGCTTTAACTTTAACAGTGTTTCCTGTAGCTGAAGATTTAACTTCTAATTGATCGCCAGATAATACTATATTACCTGCTCCGTTTGTTGTAGGTTCGTTTACTAACGCCCATGTAATATCTACAGGAGCAACTTCTCCGCCCTCTATATTGTATGCATTAGCCATCAGAGTAACAGTACTACCTTTAGCAATGCTATCGTTTCCTATAATTTCTATAAATTTCTCTTGTGCCATAACATTTTCTCCAAATGCAGTTTTAAGTTTAGCTTCAAATGTTGCTGCTAATGTACTAGGAATATAGAATACATGATTGGTAATTGAAACTAATCTTTGTCCTACTGAACCAATACCGCTCAAATTCTTTCTTTCTGCAACATAACGGAAAGAGTATTGAGTATAAAGTTGACCAGGAACAGGCATTTCATCTCCATTGATAGAGTTGTAACGAGTATTCGGATAGCTTGGGAAACGAAGATTTTCAATTAACCAGTCACCAGTTGCAAATGGTACTTTATTATCAGTTGTTGCTATTGTACCAACAGCTGTCGATACTGCATACTCACCTTCTGAAGGAAGCACAGAATTTGGCGTATATTTTTCAATTACGACCGATTCGAACATATCCGTTGCATCAGAAGCAGTAATGACTACATTAGCTCCATTTACAGCAACAGTGACATACTTATTATTCTCAGGAAGAGCTAATTTAATTGCATTTGCAATCTTTGTAGCCATTAACTGAGTAGTATTATCAGTATTATCGCCAACTACTGTAAATTCAGCATAAATAGGCTTTTGAAACTTCCAAACTGCAGTTGCGTAATCGGCATAAAATTTAGAATTATTTTTCATATTAACCGTAACGCGATATTTACCTCCATTTGAACCAGAATTGCCAGCTACTGCAGTAATTGTTGCAGTGGCTTTCGTACCTTCTGTACCTTTAGCTTTATAAACTTTTCCGTCAGCAATATTTGTACTTTTGTAGTCTACTTTATATTCACCAACACGGAAAATTCTTAGTAAACCAGTAATTGCTTGTACATTTTTGTCTGTTACGCTATTTAAAATAGTCTCTTTTGTGTAATCAAACATAGTTTTAAAAATTTAAAATGTTATTTACTTAGTTATTGGAACTCCCGTTGCTATTGTTTGATTAATTGGTAAATTAGTTTGTAACCTAGGATCACTAGCGTTTTCTAAAACTAACTTCACTGTATCATTAATAATTTCATAGCAGACGTATTCTGGGAATTCTAATTCAGCAGATTCGCTTATACCTTCTATTTCGGTATAAGATAAAGTTATATTTTCAGGTTTTTTAATATAATCTATATGTACATTATTTGGTTCATAATAATCAACTTTATCTCCACATAATATTTCAATAGAAGAATTAGAGCTATTAGAAAAATTATTAATATAATAATATGGACGTTTAATAGTTGGCTTCATATAAGCATTATTAATAATTTGTCCTAACATATCTGCTGTGGCTCTACGCGCACCATAATAAATCGATGTACCTTTTGTAGTACATGGTTTTGTACCTTGTGATTCATATTCTACAACACAATTTAATAAATGTAAATAATTATCAGGAAGATTTCCTACATAACGTTTACTAAAATTACTTACTGTATTTGGTTGTAATTCAATACTAATATGTCTTGTCAAGACTTTTAAATCATCTGTACTTTGTTGATTAATATCATAGTGGTTGTAAACTTTATTTATATATTGTTGGACGGCTTTTTTTACAAAGTAATTATAATCCTCCAACAATAAGCTTGGAGCGCCTAATTTGTTTATCTCTATAAGCACAGATTCATATACTTGTTTAGCCGTCATATAATTTTCTATTTTTGTTTATTAGTAGTTTCTGAGTTATTAATTAGTGGTTTATATTCAGGGAATGTTTGAATCTTAATCTCATCTAGTATTTGCTTATTAGCAGGATCTTTAAAGAAGAAGATAACGGCTTCATCATTTACGCCTAAGCGAACATCTCCGTACATAAATATACCACTTACTTTCTTAATTATGTTTTTATCAGTAGCTTCAATAAACAATAAACGTAATTGCTGATCTTGTCCTGTATACAAATCGATAATTAAGTTAGGATTAGCTTCTGCTTTTTGATATAAGAAATCCTGAATATCTGAATCAGGAGCATTATACATACGTTTACCTAAAAGCTTAACTTTAGTTGCGCGACCTTCTGCAGAGTCTTGCTCGATAAAAACGTTAGCTTTAGTAATAAGTTGTTTTCTTTTAATACGTCGTGCAGATTCTTCTCCAGGTTTTTCTACCCAAAATTCTGCTCGACCATAGCGATTTTTATCTCCATCTATAATTAGATTTCCTTTTTCATCTCTAGCGCCTCTCTCTTCAACAATCAACTCACTATTTTTAATAGCTTCCCATTTGTGCCTTTCTAGAATATTATCAAGGTTAAATGTAGTTCCATCTTCAACTAAAATTTCCATATCAGCGGGTATAAAACCAGCACGATCTGGGTCATTAAGGTCTTTTTCACTAAGAATCATTTCAGATTCTCCATTAGGATTCATACGAACTTCTTTTACAAATGGAGGATACATTCCATTCTTATCTTTTACTGGATTAAACCATACAGATTTTACCTTGCCAAAAGCACTTCTTAGAGTTATTGTATTTGCCATATTTATTCTTATTAAACTTGTTCTTATTTAAAAATTTATCTAAAATAGTCTTAATCTATAAATTAATTGTAACTTCCCCTACACAATTATAGAGGAAGTTACAATTTATATTATATTAATTAGTCAGAGCTAATTAAAATAAATGAACGATAAGGATTGAATACGCCTACGCCTGCGTCTATGTTATTGTTAATCATTATATTACTATAATGTACAGACTATATCTTTAACTTATATATTTAAATATGAAACCTTTAGTTTGTTTTCTGAGTCCTTTAGCAACGTCTCTACATTTTGAAAATTCTTTAGCACACGCTCCTACAGTATCTCATACTTTAATTAGATTATTATTTAAATCGTATTGAGCAATTTTACGGCTTTCTCCAATTTTTAATTTTGGAAGTGATTGATACACTTCTTTAGATTTTAAAATGTTATAAATTTCAGAAGGGTCCTTTAAAAAATAGTAACCTTTTGCTGAATTTTTTTTATTTAATGCTGAATATAAATTTGATTTAGTTATATCAAAAGATTTATATATATCTTCAGTATTTTCTCATTCAGCAATTAAATTTCCTTTTAAATCAAATTGATAAATTGTCGAAAACTTGTTTATCGTATATTCTTCAATATTTAATTTATCATATCTATTATAAGATCAGAATGAATTTTTGTAACTTCTTTTTTGTTTACAAGCATTATTAAAATTTTGATAACTACATCCAAACTTTTCAGCTAAGTCTTTTATTCCAAAATATTCTTCTCAGAATTCGCCATTTAATTTATAACGATATACTGTTTTAAAACAAATCCCAGGATTAATTCCACCTAAACTAGTATTGTAATTATCTTTTCTTTTAATAAATTCTTTTGTTACAATCTCCTCCTCTTTTTTATATGCATCTAACTCTTCATTATAAACATATAAAATAGTTCTTCTAAAATTAGAGTATCCATATTTTTTTAGAGCGTATTGAAAAGCTGTTTTTGGATTTTTTAATAAATATCCAATTTTAATTCCATTACCAATATATCCGTCAAATATATCTGGATTACTTGTTTTGTGTACCCCAATATAGATTTTTCCGTTAATTAAACACGTTGTACAATAAACTATATATTTCATATTATTTAAGTTATCCTCTATTTTCCACTATGTTTAAGTGTACGCTCATTCGAGCTAGTCGTTGAACCTTACTTAGGATTACCTTACTAGGCTTATCTTATCTAAGTCTTGGCTGCTGATTGTCCCAAGGGAGTTTCCAGCAATTAAAAGGATTTTTATATTATTATCACTAATAATAGGGACCTACGCTGCGTAATTTAAGCCCCAGTTAATATATTTAGAAGCTGCTACAGGAGACGAAACTTGACCGCTTGACGTTCCGTTTTGTCCACCAACACCATTAATCCAGTTATGAACAATATCACAACCTTTAAATGTAAACATTTGAAGTGCTGGTTTGCCAGTTGCTGCATCTGCCGTTAGATCAAGAAATATACCGTATTTCTTATCAGGATATTCAAAATCAAACGAACGATCAATCTTAAATGTAATTTGATTCATTTATGTTAACTTATATTTTCATATAAGATCAGACTATATCTTAATCTAATATACTATTACCATATATTAAATTCTCCCCGTTTCGGAATAAATCCTACTCTACTTGGTTATTTTACAATATCTTTCTTATTGTACATCCTTTCGATAGTCGTTGAACGTTTTCTAATAATTAGAACTTCGCTGCTGATTAGCATGTGTAATATTTACATTTAGCCTTCCAGCAATTAAAGGAGTTTTCTTTATAATTAAAATATAAAGGAGCAATTATTTACCCGCAAATTCATAAGATTGATATGTTGCACCTAAATCAAGATATCCATTAGAAGCTTTCGAGAATAAGAATGTTCCAACAGTCTTCCAATCACGAATCCAAGATGAAAGTGCATTTTGAACTTCATGCCACATCAACGTGTTGCAAATAAAGATATATTTGTTACCCGTTGGTCTTTCCGATTTAGTAGTCATTTGAGCAAGTACCTTATTAAAGATACGAACATTTAGATGTCCACTAAATACATATTTTCCAGCAAAACGTTCAATTTGGCTGATGATACCATCGCCAGAAATAATCATATTTGTGTTAACTTATATTTTCATATAAGATCAGACTATATCTTAACTTTATATACTGTTACCGCATATAAAGTTCTCCCCGTTTCCATTTGATCAAATGTACTCTACTCATTTATTCATTAAGAGATTTCTTCTTAATTATACTTTCGATAGTCGTTGAACTTCCTTAAATAAATTATTTAAGTTTAGCTGCTGATTGTCTTCATCTTTCATGTTCAGAGTTTCCAGCAATTAGAGGAGTTGTTTTAATTAGTTTACTAATTTAGCAGCCCATTATTTCTTTAGGTTGCTGTGTTTCAGGGTCAAAAATCTTAGGTTTGCCAAATTTATCTACATTAGTTTTACCCCAAAGTAATGCATTATTACGAGCAAACATGTAGGTATCTAAGCAATCTTTTTGTGCAGGATTAAGTTTGTAAACAGGATCGTCTTGCTGACCTTTACCGATTTGGATGAATACATCTTCCATTGCGGCATACTTAGCAGACCAGCTTACATCTGCACGATGGGTTGAAATAACATTTGTATTAACTTATATTTTCATATAAGATTAGACTATATCTTTAACTTTACTATATTTAAACACATATCCTTTAGTTTTGTTTTGAACTCCACGTAAACATTTTTTAACTCCAGCTCCATAAGTTTCATATGCAGATTGTACTGAATCTCAAGTTTTGATTAAATTTCCTTCTAAATCAAACTGATCTACTTTACGTTTTTCTATAGGATTAGATAGTACTTTCATATAAGGAACTTTCTCTTTTGATACTTGAAAATTTTTATACAAACCTCCAGTTCTTATTGCAGAATATAATCTAGATGTTTTTTTATCTCCTAAAAACGTGCAACATTCTTTTGGAGAATTAAATTCCTTATAAAAACTTCCGTCCAGATTATATAAATACACCTTACCAATTTTATTGTATACTGATAGATCTATTTGAAAATTTTCATTATAACTATAATAGTTTCCTTTGCTTTTTGTTTTTTCTGCAATAGCTCTTAGAATTAATCTCGGAGTTGAATTATTTAATTTAGCTGCTTCTCGCACAGTTTTATAACAATTAACTAACTGTCCATTTTGATCAAATTGATAAACTCGATCGTGATTTAAATGAACTTTATAGTCATTCAGATCTAATTTATCAAACAAAACATCACTTCAAAAATATCCACAAGATGTACAATTAATTTTACACGCTGTTCTAATATTAGTCTGAGATATATTGAAATATTTTGCAGCTTCTGTAGCTGATTTTCAAGTTTTAATATACTCTCCAGTTAAACTATACTGATGTACTTCAATTGAAAATAATTCATCAGCAGAAGGTAAATTACCACCTCCTGGAATCATATTATATACATCAGACCTTTTTAAAAAATCGTCATTAACGATTTCTGCTTCTAAATCTTGAGCTTCTTTAAGTGTATCACACACTTTTAAAGTAATTCGTTTAAAAGAATCAACTCCATATTTATTTACTGCATTTTGAAAGTGAGTTTTTGATTTCTTATAAGTTGAGGGTTGATTTATTTTAACTCCGTTTCCTATATATGAATCAAAACCATAAGGGTTTATTGTTTTATGATACCCAACATAAATGTGTTTATTTTTTATATTGACTGTGCAATATACTATATATTTAAAGTTATCCTCCATTTCGTATAATTTTTATACTACTACTTTCGTATAGTCGTTGAACTTTATTTAGCGTTGAACAATCGTTCCTACGTAATCTAAATCTTAGCTGCTGATTGTCCCAGAGGGAGTTTCCAGCAATTAAAAGGATTTTTTACATACTGTCACCAATATGGGACCCATATTTCGCCTAGGTCCGATGCTTTTCGGTATTACTCTGATATTTTGTGTACTTTATTGTTAATCATTATATTGCTATAATGTTCAGACTATATCTTAATCTAAATATTTAAATACATATCCTTTGCATTTTTTACGTTTTCCTTGCGCAACAGATTTAGCGTTTGCGTACCCAGCTTTTACGCACTCTGTCATTGTAGAATAAGTTTCTAATAAATTTCCATTATCGTCAAAACGCCCAACAGATGACCCAACGTATGGTTTTTCAACTGTTGTAATATTTCGGTGTTTTAATTTTTTCATGTATGGTAACTTTTCATAGGAGAACTGATGCCCAAGATATTGATGACCTAAACGAATTGCTCTAGGTAAATGTCCAGGTCTTCCATCACTTGGTTTTAAATATCTTGCTGCATCATGTAAACTTTCAAATTCCATCTCAAATTTACCATCTAAATCATACATATAAACTTTAACTTTATCGTTTCCCATAGAAGTATCTCTACCTCCTAACGCTAGATTATAAGTATCTTCTCGACGTACAAATTCTTCATTTACTAACTCGGCTTCTAATTTATATGCATCTGTTTCAGAAGTAAATGTTTTTAATATAGTTCGTTTAAATGACTTAACTCCATATTTTGCTACAGCATGTTTAAACGGAGTATTGGCGTTTTTGTAAGTTGCAGGTCTATTTATATAAACTCCACAACCTAAATATCCATCAAATTCTTCAGTTAAAGTTTTATGTACTCCAATGTAAATTTTATTATTGACTGTACAAAGTGTTTGATAAACTATATATATATAATTCATATGTATTTATTTTTAGATTTATTCCATTTCGGAGTTACTTTTCTCCTACGTCTATTCAGACTAGTCGTTGAACGTTCTAGAGTGTTTCTCCTTGAGCTTACTTTATCTCTAGCTTCGCTGCTGATTGTCCCAGAGGGAGTTTCCAGCAATTAAGAATATTTTTTTAATTTTACACTATATTATAGTTATAATATTAGCGGAAGAGAGCTACACAAACCAAACCCTCTTCATGCATCTCAGGTTGATAGTTCGTTAAGAAACGCGTATTCATACCAGGCTGACAAGCAGAAAGATCAAGTACTTCACTATAATCGTCACCTTGTAATTTACCAACTACTTCCCAATCGTTGTCGCGACGTCTAATCGGACGATTTAGAACAATAACCTGTTGACGAGAACCTTCAATAATAAAGGTATCGTTTTTCTGATAGTAGTTTTCAGGGAAATGGAAGATAATATCTGATCCATTTGCGCCATTACCTTCAGGTACAGTTAGGAAGTGTACTCTTTTAATACGGTTTACATTAATATCCCATTCAACCATGAACGAGTTAATACTTTGAAAAGCATTAGGTCTACCTTTGTCTAGAGTATATACATTCATTAATGCTTCAGTAAGATGCGTAGCAGTATACTGATCATATAATGAAGATACAATACCTAAACGAGCAGGATTTGCCATGCTTTTGTTATCCTATAAGTTTTTTATCTTATAGTTCTTACAATTTACCATCTTGTAAGGTCGGCATACGTTTTCATCTAATAGATGTTGCGTACTCTTGGAGATATTATATTCTTTATAAATAAAGTTTCAATCTCTATGCTCTACGGTGAATATATATATTATTATATATTTTACCTCGGTGTTGCCGCTGAGAATTAGGACGGTTTCGCCGATTTTACGCAATTTTTCAATAAGTATTTCTACCTAAAGGGGCGCTCATCCACCCAAGAACTTCATAAAGTCCTCTGCAGTACGAGTCGAAGCCATTTCGGGGCGTACTGTTGTAAAATTAGATATTCTCATAATTACTTATTAAAAATTTTGTTTAAAAAAATATAACTTTTATTCTTATCTATAATATTTATCGTATAGATCAGAAAGTGTTTTAGGTTTTTCAGATTTATCGTTAGCATTAGTTTTATCTACTACTGTTTGACTAGCAGAAGAATTTTTATTACTTTTTGCTGTACGACGTTCCTGTTTTAAAATATCTTTCCAATATTCGCTAATATTTGAAATAGCATCTTGTCCAAAAAGTCTATACCATGCTAGTTCAACTAAAACTTTTGGATCATTTAAATCTTTAAAAAACTGACTATATCCATTAGTATCTTGTTCTAGTAAATAAGATAATATTTTAGATTTTTCATCATCTTCAATAACTAAAACATCACTTTCTGGATCTTTATAATCAAAAGATATTTCTTTAAAATTAGAAACAGATTCAGTTAAAGCAGAACGAAGTTGATTATATTCCTCTTCTTCTCTTCTTTGTGCTTCTAAGGCAGCTTCTTTCTCTTTTTCCTTATAGTCATTTCGAATAATCTCAACTTTCTTTTTAAATAAATCTTCATTCTCCTTTGCTTTATCTAATTCATACTTTAATTCTTCATCTGACATACTAGTATATCTTGCTTTTAAATCTGCAAAGTATAATTCATCATCAGAATATGAATCTACATCGTAGTGTTGTTCTGGAGCCTTATTATTTAATGAAGCTTTATATTCTTCAACAGCAGTCTGTTTAAAATAATCTATTGCTTGTTCTAGTGTAACTCCATTATTTCTAAGCCACTGTACAGTGTTTATTTCTGATTCAGATAAATCAGGAGTAGAAAGTTCTTTGAGAATTGTTAACTGTTCTTTTCCGCTTAAAGAATTAAAATCTACTTCTTGAATTTCTCCATCTTCTGTTTCATATTTAATCTTTGAAACATCTTCAATACCTTTCTCTTTTAAGAATTCCTCAATGGGATTAATATCTACTTCTTCATTTGAATCACTATTACTTTGATTCTCTAATTCAGGTTGACTAATCTCTCCTGTCTCAGTTGTACTAGATCCTTCTACTTCAACTTCCTCAGTTGTAGTAGTTTTATTATCTTCTAGTAAACTATCAAATAAATTTGGTAATTCTGCCATTAACTTATTGTTTCTTATTATTAATTTCACAAAATTAGACTTTTAAAAACTAAAATCAAAAGTAAATATTATTGTTTTTTTTTGACATTAATTTTAAAAAAGATTTTATGAAATTACTTCTTGTTTTTTGTATCTATAATCTCTATAAATTTTGATTCTTTTTGTGAACTATATATATTGGAATTTACTACTGTAATTTCGCCTACAATATGTTTTCTTTGAAATCACCTTAGCGGTCAACACTTCCTAGGTTTAATTGTTTCTTTTTTATAATGAGAAATAATATAATTCTCGTTTATAAATTTAGGAGAAACTATTATTTCCGAAGGATACTTTAATTTTAGATTAAGAGAATAATATGGATCAATTAAAGTGGTATCAATATTTACTCCTTTTTGAAATACAGTATCAACAAGTCTAATAGTATCAGTTTTTGTTATTTCTACTTTTTGATATGCTAAAAATTGAATAGTTTTTGCCTTGATTTTGTTATCTTGAATGATACTATCCATTTTTTTCATAATAGAATCTTGTTGGTATTCAAATTGATCTAAAGTTAATTGTAAAATTCTATTCTCTCCATTTTTAGCAAGTAACTCAGTTTTATAATTACTTTCAGCAATACTATAAGCTTCTTTATTTTTTTGATTACTATGATATAATCAAACAATTATCAGAATTAGTATAGTATAAATACCTATATTAATCAGAATTTTTTTCACTCAAATCTTTAATTTTAACAATTAATGAGATCATACTTAGTTCAATCAATTTATTTTCATCATAATAATTGATTGTTTTATTTAATATATCAATTTGTTCTTTAGTGAACGTTATTTCTTTATCGATAGCGGTTTTAGTATTTCACGATATGTTTCCGTTATCTAGGGTTTTTAACTCAAATTTACTAATCTCATCTTCATCAAAACTCATCTTCTTAATTATATGTTCAACAGACATCATCTCAATTAAATTACCTTGTTTAATTGCTGTTTTAATCATTTGAGGTAAAAGAATTCTTTCTACTATATTAAATTTCATATTAGTCCTTATTATTTTAAATAGAGCCGTATATTACAAAATCTAACTCTTGATATATTCTAGCTCCATCTGTTTTATTAATTTGAAATATACACGTATTGTTATATTTTTTTACTACCCGACAAATTACATCATTAATATCCATACCTCTATTTGGATCAGTAACTCAATACTCATAAGGAACAGGAGTTAAACTAATAGCATAATTAGTATGTCCTATATTGTGATATATATATCCAAATCAGTTATTAGGTTTATTAACATCAGGATTTGATGCGTATTGATACTGTACACTCTGTACTTCTATATTAGGAGCCGAACTATATTTTGTTAGAGTACAACTAAAAGGATCTGATAATATACTTGTAGGTATAGAAATATGTCCTGAATATAATACAGCACTTGTGTTAGTTTCTCCGTTACTTAATGATCATGGACGGGTAGTTAAATTTGCTAATGGATTATATGTATATATTAATAATTGCGCTGTGTTTGCGGGAATAGTTAAAGCAGGAGAATCAACAGTAAATGTCCCTACATAGATAGATACAGAACCTGTGCTAACTGGTTTATATATAGTAATGTTTTTCCCAATATATTTATCGTTAGCAGCAGGTAATACAATATTTAACTCAGAACTAGTAGGTTTTGCAATTAAATTTATTTTTTCATCTATATAATATATTTGAGATGTTTCATCTAATATAGTAATATCCTCAAACAAAGCAGTTCTCGATTTAATACTGCCAGCGCTATTTCAATATAAATTTCCAAATCCAATTGAACCTACTCCTTCATCATCACTTTGAATACCATAGATATAATTACTCGTATAAGTTTTTGTATATACAGTAGATTGGGATGCAGCAGGCCCACTTTTTTTAGTTACTTTTATTTGAACTTCTTGAGCAGACATATAATCTAGTACATTTGATTTCCAATCTTTAAATGTCAACCCTCCATCAATACTGTATTGACTTTGATATGTAAAACTATAATAAAGTGTAGAAGGAATACCTGAATTTCAAGTAGTTTTACTATATATTTCTATTCCATATATTGGAATTACTTCCATTTCGTTCCCAATAGCATAACATAAATCTGAAGCTCCTACTGTAGGAAATCGATCAGATCAATTATTTCGATCTTTAGAAAATAGTCATGCTGATCTATTTCCTATATGCACAGATATATCTGAAATAACAGCTCCAGACATTGTTCATGTAATATGCCCATTTGCTAATGAACCTCCTCCATTTTCATAAAATTTGGTCGATCCGTTTCCAAATTTAGCAGAACCAATATTATTTAGTTCAATTCTATATGAACCGTCGCTGTTTGGGCCAAGTTTAATATCTCCGTTAAGAATAATTAAACCTTCATTACTTCCTCCATCTAAATAAAGTGTACCTTCTTTATTTCAATAAATATGTCCTTGCGCTAAGTATCCAGATCCATCATTATTTAATAATATTCCAACTTTTCTATTAGAATTTGCATATGAACCAAGAGCAATACACCCATCCTTAATATATAAACCTCCACTATTATTTTGAGCAAACTCCTCGATCTGACCTAATATTGTTGTAGCTTCTGAAATATAATCTGGATTATAATCTCCTTTAATAAAAATTCCCATTCCAGACATTCTACCAAATACCTCATCATAAGCTAACCCATCTAATCTACCTAAACGTATTTTTATATTAGAATTATTTACATAGGGTTCGTCAGTAATATCTTCATTATAATCATTTTTATTATAAGAATAATTAGTATTATCAATTACATCAATATAAGGCGCTTTATAATCCGCTGAAGTCATATAAACTGCTCCTCGTCGATCAGGATGAATAACATTATCAATTCGAACAAAAGTATCTCCCTCTTCAATTACTCCATTACTTTTACTAGATAATTTAATAAATACAGTTCTATTCTCTACACGAGTAACGACTCCTTCGATATTATAAATATTATATCCTACAGTTTTTTGTAATCTAATAACATCGTTAACTCAAAATACAGTTAAATTTGAAGAAGTCTCATCTTTCATAGTACATCTAACAATGTTATCATCAAAGTTTTCAATTACTCCATCAATATTGTAAAAACTATTATACAATGTATCTAAAAAATTAAGTATACTTAATTCTCCATATTGCGTAGGATATAATTCTTTAGTTTTGTTTCATAAAGTTTCATTTGTAATAATTCCTTCAGGAGTTCTTCCTGTTAATAATGTTGTAGCATTATCAACCTGTGTTTTATTGTTAATATCAATTGGTATATGTGGCTGATTTGAATAATCAGGTATAAATATATTATATCATTCTTCTAATGTATGTCACTCATTATCTAATGTTCCAAAGTTATAATCATTTTGTATAGAATCAACAATTGTATAAGATCAAGTGTTTGCATCATCGCCTGAATTAATTGTAGGAGAAAATTTATATTCTACTATAGCACTGTCTGAGACTCAAAAAGATCCATTAGTACATTTAATTCGATTAATAATATATTCATAAACACGCATTGCTTTGCGTACGTTGATATAATCAATATCTAATGTACTATTAGCAAAATCTAATATTGTATCATTTAAAGTATTTTTATTATTTGTACTCTTTAAAACATTATCAATAAATAAGATATTTTTAATAGTTCAATTTCCAGAGATAGATTCGTTTTCTGCTTTTTTAGCAAATTTATCATCAGTATATCCATTTAAATACTGCGCATTTAAATTTTCTACTAATTGTTTAGAGTTAATAATAAATGGAGGTTCAGTAGTAGTTAGAATCTTAATTGGATTTTTTACAGTTAAATCTTCAATTTCTCAAGAACTACCAGTTTGTTTTATAGTATAAGGTCTATACTCTCCATTGACTGTAATATAGAATCCCCCATCTAGTGTAAGTATTACTTTACTATCTCCAGGATATGTTATAGAAGTAAGATCATCGCTACTTTCTAAAATAATAATATCAGGATCATTTTTTGAATCATTTGATGTATTATCTAATCCAGTATTATCGTAGTTTAATTCATAATATTTATCTCTAACTCTTATATAAATTCGGCCAAAAGTATTTAATACTAAATCTTTACTTATTGAACCTACTGTTTCTGCATTTTTATGTAAAGCATCTGCCATAGAATTTTTATTTATAAATTTTGTACAAAAATACAAAATATTTAAATAAAAAAAAAGTTAAGAACGAATTCTTAACTTTTCAAATAATTATTCTTTAGGCTGTTCCTTTTCTTTTAACTGCTCTTCCAGTTCTGCTATTCTAGCTATTAATTCTTTATATTTCTCTTCTGTAACATTTTCTTGGGAGTTTCCTTTTACAGATTGAAATAAATCGTTGTATTTTTCATACAATTGTTTCTGTTTGTTTACTGATTCAAACATTATTCGATAAGAATCTACTTGAGATTTTAATTTAGTTTCTAAATCATCTCGTCTTAAATATATTTCTGTATCTCCGTCTTTTACAGATGTAGCATTTGCTGGAACGGTATATTCTAATACATTTCCAAATACTTCTACACGAATAGACATTATCTTTTCTACAGGTATATTAGGATTTCTAAACTCTCCTGGCTTTAGAGGAGGATCAATAGGATTTCCCGCAGTTAGAATTGTTCCTATATATAATTCAGGATTTTTTGTTATACTGTTAATATTTAAGAAGTATAACTTATCATTAACTTTTGAATTAGCAAACATAACCATAAAATATTTTAAAGTAAAAAGAGAAGAATACATTTACATATATCCCTCTCTTATGAAATCTAAATTCTAGCGTTCTTCTCTTTTATATCTTGTACCTATTGGAAAGGCAATCCTTACTTTTACATAACCTGTACTATCAATTACAGTGTCTATGGGTTTTCCATCTAACTTAAAATTACCTAAATTACTAACTTCATAATGATTTTCTGTTCCTTCAATAGTTTTTCATATTTCCATAATATTACATTTAAAATTATATCTGCAATATTACTAAAAATTTAGGACATTTCAAATAGACTTAATAAATTTTTTATTAACGGATTATTTCACATAGCTGCTCCGCCAAACATTCCACCACCGTTAGCTAAAGCGGCTGTCTCTAAACCTTTATCGTTATCTCGAAGTAATGCTACTGTTGCTGGATCAAGACTTTTATTATTGTTATTCATTAATGCAGCGACTAAATTAGCATCAAGACCACTTCCAGATGTAGGAACATAGTGTTTTCAATCACATTTTCCATCATAATATAAAAAGTTAAAAGGTTAATAAATATTATTACATATATGTAATGTTACAATTGCACTACAAATATAGAAATAATTTTATCAACCTTTTGCTTAAGTCAAAAAATATATTATGTTTTTTATAATTTTTTTATATAAAAATCTAATTCAGTCGAAAACACATCATAATCATTTCGAAAATTAGGATCATTAAAGTATAATTCTTTTGCTTTATTACATCAATATACTACACTCGAATGTCTACAGTTAAACTCTTTAGAAATTAAATTAACTAAATTATCCTTATCATGTTGTTTTAAACTATAAAATTTATATACTATTAATTTTTTTATATCTACAATATTACGTTTAGAACTCTTACTTAATATTTTATCTTCCGAAATTTCAAATAATTTACTACAGATACTAACTGCTTTTTTAAAAACTTGAGGAAAATATTTTTGATCCATTAATACATGCTTATATATTAATAATACTTTTAGATTATTCTAGTATATCACATAGTTACTCTACTACCATTTCCTGAAATCATACTTCTAATCTCATAAATATTACCTGTACTTATTTGTCGAATCATTAATGTTCCAGATTCATTAGTTTTCATATAAACTTCTGCATCTATCGTAACTCCCGTTGTAGTTAAAGTAGCATTGTCCCCAGATTCATTGGTAGATTCTATTCCTGATGTTCCTCAGATAGACCATCGTCTATAATCAACTAATTCTGTTCCCGAAATCGAGTATAGCATTAAAGAAGGATTAGCATTGGCATTTTTTATCAAAGCAACTTTAATATTAGCCTCAGTAATACTTAACGAAATATTTCCAGCAGCAGAAGTAAAAGTTCCTTTTACACTAGTTGGTTTTATATTTGATAAAAGTTTTCACGGAGCTCAAGATTCATCTATTTTTTGTCTATTCCAAATATTATCGTTTGAATCTCAAGCTAATTGATTAACTACATTAGTTTTTGTAAATACAATTAATGTCCCTGAAAGATTATTAGGAGAATTACTAGTAGATTCCTCATAAGAGAAAGTTCCAGAAGATATTTTTTCATTGAGATCAGTTGTTGTATTTCCATTTATTGGAAAATATATACTAGAAAGCTCAAGTATATTTCGGATATTTGTTTTTTCATCATCCGTTAAAGTTGAGATAGATGCGTTATATAATGATAATTTGTCTATTTCGTAACTTTTTTCAGATTTAAATATTCCTGTTGTATTATCAAAACTATCTATTTTTATAGAATTATTTATAACATAATATACTAAAATATCATCAGTTTTATATAGATTAGCTAATACTGTTCCATTTAATGTAATATATTTAATAGCTAATGTTTCTTCGGAACTAATACTATCAAATAATGATTTATTTGCAGTAGCATTAGTTCCTGTAGTTGTAGTATAAGTAATAACAGATAAGTTATTTTCTTTTAATTCATCTTTTGTAGCAAGATTTGAAATATCAGGTAATTCAGATTTATCTGCTTTACTTGCTAACGCATTAGTTAATTCAGAATTAGTAACCAAATCTGTTATATTAGGGATATCAGTTGTATCCGCTTTGTTATCTAATATATTTTGTAAATTTGTTATATCACTAATGACATGACTATGAATCTTATTAGCTTTATTATTTAATTCTTCTTTAGTCGCTAAATTTGTTATGTTTGGAATTTCTGACTTATCTGCTTTAACATCTAATGTAGTTTGTAAATCAATTACATCAGAAATAGAATGTGTATGTATTTTAGAAGCTTTGCCATTCAATCTATCTACTAACTCTGTTTTAGTAGCTAAATTAGTTATATCAGGAATTTCTTCTTTAGTAACAAAATTAGTTTTATCTATAGTATAAGTTGATTTGTCTAATTTATTATCATTTAATATCTTTCCTTGATTAGCAGATAGTGCTTTACTTGCATTTTCTGTAGTTAAGTTATCTACTACTTCAACAGATTTTATATTACTATCTACGTAATTTTTTACTGCTTTAGAACTTGGATAATGTACATCATCTGCACTATTTGTAATTTCTACTTCTTTTCTTAATATTGTTTCAAAATTAGCTATTTGAGCATTAAATTCTTCTTCAGTTCCTTTATATCCTCCTTCTTGTGCAGCTTCATAAGCAGATATTCCTGCAGTGCCAGGAAATATCTCTCATTTTTGAGTTTGTTTATTAAAATACTTTACTGCCATTTTGTTATTTAAATTATCCCCCCCTCATTTTGATTTCAGGTGTATGATTGAGTTTTTTCTACTCCACTCATATCGTGTCATACAAAAGAAAAGTTAAGAGTTCTACTTGGACCTAAATTAGCATAATAAACAAATGAATTATTACCAGGTCCAGTTCCCTGAACAGTAGCTCAAGCAACATTAACAGAAAAGAACAAATAATCCTGTACATAAGTACCTGAGTATATAGTATATCCAGATTTCATTTTAGAAGTTCCTGTAGTCATTACTGTCATAGAACAAGTACCTCCATTTTTATCTCCTATCATAGGACTAAAAAATCCTGAATTAAAGGATGGCATCATAAGATAATTTTCTTCTTGATAAACTTTTATAGTAGCTACCTGTTGTTTTCCATTCATAATTACAGACACATTACTTGTAGTTAATAATGTATCTCCATTTGTAGCATTAGCTCCTAAACTAGGAGCAGTAACAGTGCCAGTTCTAGCATCAACATTTGTACCAGAATATGTAATCGATGCTCCTGACGTTATTGTACCACCTCCAGTAGTAGCTCCGTTATATCCATAAGTTTGAGAATATGATAAGTTTGGAGATACTGAACCACCTCCAGCAGGTGCAATTGGATAAGTAAAGTTAGTAATTGTTATAGGACCATAAGTTTTAGTTCCTGCACTCTGTTGAATTGTTAAATTAACGGTTTTAGTTTTTCCTTGATGATTTGCTGTAAATTTAACAGTACCTGTTTTTACCGTAGACGTATTATTAGCAGAAACAGTAAGAATTGAACCGTTTATAGTTCATCCTGAAACATCTGTAGTATAAGTACATACTGCAGAATCAAGTATATTTTCATTTCCAGCACTATATCCTGAAGTATAAGTTACTTTTTGCGTTATACCAGTTATATAATTTGATAAATATACTTGCCCACCGCCGCCAGCTACAGAAATAGCAGATATTTGATATGTTATATCTATATCTCCATAAGACTTACTATTAGCTTGTTGTTGAACTTTACCTGTAGTCGTTGAATTAATAGTTAATGTATTTCCTGAATATGGACTCTTAGGAGTTCATGTATATTTAAGAGTTTTCGTAATTACAGGCGATGTTGTTACACCCGAAACTGTAGCACCTTTTGAATTTGCAGTTACTACTCCAGTAGAAGTATTAAGCGTCGCAAATGTTCCTGAAGATCCAGGTCAAGAATATGTTCTTGCCATACTGCCTGCTCCGTATGTTGCAGCAGGAGTTGTAGTTGTTGTTCCTCCTGATGTAAATGTAAAAGTTATAACATTATCACTATTCGTAGATGGACTAGAATTTCCTCCACCTGCTCCAATCTGAGTATATGTTAAGTTTTCTGTTTTATTAAATGCTACTTTTGTTACATAATTCGCTTGTTGATATATATCTACAGATTTAGTATCAGATGATACTCCATTCATTGTTATTACTAAATTTGCCTTAAGTACTACTCTCCTTGTAGTATACGTTGTACCACAAGAATTTGCTGTAACTACTCCCGTTGAAGCATTAATAGCACCCCCATTAACTGAATTTGTACCAGTTCATTTAGCTGTAGCTCCTGATGTTAAATTAGATAGCGCTTCGGTGTAACCAGATGTATAATTTTGTGTTCTACTCTGTGTATAAGATAATGTAGGACTTACTCCTGTTCCTGCTGCATTTATATCACTATAAGTTAAAGTATTAATAGTAGGTTTACCATAAGTAATAGATGTTTTAGCATTAGCTGCAGTATAAAACGTTGCCTGAGCTATAACTGTACCAGTTGCAGAACTCTGTCTTAAATATATTGTATAACTTTTTCGATCTCTAATTACATTATTGTAAGAAGTTTTATTTAATGTACTAGTAGTTGTACTAGAACTATTTGTATAGTTACTTTTACTTAATGATAAATAATCTGTTCCACTTAAAGTTAAATATGCAGTTCCAGTTCAATACTCTGTAGTTGCTGTTCCAACATCACCTGTACTATATACAGGAGTTTTTGTTCTTCTAATAGAACCTCAAGTAATTGTTTTAGATCCAGCTCCAGCGGGTAAATCTCCAGATGGAACAGTTAACGTTCCAGTTCAATTTCCATAATTATAACTTACTATTTCGTTAGCAGCTTGAGTTAAAGTTAGTGTAGCATTGGCAGAAATACTAGAATTTGAATATCTTAATGTAGCAGTTCTAGCTGCTCCAGCTACTGTAGTTCTATCTGCTGCAGTAACTTTTACTGCATAATTATGATAAGAAGACTGAGCTATACTAAATCCAGTTCCAGATATTGTTCATATATTACCTGGTGCAACAGTTGTATCAAAATTAGTACTTTCAGATGTATAAGTTAGATGAGCATAATACCCATCAATAGTTTGTCCTCCAACTGCAAACGTTGTTGTTTGATTTGTAGAATTTGCGTTAGTAATACTAGTTGCAGTTACGGCATTAGCTTGTTGATAAACTACTATTGTATCTGTGTCTGTACTTGTAAGAGTATCTCCTCCAACTGAACTTGGATTAGTAAATTTTAAAGTTAAACTAGTGTTTACGCTAATACTTCTACGTGCCCCAATCACTGTAGTTCTGTTATCTCCAGTAACTATACCGCTAGAATTTACAGACATTCCTGTTGCAGAACCACTATACGTTCTACTCACTACTGTTTGTGCTCCGAGACTATTAACTTCTGAATCAGCAGAGGTTTTTACAGTTTCCGATGAAAATACATATTTACATGCTCCTCTACCTTCAGGATTCTTAGTACCACCTTTAGCTGGAATATCACCTGCAGGATATGTTAAATTCGTTGTATAACCTGATTGTGGTTGAGCTGTAATTGATTCTACTTTATTTAGTGCTTGAGTTGCTTTAATATCACTTCTACTATATGACCCTGTTTTAGTACCACCTAGCGTATAATTAGCAGAATGTGTTCAAGTAAGAGTAAACGTTCGAGTTATAGGATTTGACTGAGTTGCAGCAGATATTGTATAGCCCTTAGATGATACAACTACTTGACTACCAGCCATACCTGTAAAAGTACCTGTCGGAGTCATTGAATAAACAGCATTTCCGTTTAATGTACCATATGTAGAAGCTGGAGTTGCAGAAGATGTAGATCCAGATGTAAATGTAAAAGTTTGAGCATATTGTCCTCCTCCCTGTGCAGCGTACGTGCCACCTTTAGCTGGAATTGTAGGATAGGTAATTGTTTCAGTACCTTGAGCTACTGCTATATTTGTTACATAATTAGCTGCTTGTGGCGGTTGAGCAAATACTTTAACTGTTTTCCCATTTAAAGTAAGATTTATTTCTGTTACTCTTCCTCTATGATCTGCAGTACTAAGAGCACATAAATTATCTATATTAATAGTCATATTAGGAAGTGTTCAAGCCCCCGTAGAAGTATTAAGTCCAGTACTACTAATGCCTGCTTCTAATACTGTTATATATGCTAAATCAACTGTAAGTGGATTTGCTTCAGTTCCTGGATTTCCACCTTTGATGTTAAAAAAGAATATACTACTTACTGTTCCAGTACCATATGATACTTCAGCTGTATAATTTTGTCAATCACCCGTTCCATTTACAGATGTTAATCATTTAAAAGTTCCTCCTGTACCTAGAGAATTATAACTGTGCTCAATTTGATAACCTTTAGGTACTTTTGCAACAAATGTACAATAATAGGTGTTGCTGGCAAGCCCAGTATAAGCCACAGCAAATCCTCCTAAATTAGGAATTGTTCCAGAACCTTTGTTTTGCCAACGCATTATATATCCTCCGTTTACTGAAACAGGATTTGTTGCAGCAACTCTCGTTAAAGTACACTTGCCAGATTCAGCATTATCATATACGAATACATTTTTTACATCTACTGTAAATGCAGGATTAGCTAATCACCGTTGAGATAACCTAGCAACAGGCGAAACAACTAAAGACTGTTTATATGTAATAGTTGCTCCAGATGTAATATTATTAGTTGCTCCAGATGTATATGTAGTAGATTGCGAATAACTAACTGTTGGTACTCCAGAATCTCCACCATTAGCAGGAACAACTTTAGTATATCGAGCAAATACACTAGGTGTAGAATACGTAGCATTATTGGCTTGTTGTTGAATTGAATAAGCTAAACTTGCATTTCCATAAGAAGCAGTTCCTGTAGCAGTTAAAATGGTTCCTACTGTAGTTCCTCTAGAAGGAGCAGTAATCTTATTACCAGATAATGTTCATCCGTTTGGAGTAGAAGTAGCAGATAATATAGGAGTAACAGAAATACTACTTGTTGCTGTAGAAGATCCGTTTCAATAGGTATTATAAGTACCGCCTATTGTAACACTTCCGCCAGAAGCAGGAATTGTTGTAATTCCACTTAATACTAATTCGTATCGAACTGTTCCAGCAGATTGAGTTATAGTAACTTGAGCTTCTTTTCCATCATAACTAACTTTATATATTCCAGATCTAGTTGTTGTAGTTTTATTCTCATCAAAAGTTATAACTCTTTCAGATAATGAACCAATTCCACTTATTTTACTAAATGTAGCTAATGAATTAATGTCTATTGTTTGAGTTTCACTAGAAGAATTTGTTTGATATCAATCACTATGAGTTCCATTAGAATATATAACTCTTTTATATGAAACAGATCCTTTAGTTTGAGTAGCAGTAGCAGATAAAGTTACAGTACCTCCTGTATTAGCTATATTTGTTGTAGGTGATTTAGTAACATTTATAGAGGTAGTAACCCAATCTTCACCAGTTTCTGTTTTTTCTTCTTCTGATATTTTATAATAAAATCCGTTTCATGCAGCTAAATCAAATAATGGAGATATATCTCCTTCACAAATTCCGCAAGAATAAAATTGTACTGTACCTAAAATGCCATTAATTCCAGCTGCATAATTATCTTTGAATACACGATCGTTTCTGACATTATAATACAAATATCATCCGTTTCCTAAATCAATTTTCTTATCGTTAATTGTAGGAGATAGTGTAGCATTTGTAGCTGTTCACTGACTAAATATTCAATTATTTCCGTTATCTTTTACAACTATCCACATTGAAGTAGTTTTATCATTTAAACTAGCTAAATTAGTATATACACCTTCGCTAATACTTCATTGATAATTTCCTGTGCCATTAATACGTTCGTATTGTACAACTTTACCCATAGAGTCATCGTCCACAATAGATCAGTTACCTTGAGCGCCACTTTTTCAATTAGTATTAAATTCTTCAGACATTAATTGAGCACAACCATCTGGTTTATATACTAAACTTGATCCACAAAAATAAGGAATATTTCTACATAAACCTTGTAAATTTACAAAATTATCTGTAAACGGCAAAACATTTTGAGCAGTTCCTGTTCAATTTAAAAAATATCTATGATCACCTTCAACTCACTTAGCATTTCTTAAATAATAAAATGTATTCCGATTATTTACATAAAAAGTTATATTACCTCTAGAAGAATGCTGACAAACAGCTCAATATTTAACTCAACGATTTAAACGATCCTCACTAACTGTAAGATCACCTGCTAACATTGTAGAGTTTTCCATTGGAACTTTAAAACTAGTTGTTCCATTACTCTCAGGTACATATGCTTCTCAACAAATAGTATATGGTGTATTAGGTTTAAATTCTAATCCATTAAATTCTAAAGCATCTCTAGCATCCATTCATGCACCATTAGTTTTAATACATGAAATTTCAAACGTAGTAGTATCAAGTCCTAATATATCATTAGCAGAATCCATACTAGCTCAATGTTCTACACTACCGCCCCGAGATTGATTTCTAAGTATATTAAAACCTGGTCCATTTAATCCATATGCATCATAAATATCAAAATCATATTCTCCCTCAACTACTTTATATCAAAGTAAAGTTACATTTTGAGCGGGACTTTCGTTAGTTTCACTAGGAAAAGAGTATGCTGTTATTCAAGTATCTAAATTAGAAGGATTTGGAACAAACGTACCTTGTTTTACAACAGGCGTTGTAGAATTAAAATACAATTCACACTGTTTAGATTGATTTGAAGAATACATAGATATCATTAACTGACCATAGCCATCTAATTGTTCTTGACTACAATATCCACATGCTATAAACGTATATGTTTGACCTTCCTTTAGCTTTCCTAAAACTTGTCCTCCAAATCCATATTGAGCAGAAGTTATTTGGGTTCTATAATCTACAATTAAATCTCCTGTCATATTTTATATGTATTAGAATTGTAGTGGGCATAATTACCCACTACAATATTATTGTCATTCAAATTTCTCATTAGTCAGTTCATTTAACTTAGTAGTTAACTGTTGAACTTTTAAATTAAGAGCTTCAACTTCTAATTCTAATAAGGATTCTTTATCAATATATAATAATCCATTTTTCTTAGTTACTAGCTCAGGAAATACTTTTTGAACATCTTGAGCAATTCTACCTATTGCAAAAGTCCCATCTTTCTTATAATTTCAAGAACGAAGTGGACTTATATTAAGTGATTTATATATATAATTACGTTGTACGTCTTTAATGTTTGTTTTTAATCGAATGTCAGATGTTGTAAAATTAACTCCTTTATATATTTGATTCGCAGTAAAATTACCTTTATTATCAATAGATGCTATACATCCAACTTCACTATTTTTGAATATGAAACCTCTGCTTGCATTATTATTAATGCTAAAATATATAGCGTGATCTCCAGTTACTGTTCCATGAGTACCATATGTTGCAGTTGGTCCAAAGTACATTCCGTAAGCAGGCGCTAAAGCGATACTACTTTCTATTAAACTAATACCATATCCTTCAGGAGAAGTTTGCGAAACACAAAAGCCTCCAGCCGCTTTCATTCTAGCGGTAGTACTTAACAAACTTGTGGACACGATTGCGGTTCCGTCTCATCTTAAGAAATTATCCGCATTGTATGTTGTTCCTTTACTGAAATAAATAGTAGGATTGGCGGTCGATGCAGATATCGATATTGTTCCATGTGAACCAAGAACTATTCCGTCTCCAGTTGAGGTTAGAGTAGTTCTAGTTCCAGTTGATATTTGTTTTATATAACCATGGAAAAATCTACTAGTAGAAGTTCCAATATAAACAGTGCCTTGAGGAACAATATCTCCTACATTTGAGAGATTTCCACTAACATTATTTGAACCATCAAAAGATTGTCCTCAAAGTGTTTTAGCAGAAGATAATTTAGTTGCACTACTAGCATTTCCACTGAAAGAAGTAGCGGTTACGCTTCCTACAAAAGTTATATTTCCTGTAGAATCTAGTACTGCTAATTGTGATCCATCAGCATCTTTAATATAGAAATTAAAATTATCAGCAAACTCTATTGATCCAAGATTTCCCTTACTAATATTACTAAATTTTATTCCAGCAGATGCTGCGGTATCTCTATTAATAGTTAATCCATTAGTTTGAGTACTATTAATAGTTATATCTCTTGAACGAATTTCAAAATTAGTATTTAAGTATGCAATATTATCTTCCTGTGTATAATTTCAAAATCAATCAACTCCATTTTCAACTCTATCAGATTTATAAAAATTTAATCCAATATTATTATTTGTGCCTCCAAAAACAGCAGTATTACCGTTAGCTAATTTTATTCCAAATAAACTAGTATAATCAGATTCTATTAACGGAGCTGCTAGAGCAATAGTATAATGATCTCTTCCATTTATAAGAGTACTAGTATTGCCAGTTAAAGTAATTGCTTTATCACCTGTTGAAAATGTTTTCTTACCCGAAATTGTTTGCTCTGTAGCTAGGGTTACATAAGTATTGTTATGATTATGATCTGATCTAGATGCAGTAGATGCTGTATCATTTCCAGTTACTGTGTTAGCTAGAGCAATAGATGCAGAAATTTCTACATACTGAGTTCCTCCTCATCGATAGGTTTTATTAGTATCTTTCGCAACATATATTTTTCCCGATTCTCCTGTAGGTGGAAAATCGCTAAACGAATCATATTCTAATACATCATCGACAAAAGATGGTAGCTGGCTAGAAGGAACTAAACCACTACTATCTAATGATGCTACTCCATTAGCTACTCCAATTTTATTATTTGGAATAAAATCTAAATTTAAATCGTTTTCTAATTGTGATAAGCTTGTTAAATTTTCTGTATCATATACAATTGCGTTACTAGCACTATATGGACGTGATACTTCTAATCCTGCATCTGCAACATTGATTACAGTTCCGTTTATATTATCAGTATTTTGACCTACATGTACCTTAGAATCAATAATATTTAATAAATTTTTTTCTCCATTTATTGTCGAAATGGTTATTATATTGTTTATATCTTTTACAAAATTAAGAGTTCCTGTCATAGTTCCGCCAGCTAGCGGTAAATAATCCGCTAGCTGTGAAACTGTGGCATGTCCTGCAGAATTAATCAGTTCTTCTACTAAGTTTTGATCTACACTACATTTATATTCTTTACCTCTAGTACAAATAGTTGGACCTTC